ATACTCCCTAGCAGGACCATCTTCTCTATGAAGTTTATTATTAATGTAGTAACATTTATATCCGTCTGCATGTTCTACAGCAGGTCCATCTTCTCTATGACGCTTACCATTAATGTAGTAAGATTTATGTCCGTTTTTAAGCTCTATAGCAGGACCATCTTCTCTATGAAGATTACCTTCTAAGTTGTACCATCCAGTTCTGTCACTATATATCTTTACTTTGTATTCTTTCATAATCTTTTATTTATTAATCCCACCAATTTTGAATATTATGTTCTATATATTTCCAAAGAATGCGATGTGATTTTTTTTGTTTTGTATTTGATTCGTGAAAAAGGACTTGATTTAATTCTCTGATTTCATCTGCATTGTTCCAATATTCGTATTTATGCTTTAAATATCCTGAATCCTCTCCTTTACCGCTATCTTCAAATTCAAAATCATATACATCTTCACCGTAAATTTTTTCTATTTTAGATTGATATTCACATCCATAAAAATCATCGTAGACCTTATCTAATAGTCTAATTGTGGTTCTTATGCGTTGGGCTTTTATAAGAGAATCTAAACCATATGCTGTTTCGCCTTCTAAGGTAGTTGCTAACCTTCCAAGTTGGTGTTTGAATAAATCTATTGCGGACATATAATCCCTATCGTATCCCTTCCAAATAATTGGGAGGAATGATAGGGTTCTTTTTATTTGTGTATATTTTCTTTTAAACCAGTACATTATTTATATAAATTTAATGTTTTTGAATTTCATAACTCTATACTTTAGATAGTTTATACTTTACTCCTTCAATCTCTACAATCTTATTTTCACAAGATTTGTTTCTGTTATTGAATTCTTCTTCGGTTAAATATTCATCATTAATATAGTAAGCTTTATCTCCATTTGCAAACTCAAGAGCAGGACCATCTTCTCTATGTAGCTTTCCATTAATGTAGTAACATTTATCTCCGTTTGCCCACTCTACAGCAGGTCCATCTTCTCTGTGGAGTTTACCTTCTAAGTTAAACCATTCTGTTCTGTTATTATATACCTTTACTTTGTATTCTTTCATAACTCTATACTTTAGATAGTTTATATTTAACTCCTTCAATTTCTATAATCTTGTCTATGCAAGATTTGTTTCTATTGTCAAATTCTTCTTTGGTTATCTGTATATCATTAATGTAGTAATGTTTACTTCCATTTGCATACTCCCTAGCAGGACCATCTTCTCTATGAAGTTTATTATTAATGTAGTAACATTTATATCCGTCTGCATGTTCTACAGCAGGTCCATCTTCTCTATGACGCTTACCATTAATGTAGTAAGATTTACTACCATCTGCATATTTAACAGCAGGACCATCTTCTCTATGAAGTTTACCTTCTAAGTTAAACCATTTTGTACTATTTTCTGTAACTTCTACTTTATATTCTTTCATAACCTCTATACCTTAGTTAGTTTATATTTAACTCCTTCAATCTCTACAATCTTATTTTCACAAGATTTGTTTCTATTATTGAATTCTTCTTCGGTTAGGTACTTCCCGTTTATGTAGTATTCCTTACCTCCGCTTGCACCCTCAATAGCTGGCCCGTCCTTTCTGTGACGTACTCCGTTAATATAGTAAGACTTACTTCCGTCTGTATACTTTATAGCAGGTCCATCTTCTCTGTGGCGTTGACCTTCCAAGTTGTACCATTCTGTTCTGTCACTATATACCTTTACTTTATACTCTTTCATGGCTTATACTTTAGATAATTTATATTTTACTCCTTCAATCTCTACAATCTTATTTTCACAAGATTTGGTTCTGTTGTTGAATTCTTTTTTAGTTAGACACTTCCCGTTTATGTAGTAACATTTATATCCGTTTCTCCACTCCATAGCGGGACCATTTTCTCGGTGATGCTTTCCATTAATGTAGTAAGATTTATCTCCGTTTGCATACTCTACAGCAGGACCATCTTCTCTATGAAGTTTACCTTCTAAGTTAAACCATTTTGTACTATTTTCTGTAACTTCTACTTTATACTCTACCATAACTTTTATTTATTAATCCCACCGTTACATTATATTAAAGAAGTTGCTAGTTTAAATAAGTCTTTATTAACCTGTATATCCTTTTCAAAGGATTTAATCTTACGAACCTTTCTTACTCTGGCTCCTTTTAAAGCTGCGTGAAAGTCTCCGTTAATAATCTTCTCCTGTATAACATTGAATACTGTCCAGAGGTCTTCTCCTTTGTCTTCCGATCTTTTTGGCTCTAAGATATCATTAATAGTCTCCTGATCGTATTCTAGAGTTTTAACTCCTGCTCTAATTAATAAAGCATCCAAGGCTAATTTATTTTTTTCTTCCGGAGTTAGTATTCTATCTCTCATATCATTCATTACCTCTACTCTGCTTGGTAGATCTTCTACCGCCTGTCTTACAACGTTTCTAAGCTCCTCAAAAGAATAACCTTTATGCTTTATCTTGAAATCAGAGAACTTCTCATCGGCAATGACTAACCCATTGCTACACACCAATCTAAATATACCCACAGAGAACTTAAATGCCTGCATTCCATCGTGACTGTTTGTTAATATAATTCTTGGAAAAGCATCATCCCCATCACTTGAAGTAATTTTGATGTCTGGGTTCTGAAAGGAAACCATGTGTTTTGAAAAGATAGTACTATCCCCTCTACCTTTACGTTGAGCTGCTGTAACTGGAAACCAGTTTAGCTTTGCTAAATCATCTATGATTGTTTCTGTATTTACAAATAAATACTTACCGCTAACATCGGGGTTAGTTGGAGCGGTGGCGAATACTAATGGCGACTGTTCTTTAATTTGTTCTTTTGTCAAATAAGAATCTAAACCTTTTCCGAATTTTGAAATAACATCTTGTAACATATAACTTTTATTTTAATTAATTAATATACCTTAATATAAGAAATATAAAGGTAAGTAACAACTATAAAGTAAATTATTTTAGTCTCTTTACAAATTTATTTACTACTAACTCCTGGTACTCTAGTCCTAAGTGTTCTTTATCTTCTGCTAAGCTGTAATCCGATGCTTTACTATGTACTGTTAAATTAAAGATAGGAACTCTACCATACCTTTACTGCTTCTAGTAACTTCCAGGTATCTATTGCTTCATCTGATAGTTCTAATTGATGGTAGTGTTCCAGTGCTGAATTTAAAGCTTGTTGCCATTGGGATATAGGAAGAGATATCTCAAACATTTTATCAGCGTTTTCAAAACTAACCTCAAAAAGCAAAGCAGATCTTCTATTACTCTGCATAGCTTTTTCTATCCCACTCACAATTGCATCAGTAACATTCTTTTTTTTATTACTAAATAGAGTTTCAAACTCAGCTGTATTTTTGAAATGTAATTTTGTCATTATTTTTTGCTTCCTGAAATATTCTTTAATTTAATCTGGATTGAACTATCAATAATTTTATTGGTATACTTGCTAGGTACCTGCTTATTAGTCCCCCACATAAAGACTGGTCCCAGATATTCACGTGTTACCATAGGAACTTCTACTGTACTAAGTCTAGTATATTCTGGTTCAGTAATTCTTCTTTCACCGTCAAAGGATCTAAAGTCTCTTCCGGTTACTCTATGCCAGCCAACTACTGGGTGGTTTATTTCTAAACTACCTGCTAAATTAAAATCATAGTATAGCTTTTCAGTTTCACCTCTTTTTTCTGCCATAACCTTTATTTTTTATCTTACATAAAGATACGAACTATTAAGCAAGGGGCATACCTTTTGGAGAAACTTTTTTACTTATTTCTAAAAGTAATTCAGCTTCATTTTTAAACATTTCATCCTCTATTCTTTGCCTATCCTCACTTATAGCGCTTTTCATTATATTTTGTATACTGGTGGAGAATCTGCCACTAATATCGTTTGTATAATAAAATTTATGGTTTGTAATTTTTATTGTACTATCCGTTATAAGTACGAAATAGTTTAATTCTTTATTATCAATATAATAATGCTCCCTTAAAGGGTCCATCAGTAACTTAGTTTTAGGGTGTTGTAGTAGGTTACTTATAATAAATTTTAATTGTATCTCTTTTGGAGTGGGTGGGTATTTTGAAAATATTGATCTCATATTATTTAAAATTTAGATTTAAGATTTTCTTTTTTAACTATGTTTTTTAGTTTAGTAACATATTTTGGATCCTCAGCATAATTTTGAGATAGGTAATCATAGTACTGAGATTCTAGTCTTATTTTATTTAGATAGGCGTTGGTAAATAAAGCATAGTCATATAAGCTTTCCATCCAATTATCATATTGGGCATGTCCCATAGCTGTCCCATTTGCTGTAGTAGACCTAGCTCTGGCTTGTTTCATGCCAAATAAGTTATTAGCGTATGTAAATGATTTTGAAGAGAAATTTCCAGTTTCTAATTTTGCTTGAGCTAAAACAATATGTGGGAATCTAAAGTTTAAATTTTCTATTCTTTGAATTAGTTTTTCTTCTGTAAATTGGTTAAAATCCCCTAGGATTATTAATTTCTCTTCATATGTTAAATTATCTACTCTTGCTCTATCTACTGCTGATTTTAATCCTAAAATTGCTATTAAAACAATTAATACCATAGAACCTTTAAATAGTGCTTCACCAAATTTTAATTTAGTGTAGATTAATAAATTTTTATTATACCTGTATAGCATATTAATGTGATTTAAGTTAATACTAACAAAGATAAGAACTATAATTCAAACAACCTACTAAAATAGGTCGAAAAATGAGATATCTATTGTTTTATCACGTAGTTTTTCATTACGTTCATGTAGTCTGACTAGATCGTCAGCTACTTTTCTCTCTAAAGATTTATGTTTTTTAAAAGTTGAAAGCTTTGCTGTTTTCGTCTTTTTCATACATATACATAGTTATTGTCTTGAGATGTACTCTTCCCCGGGACGTTTTTCTTCCTCATATAGTCCCAAGTCTTTAAGATGCTCTATCATATGTTCATCCATCTCCCAGGTAAATTGTTCTCCATCTTTATCAACGTAATCTTCCATTCTCTCTACTTCTTTATCCGAGATTGGTGATACAGCGTATAAAAATGCACAATTATAACAGAGAAACTCTAGATTATCTAAATGATAGTTTCTTTTATTACCATCTTTATGGTTAAGTATAATAGGTATTTTAGTATCCTGTACCCTTCTTTCGGCAAAGCCACAGTGGTTACATTTCTCCTCAACTAAACATTCCTGTATTATTCGTAGCTTAACCTTCTGTGGATTAAAATGATCTATAGGTACTCTACCTTCTATAAGATCCATAAGAGGTGGTTCCTTTCCGCTATTGGTTAAGTGTTTAGGAATTCCTTTTCCGGCTTGATTCTTATGAACCTCAAGTAATGATTTACCTGATTCATCTTTATACAGCAAAGCGTATTTCTTAAAGTGAGGATAAGAGACATGAAGATATCTTGACGCTGCTTTATTTGAGCGAGTCATTTTTTGTGCCCGTAGGACGTCTTCCTTTGATAATATTTTGGTTGGTCTGGACATTTAGTAATCTATACCTTGTATATGTGTTCCACTTTCTTCTTCTTCTTCGTCCTCTTCTTTATCCTTATCCAAAACCTTAGTTGTAGCTTCTTTTACATCCTGAATAGTTTCAAAATCATCAGAGTCTAAGTCTAGAGCGTCTAGGAAGGTGTTTTGTCCTGCTATTTCTGCTGCTTTAATTGCAATTGCTCTAAATTGAGCTTGAGGCATAATAATAAGATCGTTGTAAGTATGGTCTCCTGTTCCCTCTAAGGTAGTTATACCCACTACGGGTTCTATAGTAGAACAGTTAACACAGACGTGGTAATTATATTTAATTTTTCTTAATTCTGGAAAATCATTGCCGCATTTGGGGCATTCAATCATTTTTAACTCCATATAACCTTTTATTGATTTATTTTACTAAATATAAGAACTATTATTCAAGGAATCAACTTTATAGTGAGAAACTTTTACCGCAATTGTTACATTCTCTTAGTTCCGTATTATTACACGCCAAAAGATTCTCCACAACCACAAGTTCTACTTGCATTTGGATTAACAAATACAAACCCTTTTCCGTTTAATCCTCCCACATAATCCAGCTCTGTACCTATTAAATACAAAAAGCTTTTTTTGTCAACGGCAATCTTTATTCCTTTGTCTTCAAAGATCTTGTCGGTTTCTGTAATAACATTATCAAATACGAGTTTGTAGGTAAGACCTGAACAACCACCACCTTCAACACCTACCCTAATAAAAGTTCCTTCGGGGCTGTTTTCGCTTGCTATTAAACTTAAAACATGTTGTTTTGCATTTTCTGATACTGTTATCATTTTGTCTTCTATAACTCCCATTCCATGGGTATGTTTACTATTTAATAAATTTTGAAATAACATTCCAGACATCTTCTGGTTTCTTAAATTTGACTATCTCTTCTTTTTTACCTACATCAATAGTTATTGTTCCGTCCCATTCCTTGTCCGGTACCAACTGGTAGAGGTACATCTGTATAAGGGCAAGTTGCTCTTTTGTAAAATGCATCTTCATTAGATTTTCTATAACTGCAAAGAATTGTTCTTCATATTGAGTCATATCCATTCCAATCTCTTCTTCCATGAAGTCTCTTCGCTCTTCTATTTGACGCATTTGGTTAAGAACCTCTATGAATAGCTTTTTGTTCATATAATCTTGGTTTGGTTCTTTTTGTTTAATCCTATACCCTAACGGATATACGGAATGTAATACTTGTCGGATTTTCTTTCTAGGGTCTACCATGTCTGTTCAACTACTTCAAATATTTTAGTAAACTCATGTACCGGAAGATCTTTAAACTTAGCAAAGGTTTCTACTGCTTCATCGTGCGAGCTTGATGCCCAGGTCATAATAGTTTCTTTTGTAGGGTCTACTTTACTAAAATATGAATATGCGTTCATAAGCTAAAAGATTGTACGTTACATTTCTTCTTCGGATGGTACTTCGTTTTGGTCAGGATTCTCTCCTGCTAAAGCTTTTCTAATAATTCTATCGAAATATTCAATGTATATAAAGAAACCTATAATAGTTTTATCTTTTAAGTTTCTATCTCTTTCTACCCTCATATCAAATTCTCCTAATCCTTTTTCAAGTCTAGTTTCTAATTCGATTGCAATATCGTTTTGTTGGGTAGTGGTGATCTGTCCAAACTGTGTTGGGATGAATTGAACTTTAACTCCTTTCTTCTGAGGGTCCTCATTCGTATCTACTTTTAACATAAACTCATGTCCTGAGAATTTAATCTTAGCGGCTTCTGTTAAAACTTCTTTTACTAGTTTTTCTAATTGTTTCATATCTTAAATATAAGAAAAGTATTTCGGGTATACAAATAAATAGTTAACCAAACAACATTTTTTTACTCTTTAATGTTCTTTCGTTAATAATTTCATACTCTACTACCTCTCTATTCCTACTAAACTGTTTAATACACCAGTCAATTTTGTCAGTTAAAAACTCAATTTCTTCTTTTTTTCCGTTTAAGAGTGTAAACTCTACAATGTATTTTTTCATAATCTACCGTTTTGTTAAATCTTCTTTTAATTTTTCTGATGGTTTTGGTACTGTGAAGAATAGGGTTGATTTGGGTAGAGGTAAATTTCCTTTATGTGCGGTATAAGACTCTTGTATAGTTAATATACCTTCATCCCCTTGGTCTCTCCTAGTCTTTACAATATATGGTACACATATCTGATCTCTTATACTTCCGTTAGAGAGCTCTGCATACACGCTAGTGCTTAATTCATTAGCTTCTTTATTATTTTTTCTGAGTAGTATTGCTGTTTCGTAGTGATCGTAGTTATATGGCATTCCGTTTTCATAATACCTTTCAAGCTGTCTATTAACAATAGATGGTTTATCGTTATTATATACATACGAAGTTACCATCCCCTCCACGTACACGCTTTGTAAATCTGCATGGTGATGAATAGCTGTATGGTATTTATCCCCCAGGTAGTGTTTTACTATAGCTTTAGGTTCAACTGTGAAATAGCACGGTGAATCCATCCAAATAGTATGAGTATGTTCCGGTAGAAATGCCTTTGTAGGGTTCCATTTTAAGAACCTAGACATCATCCTAAAGGACTTATCATTATGTTTCTCCAAAATATTTACATCCCAAAAGTCTGATGTTATATCTTTCCTGTTTGTAAATGCAATATATTCTACATCTTCTTTATCATGAACAAAAGGAAAAAAGTTTCCTACCTCTTTTAAAGGGAGACTTTCATCTGCAAAGAGTGCTGTATAAACTATTAATTTTAACTTCATACTTTTTTACTTATCTATATAGACTCTACTCTATCTATAACCTTTGTATAACCCTGTTTCATTAATTCTCTTGAAATCTCATTCCGTAAAGATGCGTGGTTATTCTTCCAGTGGGATGCATTTTGGTCATTACCGTATTGCATACCTTTTATACTGCCCCATTCTTCTTGATTGTCAACTGTGTGAGGGGGTACCGCTGTTTTAATTCCGCCGTACATGTAGCTAAATCCTGAAAGTTGTATATCTTCTCCGTTCTCCCATGATATAGGATCTTGGTACCATAAGTACTTTAAAGTGGATCTCTTCATAAACCATGAATGTCCTACTAAATCTACATACTCTAACTTGGAACTCTTAGTCCCGTTCCATCCATATTTTTCAAGAGGATCGTATGCGTCTCCTAAGAACTTAACTCCTGTTGAGCCTAAAATTAGATCCTCTTTACAGTGTTTAAGACAGGATTCGAACCACTTAGGTCCTGGTATAGTATCGTCATCAAAAAAAGCTACGTACTCTGTTTTAGCAAGTAGTCCATAAGCAAATCTAGCGTGAAATTTAAAGTTAGCATTACTGTAGGCAACTGTAGTACCTAAACTGTCTAAATTGTACTGTTCACCTTGTTCTGGTTTATTTGACCATATCATTATATCCTGTGCAGGAACTGTTTGACTTTTTATAGCCTCAATCTGTTCCTTTAAGTACTCAGGTCTTTTATAACAGTTTAATATAACTGTAATCATATTAACTCTTTAATTAATTTACTGGTATTTCCTTCTCCATATGGACACTTAATATCAATATAGTAATTATTTATTAATTCTCCAAATAATTCCCGTAATTGTTCTGGTGTGTGACATAGATAAAGGTGTCCTGTCTCTATTCCTTCAGGTCTTTCTGTTACACTTCTACACACTATCACTTTTTTATTAAAGAATGTACCTTCTTCCTGAACTCCTCCACTATCTGTTATTATTAATTTAGATTCTAACATTATTTCCAGTAGTTCATTGTGGGGTAAAGAGGGTACTACTGTAACGTGTTTCAATAGATACTTATGTTTCTGTATTTCCGGGTGGTGGTGTAGTGGTAGTATGAAATCTAACTCTCTGTTCTGCTCAGCTAATTTGTCTATCTCTTCAAACCACTTATCTATCCACCTATGGTTCTCCCACCGGTGTAGAGTTACTAATACCTTATTACCATAAATTGCTTTACCTTTAAGAGGTAAGAGAGTATCCAGTATAGAGTTACCCACAGTATGTACCACTCCTCTTACCTTTTCCTCTTTTAAATTTTGAGCTGATACTTCTGTAGGTGCTAAGTTTATATCAGCTATTCTAGATATCATCTGTCGATAACCTTCTTCAGGGTAGGGGTGGTTAAGGTCATGAGATCTTAATCCTGCCTCTAAATGTATTATTTTTTTCTTTCTACTAAATGCTGCTAAAGCGCATGCTAAAGCAGATACTGTATCACCATGTACTAAAACTGTATCATAATCTCCGTCTGGAAATTGTATTAAGCAGTCACTTATTATTTGATCTAATCTATTAGTTTGATTTCCTATTTCTATATGGTAATCTACTTCTATGTCGTTTAATAAATCTTTATGTTGTCCTGTAAATAGAAGCTGACAGTTATCTAGTGTCTCTACTAACGGTTTTACTTTTAACCATTCAGGTCTTGTTCCAAAACATATTAAAATCTTATTTACCATATACATGTCTTTAAGGAAGTACTCTCTCCTTTAAGGTAGCTTCTATTATTCTCAGTCAAGTAACCATTTAAAGTTGATCCAATGTCTAAGTAAATGTTGTGCTTATTCTTCTCCCAAAACTTAGCGGCTAACATATTACCCAACGGTCCGGCACAGAATAAAAAGAGTTTTCCTTTATATTTCTCAATAGGAAAATTCTCTACCATATCAAAATTATCTATAAATGCCTCTGTGGTGATAGGTACGTGTTGATCTATAATAAAAGGAAGCTTGTGTACTGTAGCATTTGCTCTTGCGAATAAAATCACATCATGTTTACTATATTCCGGAATAAAGTTTTCTTTATAGTAGGGGTAGTTACTATTTACAAAGAGGTTAGCCCAGGTTAGGGTCTCCTGCTTTGATTCTATTCTCATCCAATCCACAATTGGTTTAGGTTGGCAGCATTTACAGCTTACACCTACATAATACTCAGGATCTTTATATTGGAAGGATCTTATTAGTTCAGTTCTAATTTCAGAATGTAGTTCTGGTTTAAATGTCCAATTATCTACATTAGTAATAGCTTGGTTGGCTAGTATGGCGAATTCCCCATCAGCGTACTTGCTAAAACTAAAGTTTTCTTTTTTCTTTAATTTTGCAAATATATACTCTATATCTTCTCTAAAACTATTCTTTATCATTACTTATTGCTCTTCCTTTTTTAGCTTCCCAATCTCTTTCAGGTCTAACCTCTAAGTTAGTTTTCCATCCTGGTTCAATAGTATTCATTGGAGTGCCTAATTTATTTCCTAATTTAATAATAGCATTAACATCTTTGGGAAAACAAGTTCCTCCGTAACCGTGTCTTCCGTCTGGTCCGGGTACGTGTAAATGGCTATCTCCTACAAATCCATTTCCTATAATACCTACTTTATAACGTGTCATAAAATGCATTCTGTTTTTCTTGTCTTTCTATTTGTTTTGGATGATAGAGTGCGTAAGTTTTATCTAAAGGTAAATTAGAGTAGGTTTCAAACCCTTCTAACTTCTCATGCACTTTATTCACCCATTTGATCTCCGGTTTATTTTTCCAGATTCTCATTTGATAGTCCGGCCAGTTAATCCAGCCCTCTTTATTTACATTCCACCCCCATTTCTGTATATGATCTTCTGTTAAGCCTTCTACTGTATTTACTCTAGGTACTAGATAAACTTCATTGTCTGGGTTCTTTTCAACAAGAAGAGGGAGTAGTTTAATAAGCTGTTCATTAGGTATCTCGTCTGCATCAATTTGAAATATAAAATCCCCAGTACAGTATTCGGTTAACTTATTTTTCCAATCTGCGAAATGACCATCGAAATACCCTCTATAAAACTGTACGTTGGGTAGTTTATTAAACTCTGATAGGAAATTTTCTATCTCTTCTGTACCGTTTGCTTGGTCATATAGTATAACGATTTCATCTCCTATTCTTTTATTATTTAACAAGAATGGAAGGAGCTTCTGTATTTCAAGAAACTCATTACAGAGTGTTACTGCATATGACAATTTTATTTTACTCATAACGTTATTACTTTATATCATAAAAGTTTATAACTTCAAGGGCATCCATAAATTCATTCTGTTCAAAGAATTTTGCTTCCGGCATATCCATTTTATGGGTCTGATCTTTTGGAAAACTCTTTGTAGTTCTCTCTTCTGGAGTGATTCTAATAGCTTTTACTGCTGACCATTTCCATTCCTCTTTTGATGAACCGTCTAAGAATACCATTCCGCTTCCCGGTAAAGTAATGGTGGCGGGTGCCCATACTCTTTTGTCTTCATCTGTAAATAATAAATCCCTATATAGTTCAGGAGAAGTTTCTATTAAATCAGCTGTTACTTTTCCTCCCTCAGTCATTAGGGTTGAAGTTGTAAAACCACATCCTAAACATAACCATGTTGTTGTATCCTTATCTATGTGCTGCTCGTAACATGCATTTCCTTTGCATCGTTTACATTCTACTAATTGATCTTGCATATCTTATAATTTTGGTAACTCTAATTTAGGTAAATTTAATTCTATTTTCTTTGGGAAGATTGGTATTTTTTCATCTAAAATCTTTCCTAATAATTCTGTCATAGCATCAAAGCTAAATAAGCTTCTACTTCTATGTCCTTGCCTTTTTGCTAATTCCAATAACTTTTTATAGTCTTTTACTATTCCTTTATATGCTGTTGACACCTCCCCGGCATCTGGTGTGAACCAGCTTGCTTCCGGTAAGATTACTTTTGGTACTGATGCTGATGGATGTACTTTTGTTAAAGTTCCTCCAATTAGAGTTGTGTACTCTCTATGTAAAAAATCTAGATGTGCCGACCAGGCTGAAGCTATAATAGGTTTGTTGGTTAAGGAAAACTCTAATAAAGGTCTTCCAAATCCTTCTCCTTTAGTTAGGCTAATCATTGCTTTTACTTTTGAATGATTATATAGTTCATTTATTTCCTCATCAGATACCTCTCCATGAAGAAGATATACGTTAGGTACTGTGCCTTTTACAGTTTTTCTAATACTGTCAATCTTATCTAATATTTTTTCCCTATCCATAATAGAGGTTGTAACTTGATGAGTTTTTAATATTAAGGCCGGTGAATTAGGTTTATTTTTAAATGTTTCTAAGAAAGATTTTAAAGTGTATCCTATATTTTTCCTGTCCTGGCCTAAATCTCCTTGCATCCAATGTCCCACTACCAGGTAGCAGAACGATTCTTTAATCCCATCTAACTGTTTATTAATTTCCAACTCCTTATTTGACTTGGCTGGGAAATATTTATTTATATCAGCTCCTTCAAATAAAACTTCAATAGGAGTTGTTATTTCCACCTCCCCAATTATACCTTTTGTTTTACTATCCTCTTTACTATACACCGAATTAATAAAAACATTCTTGCTGTGTTCTGATGAGGTAATTATTAAGTCCATGTTATTACATCCTTGAATCCAAGAAACATCACAAACTGTAGTCTCTATTCCGGCTGTTACTCCAATATTATACTTCCCTATTTTTTGGAATTCGTTTGGGACTGTAATTTGTATCCATACGTCTGGTTGGTCTTCTATTTTATCTATAATCTTAGAGATAAGATCTACTTCTTTGTGATCTTTTAAGTACCCAAATCTTGTATTACCCCATCTTTGGGATAATATCTTTATATCCCATTCCGGTTTTGTCTTTATTAACGCTTTGATAAAGTCTCTAGATCTTGCTGAATATCCACTATAACAGTCTATAGGACAGCTTATTACGCATGTTGTTTTACTCATCTTAATAACCTGTTAATTTATGTGTTATATATTTCTTTTCCTTTGGTTTTACTTTAATTAAATCAAAAGAGGGTCTTGGTTTAAATTCTTTAAATCCTTTTTCCAGTACCTTTGTAATATTAATACTCATTGTTGAGGCAGACATTTGCGATTCTTCTGATGTTACCCATTCTCTACCTTTTAAGCCGTTTACTTTTCTTTCTTCAGGAGTCATACTATATACTTTTAAAAAAGCTATTGCGGCATCTTCAGGTGAACATCTATCATCAAAAATATAAGGGGTTGGTACAGATCCTGTTAAAGAGATTGAAGACGGATAGACCGGTACTGCCCATTCCCCACACTCCCTAACTGTACCTCTATGGTTGGAAGGAAAGTCAGGTGAAAAATCAATCCACTTACCGTCTTTTTCAAACCTCATTTGATCTTGCATACCTCCTGTAACATTGGCAACAATCATCTTACCTGTCATCATTGCTTCTGTTAAAGATAACCCCCAACCTTCGTTTGATGAAAGTAGTACTGTAACGTCTGTAATATTGTACAGCATGTTCATTTGTGCTGGTGATATTCTTCCCTGTGAAAAGTACACGTTAATATAATCCGGGTCACAGAAAGCTTCTTTCACTGCGTTTAAATCTGTTCCGTTCTGGTCTATGGCCTGTGTATGCATTAGCAGTGCACATTTCTTGGAAGCTTCTTTGCCAATCATATCACAAAATATTCTATACGCAAGAATTGTATCTGCTGGATGTTTTCTCTGTATATTTCTGGAGTTAAAATAAATTATAAATTCTATGTTTGGATCCGGAATTGTGTTTTTTCTAAAATCTACTAATTGAGCATACAGTTTATGTTGCTCATCAATTGGGAAGAATGCAGTTTCATCAATACCGTGGGGAACATACTCTATAATTTTATCTTTAGCTTGCTCTCCTAATACAATCTCATTAATATTCTTAGTCTGTTTTGAAATTGCCATTAATACATCCACTGAATCGTAGTACTGTTTATTGTATAGGGGTGCGGGATAGTCATCCCAGATATTTAACCAAAAAATTGGAATTTGGGATCTAATCTCTCTTTCTATTTCGAATAACCATGTCCAGTATCTTGGATCTGTGAAGATAAAGATTGCATCTGGTTTTTCTGTTTTAAGGAGTTTTCTTATTATATCAGCATCTCCATAGCCTGTGTTTGGCCTTACAGATACGTTTGAATCAGATATACCAACTTTTTTATTAATATCTTCAGATAGATCAAATGTTTTTCCTATTTCTGGATGGTTTAATGCTGCACCTAAATTGAACCAATTAAAATGGTGTGCGGTTCCTACTACGAACTCTCTTGCCATTGTAGCTACTCCTGAGTGCATTCTAATATCATCACATAGTAATAAGATTTTTTTCCTTTCTGCTTTAGGTACGTAACCGAGTTTACTGTTCATTATTTTAATCTAATGTTATGTTGTTTGTGAAGTTTCTCTTTAAAGTCCCTATCCGTAAGATAGAGATAAATTGCCCGATCTGCAAGCTTTTTAAATGAAAAGTTGTCTTGCAAACAAGCCATTTTAAATTCGCTAAAAAGAGGTTGGGTTATTTTGACTGAGGTCAGTTTTTCTGTTTTTGGGATCATAACTTTCTATTTATTATATATAAATATATATTGTTTTACAAAACAGTCTTCCATTCATTACAAAGTTTCATTTTTCCTACATCGCAATAGGTACATGCAAACTTCTCTGGTGTTGTATTTTGTGAATGGTCTTTAAAAGTCATGTCTTCATTAAGCATATCTTTTAAGGTCTGTGTAAAAGTTTCTCTGAATTGTTTACTTTTTCTTGGTCCGATAGCGGGTCTAAACTCTTGTACTCTTTTTTGCATAGAAGCAAAATCAGCATTTACAGGTACTCTTCTCTTTAGAATAAAGTACTCCACGTTTATTTTTTCTACCGGTATATTAAACTGTTTAGAGAAGAACTCTCTATATAAAGCCACTTGTGCTATTTTTTTATCATCTTTCTTTTGGTAATCTTTCCATCCAGAAGTTGATGTCTTGATGTCCATTATCGTCCAAGTATCTGCTAAGGGACTGTAAAATACTAAATCTACTAATCCTTTAAACATCACCCCAGGGGTAATTTCCTGGTATAGTAAAGTTTCGACTCCGGCAAGTTCCATAGTTTTAGTAGAAAAATACCCTGCTCTATTCTTTTTAAGATAATCTAAAATATGTTTTCCATCTAAGTAGAACTCCTGTAGTACCTTAGCGTTTATACCCGGGTCTAATGTACCCTTAGCTTGTGCTCTAGCAACCTTAAATGCCTGTACCATTTTAGCATAGAGCAACGAATTTAAATCCATTTCGTTTGCTTTCTTCACCTGGTCATGAAAGAGTACCTCCAGCCATTCTTGAATAGTCTCATGCATTGCACTACCAAAAATAGTATGTATGCTAGATGTAAACGGTACTAGTTTATTGTTGTACTGGTAGTGCCACATTTTCGGGCAGGTCTGAAATGTAGAAACTGCTGAGTAGGAAATGTGTTTATTTTTTTTGCTTTGTTTTATTTTGCTTTCCCAAACTTTTTTTACTTCCCCTTTTACCTTCTTCGACATAACTTGCTTTTAATCTTTCTAAATATAATGTAGCATCCATAAGTTCCTCTTGTAAATGGTCAATCCACCCCAAAAAGTCAATATCGTCTCTATCTAACGTTGTACCGTACTTCCTAATACCTACTTGAGATCGCTCTTGAAATTTATCTTTAACTGATTGAACATAGGGGTCTCTATTTTCTGCGGTGGCTGTTGAACTTATCGTCCAGCTAAAAAGTTCACTATTCTTACTCATATAACTACTTTATCTATATCTTTAAGATACGAAAAAAGGTTGGAAAAACCAACCTCTTTCTTGTATATTTATTAAATCCTTTGCTTCTACTTAATACTCATAGACGCTTTATCAAAATTAGCTTTTGAAACTTCCACAACTTCTCCTCCCTCTAATTGTAATCTAAATGTCTTAGGTTTTTTTTGTATTACTCTCAATACTTTTTTAACCTTATCTGCTTTTTTAACAACTTTAGGGGCTATTATCTCCGCTTTAGGTGCTTCCACAGTTACTGGTGAATTTACTTCTATTTCTTTTGTACTAAATTTTTCTTGCATAGTAATTGTTATTAGTTTATTCTTATAAATATGTAATTTTATGCTCGTCTTGGTCTTGTTTAAGTTCTGTCTTACTCACCCATCCTACTGTACCATCAGTAAACTCTACTCTACGGTTCTTAGGGGATTTCTGTATAACTCTTTTAATTGTTTTTTTTTCTGGTAATTCATTATCATTTTCATCTGTAATTTTCCATTCTTCATTATTCTCTAACCCGTCATTAAGAGTTGTATTCCAATCTTGTGTTTCGCTTTGTAAATCATCGTATGAATCCACAGCCTTTTTTATACCCTTCCCTATATCTTCTATATCTTCGTCTTCCCCATAAAGAGTCTTCTTAGGCTTTGCTTGATTAAAAGCAAAGTTTGCTGCTATTACTAAAGATATTGCTAATGGGTCGAATACAAATATTATTGTAAGCAAAAGGTAGTTTATAATTCTATCCATTGGAATACCTGTTAGTCCTGCTAGGTATTTTAATGGTCCTAGTTCTCCTGAAGTAGAAGATTGGGTGTTTAAATTCAAGATTTGTAGTTGATATTTTTGTAGACTATCAGCAGCTACTTCTCTTTTAGATTGTATACTTTTTCTATTTACTTCTTCTGTATCGATGCGTTTTTGAGCCATTCTAAGCTCTGTTGTAGATATAGTAGTACGGAAGCCGGACGTTGAGGAGGTATCTCGGACTTGTATTTGACTGCTTTTCGCAGTTGATAAATTATTAATATTGGTTGAAATACCCTTAAGTTCTTGATCAAACCTTGTAACATCGTTTTCATAGAAATTTTTCTTTTGTTCTAAAAATTCAATTTTGTTTTCTACAACCGATAACCCTGCATAAGTTTGTTGGTAAGCAGCGCTTAGAAAACCATAGATACCCATGCTGGTAATTAATACTAAAATTACTGTAGCAATACTCAAATACGCTCTAAGCCACTTATTTAATGTCCCCCAGTATTGGTACAAAAGTGAAGCAATAACTAATTTAGCTACCTCTAAAGATCCTGCCATTATAATTACCTCTGTGGAGGCGCCTGCAAATAGTTTTGATAGCCCACTCACACTGTAAAATGCTGCAGAACCTGATACTGATAGTGCTGCAAGAGTGATTATAAGGGGGAGTATATTTCTTCTAAGTTTTTTCATTATTATAAAAGGAATGAGCTTAATCTATTTCTTATTAAGGTTAATTTTCCAGTACATTCCAACTCCAAGGTAAGGGTTAATTTTTGAGTCTGGAGCTGGTTGAAATCCAAGATTTAACTGGTAGAGGTAATCTTTTTTGGTCTTTAGAATAAGCCCACCACTAGCATTATTGAATACATCTGTTTTATTTAGTCCTAGATTAAATCCATAGTATACTTGAGTTTTAGGACTTTCTTTTACTGTAATTGTTTCTTTTACGGAAGGAATATTCAAATCCCATTCTATTTGCCTACTTACAATTTGATTTTGAGTAATTATGTCTGATATAACCCCTTTTCCGTAGGAACTTACAAGAACGGTATCTCTATATTGATATTTAGTGTAAAAATCTTTAAGTATTGCAAGAGTGTCTACATCTGCGGGTACTTTTATAATTTCCTTTTCAACTCTTGTTATCAACTTTGGTTTATATACGATTGTGGTTTCTTTTACGATTTTAATTACCGTATCTGTTTCTTTTTTTACTAATTCGTACTTTTTACCATTAATATTTACTTTTTCACCTACATTATTTCCTTTATTAGAGCAATTTCTAATTAAAAGAAATATACACAGTAGTAGTAGTATTATTGTTTTACTATCAAACTTTGAATTTAACATATATTTTTGAATAAAGTTATATAGTTAAAATAAGAAATATTTTTCTAACATACAACTACTCCCTTTTAAAGGTTACCCATAAGTAACAAAATACTAATATTGATAAACTTACTATTAACCCCTGTATTAATACTATACTAGAATTTTGCATTTTTATTTTTTTACAAATTCGTAATATTTTTTAGTTTTTACATTTCTATCGTCTAAACCATTTGTACCTCCATTAATACGCTTAGTTAATTTTAAGATAGAAGCATCATTTATTCCACCATCACAAATAGACCAAAGTTTATTCTTATCAAAAAAGAACATAGCTGATTCGAATGAAAATTCAGTTGCAACTAAATCGGGGTTAGTCATAATTTCTGGCTTACATAAATAATCAGAGAAAGCTTGGTAGTTCGCCTTACCTGTTAATTGTAATGCTCCTCTACCTCTAAATTTCCAACCATCACCTGATGCCTCATCTCCATTAGACATACGAGATGCATAAACTCTATTAGCAATCATCTCTGGTTTTCTAGCATAATGTGTTGCTAGGTCTTCATTTATAAAGTATTTTTTAAATGTACCTAAGAGTCCGGATGCCCCATAATTTAAATTCTCTGAGAATAATTTAAAGTTTCCGGTTTCGTGTGCTGTTTGAGCAAAGAAATGTGCTGCTCTTAGCGGAGTTAATTTGTAAAACTCCATAGCTTTATTCATTGTACCTGGTCCAAATATTCCGTCAGCAGTTGTTCCAATCTTTCTCTGTAAATTTTTTAAACTCATAAACTAATTTTAAGGTTTTGTATATTCTTCGGACATACTTTATTCTTTTTTGCCAAATATCTTTCCTGCTTCAGCAATCCCAAAAGACCCTAAGGTAATAATTACGAATGAATTGTATATCAATTCGTTAATTACTAAATCTTTTCCAAATAATCCTGATATTATATCTGCTGTTGCAAATATTACCATTACTGCGAAAGAAGCAAAGCCTACTATGTTCTTTTCGTTAAGATCATTACTATCTTTAAAAATGTCTTTGAAAGCCATCCAATTTTGTTTTATTTTATTAAACACAAATAACAATTTTAGTGAAACAATACTTTATTATAAATAGCAAAGATATTTATCTGCAGTGTATTCTTTCATTAGACATAATGTTCTTTCTTAACTTTCTCTAATGTTTACCCTATAATTGAGTAGGTAATTATCATAGAGACATAAAATAATACATATTTCATTAACCTTTTATTTTAACATGACGACATTTTTAAATAGTTTTTATTTTCCGTATATACAAAAGGAGGCTCCTACACCTCCCTTTGCTACCTACAACGTTTCTTATTTCTAAGTAACGTCTCCTATTCTTTATCTAGGTTTTTAATTTCCCGAGGAAGAAACTCTTCATTCACTGTTCCGCATTTTTTGCAAGCAAATACTGGGATTGGAATGTAGGATGGTTTCCCGGTTCCGGAAATAAGCCCTGATACTTTTCTTAATATAAGTGATTGATCAAAGTATACTCCCCCACAATCATCACATGTAACTCCTGAGGTCTGTGTAATGTCGACCTGTGGTTGTTGTACTTGCATATTACTGCTGCGCTTTACGGTTTTTTCTGTAATAGTCTCCGTTAGCACTTGTCTGTAAGGAATTACTAGGTCCGCCTCCTGTGGTGGTTCCTTTAGCTGTTTCTTTTTTAGATCTACCTGGTTTTTTACGGGTAAGTTTTTTGGGCAGGTCTTCTACCTCTTCTTTAATATCGTCATACTTTTCTTTTACGTCATCTATAACGTCTTCTACTACATCAGGTATTCCATCAGAGTCAGTGTCTTTTAAAATTCCTTTTTTTGTAAGAATTGCCCCGGTTACGGCTGCTACTAACAGAACCGCTAATAAGATAAAAATAAATTTCATGTCTTTGTTTGTTTAATTTAATATAAATAGATTAATTAATCGGAATCTTAGCGGGTTTCCAATATATCCCGTATTTTTCTTCTATAAAAAAGTAAAAGTCAATTAATTCTAACTCGGTATTCATTAGTTCACATTCGTATTGGTCCTTATCTAACTTAAAAGTAGTAAGAAACGCATTTTTGAGTTCCCCTAATTTAGTAGTCTCATCTTTACCGTAATCCTCCATAAGTCTCTTACGTCTGGATATATCTAGGGAAGTTTCTTCTACGTACCTACCTGGGTCGTTTCTAAGAAGTCTAAACTTCTCATTAATCCTATGTTCTACTACTTCAGCTTCATACCTATATGAACTATAGTCAAAGTCACCATTAAGTATTCTATCTCTTAAAGGATATCTACCAGTAAGAGGTTTAGTCTTAGTAGTATAAGATCTCCACCACGTGAATCTACTATAGGGCATCTTATAATAATTCTTCTTAAAGAAACTCTCTAACCATTCCATAGAGTGAATCGGGGTATAAGGTAGCGTACTAATCATACTTAAATATACGAAATATCTTTTATAAAGCCAACTTTTTCAAATAGTTTTTGGGCTTTAATATTCCAGTCATCTGTACATAGAGTAATAGTAGGAAAGTTAATATAGTTTAAACACCCTTTAATAAACTTTTCTCCGTATCCATCAGGTCTTCTAGGATTAACAAATAAGTTGTAAAGGTAATTTTTTTCAAACCAAACATGGGCGAGTGGTCCATCTTGATCTACTCCTATAACTAAATCATGGCCTCTTTCTAGTCTCTCTCTAGCAATATCGAGATCCCACATCTCTGTCCAGTATACGTTACCATTAAATCCATTAATACTAGTTTGAATAGTATTTTCTAACGAACAAAATGTATGAGGTTGTATCCAAACTATTCCCTGGATAGGAGTATAACTTTGCTTATTAATAAGGGTGTACCAGCTTTTATTCTCCACTTTTTAGTATCCTGGCTGCTTCTTGTATGGCTGCTGCTGGGTATTTTATTAGTATACTGTATGCTATTTTTTTAACTCCTTCGCTCAGTATAACTTTCCTTTGGGAAGTATCCCCTCCAAAAGGACGTTCGGTTACTGTTTTACCTCTATCAGGAGACTCGAATATCTTTAAAGATTTATCCCCCTGCATTTCATGCCATTTTTTGATTGAATCACTCATAACTTTTATCTTTATGTTTTAGTTTTCTCCTATATACATTATCATCACCGTGATGTTTCTGTACCATCCTCCGTCTCGAAAGTTGAGCTAATTCCCCCATCGAGTATTGTTCCTTTCCTATCTTCATTCCACGATTCTTCAAAATAAATAAAGTCTGTCATATATTAATAAATATACGAAATATTTACCAAAGAGGCAAGATATGGCAATAAAGAACCCCTCCGGTTGAGGGAAGGGTTGTTTAAATTCGCGCGTGGCACCTTCGGTGGAGGAGAAAAATGACCTCCCCCCGCCCATCGTACTACTTGCTTTCTTCTACTGATGCTTTTCTGTATGCAGTAATAAGTTTCTTTAATTCACCCGCTGCTTTCCTAGCTCTCTGCTGGGATGCTTTTGTAGTTAAACTGTTGTTTTCTGATAAAACATTAAAGTTTGTTTCAATCGCTTCAAATAATTCATTTTTGTTCATAATCTTTGTTTTAAAATTTAATTAACCTAATAGCATGTTAGGATCTATCCCTCCCATATCATTGTTTTTTTTCTCTTTTCCGTTTGAGACTACTGCCTCAGTTATTAATAACGTTCCTGCAACAGATGCTGCATTTTCTAATGCTAGTCTAGTTACTTTAGCTGGATCGATAATTCCACTGTTAAACATATCTACTAGTGTTACTGTTCTGGGATTATACCCTTGCCAGAAGTCGTTTTTCTCTATAATTGCTTCTTCAATATCCCCAATCCTATCATGATCGTATCCTGCATTTTCTAATATCTTATAGAACGGTCTTTCGATAGCGCTTACTATAATATCATAACCCACTGCTTCATCACCTTCTAAATCTTCAAGTTTTGATACTAACATCTTAGAAGCATTTAATAATGCAATTCCTCCACCGGGCACAATACCTTCTTCTAAAGCTGCTTTGGTTGCGTGTAAAGCGTCATCTACTCTATCTTTTTTCTCTTTCATCTCTACCTCAGTATGTCCTCCTACATGTACAATTGCGACACCTCCAATAAAGGTAGATAATCTCTCCTGTAATTTCTCTTTCTCATAAGGAGATGTTGTTTCATCAATTTGAGTTTTAATTTCTTCTACTCTTATATTGATTGCTTCTTCGTCTCCTTTTGCATCGATGATTGTAGTCGTATCTTTTGTGATAGTGATCTTGCCTGCTTTACCTAACCAGTCTGGTTGAAATTTATCCAGTCTCATTCCTTTTTCAGTTGATATTACTTTTCCACCTGTAAGGGTGGCGATATCTTCTAACATTGCTTTTCTTCTATCCCCAAATTCAGGAGCTTTTACTACAGCACAATTAAGAATACCTCTCATCTTGTTTACTACTAGGGTAGAGAGTGCCTCTCCGTCTATATCTTCTGCAATAATAAGAAGAGACTTAGTTTGTTGTGAAACGCCTTCTAAGACAGGTAGTAACTCTTTGATTTGATTTAGTCGTTTATCTGTGATTAGTATCAACGGATCTTGAAGAACAGCTGTCATAGTGTTATTATCTGTAACAAAGTACGGAGACTTATAACCCCTGTTGAATTGAACACCCTCAACCGTTTCTAAATACGTTTCTCCTGTTTTTGATTCTTCGATTGTGATAACACCATCACGTCCTACTTTATCCATTGCTGTTGCAATTAGCTCACCAACTTCAGTGTCGTTGTTTGCTGATATAGTAGCGACCTGTTTTAACTGTTCTTCGTCCGTGATCTCTTTAGATTCTCCTTCAAGAAACTCTACAACTTCTTTTACTGCTTTATCAATTCCTCTTTTAATTTCTACTGAGTTAGATCCTAGTTTGATTCGGTCTAATCCTTCTGATAGAATTGATTGAGCTAGTAGGGTGGAGGTAGTAGTACCATCTCCGGCCTGTTCTCCTGTTTTAATTGCTGCTTGTTTCACAATCTGTGCTCCTAAATTTTCTACCTTGTCTTTTAATATAATGGACTTTGCTACAGTCACACCATCTTTAGTAGATACCGGCAAGCCGTTGTCTTGTTCTATAATAACGTTTCGACCTGAAGGTCCTAATGTAGATGTTACTGCATTTGCTAATTTATCTACTCCGGCTGCAAGTTTATTCCTTGCTTCTTTTGAAAATGTTATATTCTTACTCATATTATGCTTCTTTTATAACTGCTAAAATTTCACGATCTTGTGCGATATAATACTCCTGTCCTTCGAAGTCAATTCGTAAAGTTCCTAATTTGGGAACAAGTACGATATCTCCTACTTTACAGGACCTAACTGTAATGAGTTTTGAAGGATCTAACTCGGACTGTCTTCCAGGTCCTACTGCTAGTACTTCGCCCATTTCAGGTTTTTCCTTCCCCATATCCGGGATTACGATATTACCGTACATCTGTTCTCCTTCGTCAATCGGTTTTAGAAGGATACGGTCATTTGTTGGTTGTAACTTTTTACTCATAATTATTCAAATTCTATATCTGTTATGTCTTTAACAATATAATATTGTCCGTTATTTTTAAATGATCTATCACAATGTAAATACTCAACCCAAGCTTTTAATCCGTCGATATTTTCATTTACCTGACTCTCTTTAATAGTTCTTATTACTGTGTAAAGATTTCCGTGTATTTCTATAATCTGATTCATTAGAAATAATATATGAAATTTATTTCAATAAACAAACTCTTTTATATTTTATCAGTGGCCTTCTGCCCAATTGTTTGCTATCTCAGGTGGAGCTTTTAATGTTACCCCAGGAAGTATGGTTGTGTTTATCATAATCTCCTGTACATAAGGTGCGAACATTTCTGCATCTTTTTCATGAACATTTATAATAAGTTGATCATGAACCTGTGCTTGCACCTGAGCATCTATTCCTAACTCTCTGGCTTTACGGTTAATTACTAATGCTGCTCGGTTTACAACAGCTGCTGCTAATGATTGGAGTTGGAAGTTTAGACAGTTGTTAAGCCCATTTCGATAATCCCTATAAGCCTGTAAAACAACTACTTTTCCGTATCTTGATTCTAATTCTTTTCTAAATCTCCAATCTAGCATTCTATCCTGAAACTTAGTATAGGTTTTTTGTACTTTAGGTAAGTGTCTAACTCGTCCTAAGTAATTCTTAATATACCCATGAGCTTTTACTTGCAATCTTGAATCTTCTCTCCATTGTTTAAGCTGTGGAAAACCATCTAGATACCCCTGTACTAATTTCTCAGCTGTTTTTTGATCTACATCTAAAGTCATCTTAAGAGCATATGCTTCCATTCCGTAAGCAATTCCTAGTGAATAGGCTTTTGCTTTATTACGGGCGTTTGGGTCTAATTTCTTAAGGTAATTATCTGCCTTTTTATCTGCTGATACTCCGTTAGGAAATCTATCTCTATCTTCGTCTAACCTTTCTGTCTTAATAGCAACTGTAGAGTAGAAATCCCATCCTTTATTGAAGATCTCTTGAAGAGCTACATCTCCTGTTATTGAAGCAAAACAATGTGGTTCTAATGATTCGTAATCTGAATCAATTACCTTTCTATCTTTTCCGGCAATCATGAACTTTCTAACTATATTCACATATTTCAGTATGATTGGTGCATCATCACCGGGTTCTAACGGTTTAGGTAGTTGCTGAGCATCTGAGCCATATCGTCCAGAGACTGTACCGTTCTGCTTAAAGTAAAAGTAATATTTTCCATCTTCTTGTCTATCTCTAAATCTGTCTACATAGGTAGATTTAATCTTTAATAATTTATTATAAACACGTAGATTTTCTGCCCATGGATGTTCTTTGGCAAGCTCCTTTACCATATCCATATCGAATTTATCTCTACCGGATTTAGTATTAGCTCCTTTTACTTTAGGTTCAATTCCCATATAACCGAAAACGATCTCGCCCAGATGTTTTTTCGACTGAATATTTAAATACTCTCCGTCGTTACTTTCTTTCCATAATGCCATGGAAATTCTGTGTCTTTCTAACTCGTCTATAAAGGACTCGTCTCCGGTTAATAGAAATTGCTTTACTTTCTCTTCTTTTTCATTGGTAGGTTCAAATGCTTCGATATTCTTCTGTGTTAAAGAATACTTTCCTGTCTTCTCAGACTTTGAAAGGGGTAAGGAATACCTCTCGACTAAACTCTGTGCCCAATTACCTTTATGAGAAACAGGGTAGTTATCTGCTGCAGTATCTACTACCCATCTTTTTACTGCAGGAATATCTAGTAGAGATTTCATCACAATTTCTTTATTTTCTACTTGATCTATTAAAATTTCATCGTAAATCTTATTAATTAAATCAACATCTAAGTCCACACCATATGCTTCCATTGGGACTGTTACTTCCCGGTAGATTGGCATAACTTCATCTTCGAAAAAGAATTTCTCTAACCCTTCCTCTTTAAGCTTCCCTAAATATAGGTTACATATACGTAATGTTAAATCCGTATCCGCACTAGCATATTTACTAAGTATACTAAGGTCTGCTTTAAAGATTTCGTAACTTTCTTTTGTAACCGAACCTCCATTCTTCTTAATTGAGTCTTTTAATTCAAGTTGCTCCTGGTTGGCGGCTTCTTGAACGTCTAAACCTAAAGCTTCCTGGTTCATTATCGCTATAGATTTTAATCCAAATGGATTTCCAAAGCCAAAGGCTCCTTCTTCGTAGACTGTATGAACTAGTAAACCAGTATCAACCCAAATATCTTCTATAAGGTCTACTCCAAAATAATTTTTTATAAACTGCACGTCAAAGGAAGCATTGTGAAATACAAGTTTTTTTCCTTTAAGCATCCTTATTAAATTTTTAGAGATTACTTCAGTGGATTGACCCCCTATAGACTGTAGTATAAGTTCTTCTCTGTGGTAATCCCAAACTAAGGTTGGTAAGTAAAATCCAACCCCTTCTTCACCGGACACTGACCATCCTATGATCTTATCTTTTCTAGGGTTTAGTCCTGTAGTCTCCGTATCGACTGCAATTATATCTGAGTTTTCAATATGTTGGAATAAGAGTCTTAAGGTCTCTTCATCTTGGACGGTGTAGTATTTTTTTTCTATCTGCATTTATAACCTTTCTAAGTCTACTTAAATATACGAATTATATTCTAATCCTCCAACAATTCAGGAGGGTAATCTTCTTTTTTTATTTCTTTTCCCAAGTGTTTTTCTAACATTTGGAGTACTGCTAGTTTTTTACTTTTATCTCCTGTAAAATATGCCCAAGCAAGAGATCCTTTATGGTTTTCTATCTGCTGTTGAAAATTAGAACAAGTCTTTTCGATTAAAAGCTCATCATCTTTTTCTAATTCAAAATCTATTTTATATAAACCTGCAAACTTAAGTAGCTCTAATAAATCCTCCTCTTCGTAGGATTGTTTCATTTTCTTGAAGTCTTCTTGCTTTCCTCCTTTATCTGGGTGAATATATTTGGAAAGGTGCTTATAAAGTTTTTTAAGTTTTGCTGGTTTAGTTTTTCGAGATTTTTGGTTAGTAGTTAGTTCTCCTCCTGGTGGTTCTTTTCTCATTTCACCTGTCTCTTCATTAACCCACATTTCCGCATTTTTATCTGCGAAGTATTTACCAAAGTATTTATTCCACTTACTTAGGTAAGTTGCAAGTTCATCTTCAGTTTCCTCTAATTCTAATTTAAGGAATTCATACTTATGGGTTAGTTTTTGGAGTGCTTTTGACATTAGTTTTCACCGTACAAATCAAAAACTACTGCTTCGGGTTCTTGTATTTCAACTTCTTCTTCTTTAAGTATAAACAGCTTACCATTCAAAGGTTCTAACCTGTAGTTGCCTTTAAATTTTGTTTTTCTCATGTATTGGGTCAATGTTGGTACTAACCCCTCCACGGTTATGTCTTTATCTATAGTTAATTGCCAATTATCTCCTGGTGGAACACGGATTGCAATTAATTCTGCTTTTTCTACTGTTTCTTTCATTACTGACGTAGTGTTTTAGCAATTCGATAATTTGGGGATGTATAAAATTCAGGTATTAACATAGAATGTGTTGCCCTAATTGGGTTAATATCCAATCCCCCTCTTCGTGTATAAAGACATGATACCATTAGTTCTTCTGGTTTAAATGCTTCAGATAAATGAGCAAATATCATTTCACAAATTTCTTCATGAAAATGAGAAACTGTTCTATGAGATACTATGTACCGGGCTAATGATTCCGCTGTAGGAACATTATTACCTTTAATGTTAATGTATACATCCCCCCAATCTGGTTGGTTTGTAACTCTACAATTTGATCTTAATAAATTTGATGAGAATTTAATATTACCCGGTTTCCCTGTGCCTTCTAATTGAGTTGCATCTGATTGAAATGATGTAAAGTCAATTTCGTCTAGATTAGCTACTTCGGCTACATCTTTGTAGCCTTCAAAAGAGAGTGCTGGTACTTCATCAGAAGTTGAATAAAATGAAACTATGGTATCTGTTTCTAATAATTCATCTAAATCTCTTTTAACTCTAGCTTGGATACCTTTGATACAGTCTCTTGCCGAAATTCCAATTTTAGTCATATTAAATGAATTTAAATATAACTTTATAGATTTAGATTCTACGTGGTTTTCTGAATCTGAAGGGCATACAATTTTTAGCATTCCTGCTACCGGTTGACCTTTAGATGTAATTGCTGATACTTCGTATGCATTCCATACATCTACACCAACAAATTCTTTTCCTGTTAATCCATAACCTTCTCGGTTTAAATAACGGGGGATTTTAACTAGTAGTTCAGGATTGTATTGATCTGAATATCCATCTCCTCCTACTTTCCCTAAATGTTTGCTAGCTAAAGCAATTACTTCTTCGTAATTTTTAACGTTTGACATATCTATTTTTTTCTATTATTAAACTTGCAATTGCATATCTCTCTTTACTGTACTTTCTCATTTCACTCATACCATTCATCTTAGGTATTTCCAAATCTTGTGGGCCCCATAGCCTTAAAACTTCCTTTTCAATATCATCCACTTTACCGGAAGGTAACATTGCGCTGGTATTTACCTTAATTTCATCGTAGTACCCAAACATAGTATCTTTTATATATTCTTTCTCTTTTCCTTCTTTAAAAATAGCATGGTTATAAAGTATCCTATCGTAAGTTTCATAAAAGGCTGTTTGTCCTATTTTTACCACCTCTAATGTATACTCTTCAAAATATTTTCTGAATGTCATTAAGTATATCTTTGAAGCCCAGAGGGGTACTTTTTTCCATAGCTCAATCTGTGAATTCCTTTTTTGCAATAAACCTGGTTCTAGTTGTGTAAACATCCTATTTTAATTTATAAAATTTAAGATTTGATTAACTCTTTGTAATGGTGACCCTGTTACGGTCAGGTAGGGGGTTTTTAAATCGTTTAACAGTTTATTAAAGGTATTGTCTACATCTTTTCTCCACCCTTCATTAACGCTTCTTACTCCGTCATCGACAGATTCAAATTCAATAGGAAAATAAATATAATGTGTGTATTCGCTTTGGATTCTGTTCCAAGTAGAGTCTATGTACCTATTTGCTTCTTTGGAACAGTTAGGCATTAAAGAACTATACACTACTAAATCCATATAACATCTATCTAAAAGTAGATTATTAGGTTTTAATAGGGCTTCTAAATGAAATGAACTAATAGCTAATTGAGTTTCAGAAGTTCCTTTTTCGTTAATAGGGAATCCGTAACTTTTAACTGTTCTAGTCGATTCATTAATAAATTTATATTCTGGTAGTTTATTCAATAGTAATTCATAGACTGTGGTTTTACCCGTACTACTCGCTCCAACTAATGCAACTCTTTTTATCATTCTTATAACCTATTACTTCTTATTAAAGATACGAATATTTTCCTTACTATACAACTGGTGCAATAGTTAATTTTAACCCATCTAAATCTTCGGTTACCGGTATTTGACAGGTGAGTCTGCTGTTGGGGTTCCTTATCATATATACGTCTTCTAGCATAGAATCTTCTTCATCAGTCATTTCAGGCAGTATATGGTCTGATTCTATATAACATTGACAGGTAGCGCACATTGCCATTCCCCCACATATGGCTTCTATTGGGAACTCATTAAGTTTTAGAGCTTCCATCATATTCATATTCATATCAGTAGGGGCAGTCACTTTATGTTCTATTCCTTCTCTGTCTATTACTGTAAAGGTAATGTCTGTCACTATACTGCTTTGCTTTTAAAAAACTGTACCCAAAGGTATAAACTCCTATCCCTTAAGACATCAAATAAATCATCTAAACTTTCTACTGTATGTGTATTAAATCTTTCGAAAGATTCTACACTACCTTCATCTACTCCAGGTGTTACTTTATGAATTACACATCCCGCAGTTTCGTAGATACCTTTCTGGATGCCTTTGTAGGTCCTAACTTGAGGATCTTTTCCTTTAAGTTCCGGATAATCTACTATTAGTCCAGGGTGACCATTATAAATTGGATACGATTTGCATATCCCTTCAGGCATTATTCTTAACCAACCATGTAAGCTTATTATGGGGTTTTTGTATGGTCTTAAAATAAGTTTAAGTTCCTCAGTAGTAGGTTTATTCTCTACAAATACTACTTTACCTTCTAACTCAGGATTAATAGTTCTAAGTTCTTTCGGTCTTTTATTTGTTACTATTAAATCCGGCCACCTATTTAAAGCTTTAGCTAAATCCACTATCTCAGTACCTGTTTGTGAAAAAAAAACTATCCAAAATCTTTTTGGAATATTATTCATTTTTATCCTTTCTATTTAAGTTATTATACTTTGTCCAGTCTGATCGATTTCTTTTTATATTAAGTTCTTCTACTACTTTTAATATAACACTTTCTCCTTTAAGTCCCAACTCTATTCCAATATTTTTATAGCTAATCCAATCTTCAACATACCTTTTCCTTATATATTCTGTTTGGTCTTTATTAAAATTTGAATTTCGAGATACCTTTAAAATTCCTTTTTTATACATTCCAGGCTTTCCTAAAAGACTTAATGTTCTCTAGTACAGATTCAATAGGAATAGTACTAATATTTGTGTCGATAAGTGTGTGCAGTTTAACTGAAGGTTTATCCCATGTTAACCCTCCGTATTCACCTACTTTCATTCCATATACTACAGGGTTCGAAGTATCCATCGAATATATCCAGTTATAGTCTGAGTCCTTATAGAACTGACCTTCCCAATATAGTGAGCTTCCTAATAGATGGTGAGGTTTATTTACGTTTATTACACCGTCTCTTAATAGGTCTCCTAAAAGTTTAACTCTTCCTAACATCCAACTTACGTACTTGTTAGGATGAGGGACAGATACGGTATAGTAAGAGTAATCAAAGGATATAGCTATCATATCAACTCCACTTATCTTATCCATATAACCATAACAGGCTTTTATTTGCTCATATGTTTTACCTTGAACTACTCCAATTTTCTTTCCCGGTACATCTTTCTGTCGTAAGTTCCAACCAGCCATATTAGACATCGTTCTTTTTGCATCTTCTAATGCATCGGGAACTATATACCATTCCGGCTTTAAATGTTTAACCCATTTTACGAATCCTTCTTCATTGAATGCTTCTTCTAATTCAAATATAGAATTATCCAATATAACTTCACGGCCGTTTGCTACTGCTTCTTCGAACTGTGCTAAGTATTGAGTATCTTCTTCGAAAAGGTGTACGAGAGCATAACTATAATCAGTTACACTTTCTACTAACTGGGAGATACTCTTCGGGGATTCATGTGCTATTTTAATCATCTAAGTTCTCTAATTTTGATAATTCCTCTACAGCTTCATTCATTTCTAACATAGATTTTTGAATCAAACTCATAACACTCTCTAGTTCAGTTACTGTATTTGCACTTACAGACTCTAGGGCTTCGGCGACAGCTGCTTTTGCAACAGAAAGAGGAACAGTCTCTAACTTTAAGTCGTGATTAAAAATTTTATGTTCGTCTAAATTAATCATTGAAAAATTGTTTAAGGTTAGGTCTATAGTAGTTAATAGACTTCATTACTTTTTTATCTCTTGATCTATAGACAATATACCTTCCTTCCGCAATTTTCTCAAAATGGCAGGCCTCACCTTGTTCCTTACTTCTTTTGCTGACGGTAAGTATGGCTTCTTCCTCAGTTGTACAAGCTTTTGACATATTACTTCCTTGTACTTCTTGATATGCTGGCCATATCTTATCTTTAAGGCCGTGTAGCATAACACCGTTCCCAAGGGAAACATAAGTAATATCGCAAAGAGCGTCCAAAACTTCCACGATGTCTCCGTTTTCGCAAGCTTGTTTATATTCCTCAAGTTCTTCGAGGATAAAGTCATAGACAAATTGCCATTCTTTTTTTTCGGGGATAATGGGTTCATAGTTGTTGGGTTTTCCAAATGTAGCGTTAAATATCTCTACTTCGTTAACGAAAGGTACACTCATAGAAGCTTTACTACCTTTATTTTCGTTAAATAAATTTAATTGCATATAACTTTTATTTTTTATTAATATAAGAAATAGGTCCCGAAGGACCTACTGTTTTTTAAATGACTTTTATAATTCTAGATTCTGTAAGGCTTATAATCTTAAATCCTGTTTCGCCTTCAGTTTCTAACGCTTTATAGGTCTTAGCTTCTGCCTCTGTTCCTGTTAAAGCATCTACTAGGTATACTTCTTTAATTTTTTGAATTCTACCTCTGTCATTTTCTCTTTCGAATTGAGCGGTTACTTGCCAATACTGTGTCATTTCTGTTTTTTATTTAATTGATAATTCTATGTTTTTGTAAAACTCTGCTTTGGCCGAGTCTTCATGTAAAAATGCACCGGACAGTTTAGCTGTCTGCATAGCGGCTCCTTGATGTTTTACTCCTCTACAGGATACACAAGCATGAGTTGCATTAATCATAACAGCTACTCCTTGATTTCCTTCACAAATCTTATTAACTGCATTCCAGATTGCTACTGTTAATTGCTCTTGTATAGCACCTCTTCTGCTGAATTGTTCAACAATCCTATTAAGTTTAGATAACCCCACTACTTTTCCGTCTTCTGAAGCAATATAAGCAATACTCACTTCTCCTCTGATTTGCTGGTGATGGTGAGAACACATTGATGTTACAGGTATTCTACTTTCTTGAACGATTCCATCATATCCATCCGAAGGGAAAGCAGTAACCCTATCTAAAGGGGAGTATCTTCCTGCCCATAAATCATTTACGTACGCTTTAGCTACTCTCATTGGAGTATCGGAAGAATTAGGATCTGCTTTATAATCTACCCCTAAAGCTGTAAGGAAATCTGCAAATGCTGTAGATGCATTTACAATAATAGTACTTTTTTCAATTTCGGTAAGGGTAGCTTCTGGGCCGTCTTTTAGTTGTTTAGCTGCTAACTGTGTTGAGATTCCGTTTGCAAATCCTGCTTGAACTAATTCAGTTCCGGTAATAAACTTTTTTGACATTCTTATAACTTTTGTTTATATTTAAATATATGAATTACTTTTCTATATAACAAGATAATCTTGTACTGTTTTTGAATTTTTTTCTTCCCACGGGTACACCAGCCAGTCTCCATGTTCAATATGCTCACCAAAATAATCAGGGGCTATTGAGGACATGTCTCTGTATGCCAGTGTTGCGGTAATGAAAGATAGGGGAAGTATTTCCTCTAATGTCTTTCCGGTATCTGCTATATCGTCTAAGACTATAATTTTCTTACGAGAAACTCTCGGTAAATTTTTTGCTTGGCTAAAATCCATGTACGGTATTCCGTATCGATGTGAGAACATTATTGCAGGGATTAGTCCTCCTCTAGGTATTCCAGTAACTGCATAAATATCTAGGTTATCACCCTGTAACTTGTCTGCGATTGTATTGAGTTGATGAGACACCCATTCCCAATCTAAAAAAACCTTTTCTGCCATAACTTAATTTAAGTTTTAAATATTTGTTTTTTACCACCTTCGTATACGTAAGCGTGGTTATTTTCTATAAGAAGATTATTCAAGGAACTATTTTCTCCTTCGATAAAAATCTCAGCTAGCACCCTACCGAACTTTCCTTTCCCATAAGATTGAAGAGTAAATTTTCCGTCATTCTTTTCCATGTATTTTTTTGTAAAGGCTGTTGCTGCTTTTCCTTTTTTCTTTTCTTCTAGATCTCTTGTTCTGCTTTCCCAAGTATCAACGCCTTTAAGCCGTAATCTTGCTTTTACCCAGGTATCAAATCCTAAATCGATCATACAGTCTACTGTATCTCCGTCTACTACCCTTATTAATTTTGCTCCGTACTTATACATTGTATCCCTCTTAATCCTTAAAAATGTGATAATTCTAAAACTCCTGTTTTCCAAGTTAATGTAGTTAAAGGCTGTTGATCTGCTTCTGTTGCAAATTCAATTGTTTTATGTCTTTGCGCTACAGTATTACAGAAATCTAATAATTCCTGTATAGTTACATACTCTTCTTTAGCTCCTTCCCAAGGATCTTCTGATATAAGGTAAATGTAGGGGTAGTTTCCTTCTTTATAGTCCCATACTGGACTTCCGTTAATGGTAATTACGTTTGACATTTTGTCAATACTTTGATTTAAAATCTGGTCTAGTGTCATTTTTAATTTATAAATTTAAGTCCAAAAAACTCGTAGTTCCTATGAACATACTCTTCTTCCCCGGCTTCTATTGCTTCTTCTTCTGTATCAAATATTGCAGAAACTGGGCATTCAGGTAAACATGCCCCACAGTCTATACATTCATCTGGGTTGATGTATAACATTTTTCCTTGTAGTTCGTCTTTAGACATTCCAAATACCTCTGCTCCGGCTCCAGTAATGTCTATTGGACCGTGAATACAGTCTACTGGGCATACATTAACGCAGGCAGTATCGCATGTACTAACACAAGGGCTACCTATTATATAGCTCATTATCTTTAAATTAAATTTTTACTACTTAGACGCAACGTTCTGATTCAAAAGCGATTATGTGCGGTCTCCAAGTCATTCTGTATCCATTATCTCTCACCCAGTCAAATAATAGGGGATATGATATAAATAGAGCTTCCCTACTGTCACCAGCCGGCATAAACCAAACTTTATCCTGGGGTATTTCTAATGTTTTAATGCAATCTAATATTTCTTCCAATGCTTCTTGGTCTTTTCCGTCCCAGACCGGTTTTAAGTGGTAGCTTTTATGAAATAATATACTTTTTTTTATTGCATCATAGTTAAGCCTAAACTTATTATGCTGTTTAATCATTCTCTCATCAGTCACTTTACCTTCTGGGGTGAGTACACCGAGGACAGGGACAGAGTTGCTAAACTTAGGAGATATCGAAAGTAGATCGATAGGGTAATCAGTTTCCAGGTAATGGGACCCTTCGTTTTCCATTGTTATAAAAATACCCCTTTCATGTGCAAAGTGGGTTAATTCGTTTACTAACTTTGGATGCATTGTAGGGGCTCCCCCCGTCAACATCATTTCAGTAATATGAGGGTTATTCTTATACGCTTGAATTATATCATTAAAGTTGAATTTTCCTTTCTCTGGGTGTATAGAACTATACCAGCTATCACACCAGCCTCCTTCTCCGAAATAACATCTATGGGTACACCCTGTAGTTCTAATAACTACTGTTGGATACCCTGCTCTTGAACCTTCTGACTGTACTGCTGTATACAGTTCTATGATAGGTAAAATTCTAGTATAATCTTCTATTCTACCTAAGCTCATACGATGCTGCGTTTTTAGCGTGTTCTCTAAATTCAACTTTTGTTACTTTAACTCTTCCTTCGGTCTCTTCTAAGATAAACGGGGATACTTTATCAAATATAAATTTTGCAAAGCTTTCTGCTCCTGTTGCCGGTACAACTCTTACTTGAGATACACCTGCTTGTTCCATTTTTAAAAAAGAGTCTTTAAAGGGATCATCTTCTGCTACTATATGAGTATGATCAAACATATAATCCATCCAATCTTTAGGGGACATACCGTCTATAGTTCCTTTAGCTCTTTTCATTCCGCCAAAATCCCAAACCCAATTACGTTCATCTAATTCCCCTTCAAACCATAGTTGAAATGAAATTCCATAGCCATGTAAAAAACGGCAATGAGTTGTTTCTGCTCTCCATTGACGAAATACAGTAGAGTACCCGTCAAATACTTTTGTTGATGTAAATTTACCCATTTCTTTTATTTAAACTAATTCTTCGTATACTCCTACTGTTTCTGATATTACTAGCACTATTGCTGCTGCTCCAAAATCAAAAGGTATCAATATATAACCTAATATACGAATACCTGATTTAATAAATGACACTATCTGATGTTTTTTTGCATCAGGGTGGTTCATTGGGTTTAAGTGTGGTAATAGTGGGGTTTGTAGATTGTAAGGGTACTCTTCCTGTTCCGCCTTCAAAAATGAATGTCTCAGGTCTGCTTTGTAAAGTTCCTGTTCTAGGACTTCTTTTTCTACTTGGTTTTGTCTAAGGTTTGCCATTTTTTGTTTTTAGAGTGGGGCTACGACACTTGTGTCTTATAATTCAATATAAGAAATATATTTTACTTATGCAACTATTTTTAAAAGTTTTTATAAGTAAAAGGGTCTCTTTTTTTAAGTTCAGCTATTTTCTTTCTATACTCTCTTTCTTTTCTCCAATTCCAAATTTTAGCTTTAATCCAATTTATTACTTTCATATCTTCTTGATTAAAAAATTATTTATTACCAGGTAGTTTATTTCTGAATCTATAAATCTCTCTATGGCTTGTTTAGGTGACATAGTGATTGTCTGGTCCTTTAAATTAAAAGAAGTATTTAACAGTACTCCTGCTCCTGTTACTCTTTTCATTTCCGATAGTAGATTATAATATTTTTCATTTTGCTTTTTACTTACTGTCTGTACTCTGCAAGTTTTATTTATATGGGTGGCAGCGGGGAAGGGGATTACATTGTGTGATGTTCTAGCAAAAGAGACTACGTTCATATAAGGGACTGGTTCTGTTGTCCCGAACCATTTATTTCCGTCTTCCTCTAATACTGAAGGTGCAAATGGTCTAAAACCTTCTCTTTTTTTAATTACATAATTAAGCTTTTCTCTCATTTTAGGATTTGCAGGAGAAGCTAATATAGATCTATTTCCTAATGCTCTTGCTCCAAATTCCATTTGACCTTGAAACCATGCTACTATATTTTGTGCAATTAAAAGTTCAGCTGTTTTTTTAATAATTTTTTCATCCGTAAGATGAAATGAAAGTACCCTATCTTCATATTTTCTAAGTTCTCTCTTTACCTCCGTGTCTGTGTACTCTGGGCCTAAGTAAGGGGATGAGTTCTCTTGGCTCTTTCCTTCATATTGGTAGAGACACGCTCCTATGGCTGAACCTGCATCAGAGGGTGCAAATGGTATATGTAAATGTTTAAAGTATTTATATGCTTTAAAGTTTGCTACTCCATTATAAGCACATCCTCCTCCTATACATAAATTTTCAGATCCTGTGATAAGTTTAGCTTTTTCTACTAATACAAGAAATCTCTCTTCATATACCTCTTGCAAAGCTGCTGCTAAGTTTTGATGTTCATGGGTTATAGGTTCTTCCGGCAGACGGGGGGGAATGCCCAGTAACCGGCATAGATTTTTATTAAACATTATTTTATCTGAGTATTCCCATGTAAAATACTTCTGATCTATCCAGAATTTATTATCTGTAGTGAAAAAGATACTTTTAAGCTTGTCTTTAAATTGACTTGAATCTCCATATGGTGCAAGACCCATTACCTTATACTCTCCTTCATTAGGTTTGAATCCCAAGTAGGCTGTAAAGGTTGAGTAAAACATTCCTAGAGAATTAGGGAAATTAATTGATAAATGGTTGTAAATTCTATCCCCTCTACCTTCAGCGATTGTTGCTGTAGCCCATTCCCCTACTCCGTCTATTGTTAATATTGCAGAGGTTTGAAAATTTGAGGTATAATAGGTGAAAGCTGCATGGGAGAGGTGATGATCGGTATATGAAATTTTACCGGTATATCCGATATTCTGTAAAAGGGTTTTTGGTGAATTGGCTTCTTGTTCTTTAAGAAATTTACGTTTTTGAAAAAATGTACTAATTGGTCTTTTTTTAAACGTAGTAACTACCCTATTTTTCTTTTTATCTGGGTTTTCATACCAACAAACTTCATCTATGTCTGTTAGTTTTATTCCTGATTCTTTAAGTAACCATTTAATTGAGTTAATCGGGAAGGAAGCATCATGTTTTATTTCTGTAAACCTTTCTTCTTCTACAGCATATAGAACTTTACCGTCTTTAACCAGACAGGCTGCTGAATCGTGATAAAAAGCAGATATACCTAGTTGTACCATAACTTTTATTTTTACTTTTATAGAAAATAGTGTTTATTTCTATATTAAACTATTTTTATTGATTTACTTTCAACTAATATCTTAATTTTAGTTGATACCATTTCTATGTCCTTAGCAGTTACCTTGTAAGTCTTAAAAATGGTTTTTTGTTCTCTGTAATCTATCCCGTTTAAAGTAAGAATAACCTTAATTAGTTTTTCTTTTTCTTTTTTGGTAAGAGAAGATGCAGGTGATGAGCTGTTACCTCCTTTTTTTATCTTCTCTAGTATATAGTATACGTCTTGCCATATGAAATCAATATTATTCCATATAAAATCAGCATTACCCCATGTATAAGGTATCTTCATATGCTATACTTTAGACCATTGAAATATATCCAATACCTGCTCCTGTGATTGCACTAATAGCTGTAGTATTAAATTCTAGGTTGCTAAAAGCACCAATGTGGGTTCTACCAATCTGGTCACCAATTGCTGCTGTACCAACCATACTTAATTGTATACTTTCTGGGGAACGGTACCTAATTGGGGTTTCAATAGCTCCAATACCTTGTTGTCTGTAAGTTACCATAAGTATTTTCGCTGGTACACCGCTTCCAAATGAAACCCAATTCCCAGCTGTTGGGGTTGTTGATGATAATAATAATGTTTGAATTGATTTCAAGTAAGTAACCGCTGATGTAGAACCTGCTAATGCTGCAACTGCTACTGTAGATGTAAATATAGCTGCTTTGGCTATTGAACTACCAAACAGAGATCCTAGTAAAGTATTGTTAGAAACATAGCTTGCCATTGCTGGTGCTGAATTTACTATTAATCCAATTGCTACTGCGTTTCCTATTGCTATATTAATATTAGAGTGTCCTCCAAGTGCTATAAGTGCTGCTGTATTAGCAACAAATCCTGTCATAATAAGACTATTTCCCGCCACTATACTAAAGTTTGCACTTGTAGCAAGGGTAAGCATCGCATCTGAATTAGTTGCTAGTACTTCTGATGCTCCTGCGTTTGCATTTACTAGTGTTAAAGCTGATGCTTTAGCTATGATTTGAGCAAAGGTTGACATTATTAAAGTTATTCCTGCAAGATTATAAGTTATTGCAAAAGCATTGTCTTCATAATAAGGGCTTCCTTTAAATTCTCCCCATCTTGTAGCGTTTGCATTAATAGCATTAATTGAAGTTGTTTTATTGGATACCGATGTCATTGCATTTTCGGAATTAAAAATAATATCTCTTATTCCTACTGTGGAGGTTGCACCAACTAAAATTCCAACTGATATTGTATTAGACGATAATATAGGCATTCCTACAGAGTCGTTAATAGCAAGTGTTAAATTAGCGTGAGTAGATAATGCTGTTACACCTGCTGAATTTCCAGCAAGAGCAGTCATTATTACTGAATTGCTTTTTATAAGTGTAAAGTTTGTACCTGTAGCTATATTAACCATTGCAGTATTATTGCTTGCCAATGCAGCCATAATAACAGTATTACCTGTTACGATAGAAAGATTAGCGCTTGCACCCAATGTTAGCATTGCAGCACTACTTGAGGCTAATGCTTCTGATGCACCTTCATTTGCGTTAACTGCCCCTATTGCAACAGCGTCATTTATAATATCGTCAATTGTTGCAAAAGATAAAGGGTTAATTCCTGCTAGGTTTGCTATTGTATTTTTTAAATTTGCCGCAAAGAAGTTACTTTCTTTATATGAAGCTCTTGCAAGACTATTAGCATATATCGTATCTACTGCTATCTTACTATTGGAAATAGCAGCTACAGCCAATGACTTTGAAGACATTTCAAACATAGCTATTTCACTATTAGCAATAGCTGTCATACTTCTTTGGGAGTTTGTAATATAACCCAAAGCGGCTGCATTTGTTGCTACTAGTTCCATACCTATACTATTAACTGATGTTCTTAAAACTAAATCATCATCTTCTATGATAGCTCTAATTGCATTAGTACTAGCTATGATTTGTGCCATTGCAACAGGGTCGGCAAATACATAAGTTCTATCAGGATATGCTACTAAATCTAATCCTGCAAAAACAGCAGCAGCATAGCCAAGATTATCTACAGCATAAGGACTTTGTAAGTATATGTCCCACGCTACCTGATTGTTTATGATTTTAGTTAGGGTTGGCAAGTTAAGTGTTACATTTAGCATTGTTACAGGATTTGCAGACATTGCTTGTGCGGCTGTAGAGTTATTTATGCTAGCTGCTCCAAAAACAGAATCCGTTGCTATTGGGCTTGCAATAATAGCAGTGATTGCTAATTGGTTTGCCGCTAAACTCTTTGTTTCACTTCGCATCGAAAGAGCTTCTTCAAAACCTACCCTTGTTCCTGCATTAGATAACCTTGTATCTAATTCTGCACCCAATACCGTGCCTGATTTTATTGCTGTTAACAGTCTTCTTGTTGATAATTGCATAAATTTTATTTTAATTTGATTTTTCTACTTTGTTACAAAAAAAGGTGTTAATCTACTTGTTTCATCTTCATCAAGTTCATCTCTAAAATTTCTATCGTCGGTTGCCCATGCCGATTGTAAATCAGGAGCTGCTACATTTAAAAGCCACTGTCCGAATGGGATGGATGTTACTGGATCTACTGCGGTAAAGCAGGTTTCGTCATCATCAGGTTCTAATGTTGTGCCTACAAATATTAAAAGCCCAATACCTTCTATAACTACTGAATCATCGGAGCTGGGTAAGGGTGTAGAGGGTGTTCTTAAATTTCCTCTATTTTCATATATTAAAGTTTCAAGCTCTGTTTTACTTCTCTCTATTACTAAGGGAGTTCCACCTAAAAGTGAAACACCATTTACTGTACTTATGTTAACACCGTCTACAAGTGTTGCTTGTTTTGTAGCTGATTCTGTAATCGCTGCATCACTTAATGGTTTATCAGCATCTGATGTGTTATCTACTAAATTTACTTCCGTATTAACCTTGTTAATAATATCTGCAAAATTTGCTACGGATGAAGATACATTTAATTGTTGTTGTGCTACAGCGTTTGTTAATGCTGTAGTGGCGGACGTCAACCCAGCTACTTCTGTTTCTAAAGACATTTTGTTATTGGGTTATATAGTTTATAAAAATGGTTTGGGTATCTATAAGATTTGTTGCTACAGTAACCAGTGGTATTAAAGCAGCGTTTTGTGAGGCAGAAACGGCGGTTTCTATACGTCCATCTAAAGTAGAACTGATATCCCCAACTGTATCTAATAAATTTGTGGTTTGGGTGGTTAGGTTTATAATTGATTCCTCTGTAGTCATAACTGTTGTTTTAATATATACTTAGCGTATATATTCTGTGTTTGAATTAAATTAGCTGCTTCACTTATTCTAAGTGGGAGTGTAATCGAGCTTATTGTTAATAAATTTCCTAAACCATCATATAATACATCGTCTACTATCTGCACTAATCTAGGGTAGGTATCTTGTATTAATGTGTCTGTAAGGTTATTACTCATTTATATACTTTATTTCTTTTTCGGTTCTGTTAATTCTCGTATTACTTTTAATTTAAATTCTGATATTTTTGAAGTGGGTATTTTGTATTTGTTTGCAATTTCTTTTACTATCTCCTGTGATATGCGGTTTCTTACTTCAGGTTTAAATTCTTTTATTTTCTCTCCTGATAGTACCTTGCGGGCTTCTAGTACTGCTAAAGTCCAATTTTGATTTTCTGCCTTATTGTCTGTATATTTACTTTCAACTAATTTATTGGGTTTTTGAGCTATTTCTACTGTGACTTTCTTTTTACTAATTAGGGACTCACTTTTATTTACTACCTCTACAGTAACTTTCTTACTAACTTCTAAGACAAATTCATCTTGGTAGGGTACAAAATAGGTGTCTTCATCTACAATTACTTCTAGTTTTAATGTTCCTTTTAAGTGTTCTGGAAGTAATTTTAATTTTCCTAAATGGACTTTGCAGTTCCCTTCGGAGTTAATTACTCCGTTAAAAAGTAAACTTTGGTTGCTATTTTCCAATATTAAACGAGCTTTAGCGTTACTTAAATCTGCTCCTTCAACCGCTATTTTACATTCAAAATCTTCCTCTTTATCTTTATATATTATATGCATAATACTGTTTAGTTACCTTATTTAATATAAATAGGAAGAAACTTATGTTATACCTTTTTTAAAGGGGTTTTAATATTTAACATATTGGATAATATTAAAAAGTGGTCCCTACAGGATTCGAACCTGTGACCTTCTCGTTATGAGCGAGCTGCTCTACCATCTGAGCTAAGAGACCTGGTCTTTTTTAGAGTTTTGAAATAGAACTCAAGGATATATCGACCTATAAAACTATTTTGGTAGCGGGGGTCAGACTCGAACTGACGACCTTTGGGTTATGAGCCCAACGAGCTGCCTACTGCTCTACCCCGCGATTTGCTAATTAAAAAGGATTCGAACCTTAATCCTGTCTCTACTTTCATTCCCGTCATCTGCTAAACACAGATCGTAAAACTACTCCTTTCTGCTGTGCACCATTACACCGTAATTAATCAAAGGATTGCAATCCTCCATAGTAAAGTTAATTACTCTTTACATTTGCGGCCTATGAGAGTTTCAATCTCTCTACTCCATCGTGACAGGATGGGATGATAGTCAGTTCACCAATAGGCCAGTTTCACTTAGTGAGGATACTAAGCTAGATTTTAACGGTTTTATTTACTTTCAAACAAACACATTAGTGTCTTACCACATTAAAAAAAGTCAAATTACTGGGGGCTATATTACCTGCCTTTCTTCCTCAGAGGGTGGCATTAAGGATGTCCACCCTATTATCCCTATTTATTTTATAGACTCCATAGATGTCTTATTAAGTACCTCTTACTTATTGTGGGCCGGACGAGGTTCGAACTCGCATACTTTTCGTTGCAAACGAAGTGCTAAGCCAGTTTAGCTACCGGGCCAAATTATTAAAAACTCTTTGTACAAATTTCAGTGTAATATCACGCTCTTAACGCTATGAACCTAATCACCAATACCTTTACAATAAACACAACTGCTGATACAGTCTATAGCTATCCACTTTCAATTGTGGTCTTTCTCGCCTTTTCTATCAGGGAATGCTTTCACTATGTCTATCTTTAAGCAAAGAATTTTTAATAAAAGTACTCCTGGAGGGTATCGATCCCTCTACTCTACCGTGAAAGGGTAGTGACTTAGCCAGTTGTCGACAGGAGCATTTGTAACTTTTGTAATATTCCCAGAGTTACCAACTGTACCAACCTACGATTTGGAGAGCATCCACGCCTATATGAGTGTACCCGAAGGTATTTGTTATTTCAACTCATATCTGTAATCTCTATCTTCGATCCCTTGTACTTCGGGCTTTTGAGCGAATAGAGGGAATCAGACCCTCGTCCTCTGGGTGGAAGCCAGATATAATAATCACTATACTATATTCGCATTAAAAGTAAACATTGACCTCCCTCGGTGATATTATCGTTAAGCGAGGTTAATTTACTTTTGAGCCTCTACAAGGAATCGAACCCTGTTCCTCCGGGTACAAACCGGGCACATTACCATTTATGCTTTAGAGGCAAAATAAAATAAGTTTTTTGTACCCAATGTACATCATATCGGTATTACCCGAGGTTTGATTTTTTATTTTTTACCTCTTTGTGCACTTGGTAAAAAATATTATTCCAAACTCTACCCTCCCTAGTCTCTATTTCGAAATTCACCTAGCTATCTGGGATTTATATACCGAGGGGTTATACCTCAGTCTTCACTTACTTTTGAGCCTCTACAAGGAATCGAACCCTGTTCCTCCGGGTACAAACCGGGCACATTACCATTTATGCTTTAGAGGCAGTTAAGTTAGAATGGTGATTTGAATACCTTTTAAGTTCTCCTTCGAACGTCTAACTTATATTTTGTAGCCCTAGTTGGAATCGAACCAACCTTTGATAAGTTACTTACTCTAATGTTTTAACTTTTCTCTTCAAACTAGTATAAGAAGTGTTAAACCAAAAGCCGTAACGTTATCCCACTGATAGTAGTAGGAGCGATCCACTACTATATATAGGACCATTTTAATTTTGTAGCTATGTTAGGATTCGAACCTAATCCGGCTTTACAATTCTAAGTGAACTTATCGTTAAACTTAACCCTGGAGAGGTGCTATCAACTAATGATTTCACAGCTATAATTTTGTACTCGTGGCAGGACTCGAACCTGCAAAAGACCGTTTCTAAGACGGCCGTGTATACCATTCCACCACACGAGCAATTTATCCAATATGTCAATGAACCTATCTTTATTATATATAAATATACGAACTATTTACTGTATATCCTAATTTTTTTATGTTTATTTTTGAGAGTAAGGTAGGAATCGAACCTACTCTGTTGGTTTTGCAAACCAACTGTTCTCCAAGAACAACTCACTCATTTACCTAGAATAATAGGTAAGGTTTCCACTCTTCAGGTATAAAACTTGTTTTCTTTAATAACATTAAGTAGTGTGGTCTTTTTGGTTTAGGTATTTCCCTACCGTATTCTTTTAATGTTAAATTTGCTTTTTCGTTATTACAAATTTTACAAGCAGTTACTAAGTTATCCCAAGTGTTTGGTCCTCCTTTTGATTGTGGTACTACGTGATCTAATGTAAGTGTTTTTCTGTTATTACAACCGCAGTATACGCATTCATGTCCATCTCTTTTAAATACATTATCTCTTGTTAGAGCTACTTTCTGGTATTCTAGTTTTACATAAGTGTAGACTCTAATAACAGATGGTTTAAAAATTTCTAGTTTGGGGTTTACAACTCCAAATGTTTCGGGGTGTTCAACTACTACATCAGCATTACCTTTATACGAAATCACGAAAGCTCTTTCGGTAGTAATGATGCTTCTTGCAATGTAGCTTGAATCAACCACTAATGTTTTGTCATAACGATTTTTCATGAGTTAATAATTAAGTTAATGTTTGCGCAACCCCAAGGAATCGAACCTTGTCCTATAGTTTTGGAGACTATTTGGCTACCTTAGCCCGAGAAGCATTTTGTTTGAACCTCCACCAAGAATCGAACTTGGATCTAAACTTTAGAAGAGTTTTGTTATGTCCATTTAACTATGGAGGTAGTTGAGGCTTTAGAGAGATTCGAACTCCCATTTTTCGGTTCGTAGCCGAAGGTTCTGTCCATTGAACTATAAAGCCATTTGTACCCATAGTAGGATTCGAACCTACAGCTTACAGGGCTTAAACCTGTTGTGTTTACCGTTTCACCATATGGGCATTTTTTTTCATTTCACGAGTCTTCCTAAGACTTTCTCTTATCTTTTTTTTAGTTTCCTCACTCCTTGGTTTTCCGTATTGTGAGTTTTTATTCCCACACCCCTGTCCTATTTTAGCTTTTTTCATCTTAAGTATAGTCTCTTTCGAGTGTTTTTTTCCTAGAAAAGAGTTATGAATATGTCCGCTTTTTTTTAGACCTCTTTTTATTTTTTTAGAGATAGTGTCTTTGTCCTGCTGTGTTAGATTTTTTACCCACTCTTTTTTTGTATCTTTAAGTTTTAGTATATATGCCTCTCTCCAATCTACGTCCTGTTGTAATTTCTGTTTTCTAATCTCATTTGCACACCTAGAAGTTTCTATACTAAATCCATTTCCTCCTGTTATTAAGTTTAAGCAGTTTACACTGTTTAGATCCTGTTCTGTTATTAACTGCATTTCAGCTTGAACTAGGTCTTCTCTTGAATTAAAATACTTAATTATCTCAACCTTAAAATTGTCTCTACCGTACTTAGTTACTTCGTAGCGTAGTCTTGTACCGCTTCCTAAATATCCGTCATCGATACGGTTAGTTGAATGCATTCCTAGGTAATATCTACTGTTTATTATATTTGTTGTTTTATAAGTAAAGTGGTATTTCTTCTTTTTTGAATAGTTAGCCATTTATGTTTGTTTATTATAAATAGCTAACTGTTTCAAAAAGTATACTGGGTGTAAGGAAGGTATCGATCCTTCGTCTTTTGATTCACAGTCAAACATTCTACCATTGAACTACAAACACCATGTTTGTAAGGCTCCCACTTTCCTTACTTGTCAGTCTATAGTTGTCTCTTACGAGGTGCGGGTGACTGAATTATCCTCCACATATTTCTATGTTTGAACCCGAGCGGTTTTAAATATAGTACCAATAGATGGAATTGAACCATCAACCTACTCCGTATGAAAGAGCCGCTCTACCATTGAGCTATATTGGTATTTTGAGGAAGAAATCGGAATCGAACCGAATGCCTTTTACAGCACGATTATCTTAGCAGGATACCCTAATCACCATCATAGTTTATCTTCCTTTTGTCGATCTAGCAGGATTTGAACCTGCGGCTTATTCGGTATCAGCGAATTACTCTACCGGGCTGAGTTATAGATCGAAGTTGATTACAACCTGACTCCTTTCGAACTTTGAGAAACTCGTATCATTCAATTTTTGTAATCAATCCTGTATGAAGAGTTTTTAATACGATCACTAGAACTCAAGGGCAGGACTTCCTATAAACTAATTGGAGGGTTGGGTGGGGGTCGAACCCACGGAATCTTTTACTTAACAGGCAAATGCTTTACCACTTAGCTACCAACCCTGAATTTAGTCTCTCCTAATAGTCACCCCTCTATAAGCTTCTCAGTTATGGTTCTGTGGGGTAGAAGCAACTAACTACGATGTAGTTGTTACGATTAAAGGACTCGAACCTTCATTGGGTATATCTACCGGTACTGCCAATGGAACAGTCAACGCACCTGCATCGTAATATGATGGTGGAATCTGAAGGAATCGAACCTTCTCCTTTAGTTCTTCAGACTAGCGTGCGAACCATCTACACAAAAATTCCATATCCCTTCGTTGCTACTTACACTTTCTAGCTAGTGTGCTTTCACCCTTTCCCGTTTATTTTATATCGTCGTACTAATGGGGCTTACGCCACGATATTGGTTTGGCTTTTTTCCTGTTTCTTTCTTTCAGTAGCCTTCTGCCCGGTGGGGCAAGGTGGATTCGAACCACTCCCTTGCGGACGAGATTTACAGTCTCGCTGCCGTATCCGAACGACTTTCTCTCCCCTTTGATTTTGTAATAGGACTTGAACCTATACGAAGACCTTGCGGTTACTTCAACCCTTGGAATGGGTCGTGTATCCCAATTTCACCACACAAAACAACTATCTTTAAGAAGACTGTAATCTCCAAATAAATAGACTAGTAAATGCAATTAACGATATTACAGTACCGTATTTATATACACCCAACTAATTTTGTACCTCGTAGTGGAATCGAACCACTGCCAATTGCATGTAAAACAATTACGCTTCCATTACGCCAACGAGGCAAATTTAATTCTAAGCTTCGGACTTGATTCCTTCTATGAATTAATAACAGTCTCTTTTGTGCCCCTTGTAGGTAACGATCCTACTTCCCGATATTAAAAGTATCGTGCTTCACCTTAAAGCTTAAAGGGCAATTCCGCATTTCTAAGATAGGTGGCATTTTTACACAGCCAGCGGACCTATTTGTGGTGGTCGGGTAGAGAAGAGTTGAACTTCCCGCCTCTCGCTTCCAAAGCGAGCTTCTCACCCCGAGAATACTACCCGTATTAATCTACTTTTACCCTGGCTATATATGGCATTTCATATCTTTTACCCAGGCTATTTTGTAGATTATGTTAGTATACCAAGATTCGAACTTGGGCTATTTGATTCAAAGTCAAATGTGTTAACCGCTACACTATATACTAATTTAAAAACTACTTACACCTAATAAAGAAATCTCATCTTTTCTTCGCCCAGGGACGAATTAGTTTCATTGACTTAGGCGAATTACAGTAGTTTTTTGAGGAAGGTGTGGGATTCGAACCCACGGGTGCTTTAACACACCTCCAGTTTTCAAGACTGGTGCAATTAGCCGGACTCTGCCAACCTTCCTTATTATCCAATATGTCAATGAACTTTAATTTCTTATAATGTAAATATACGAACTATATTTCACACCTCCTAATCTTTTATGTCAAGTTTTTAACTTCTTTTTTTAGCCTTTCATGATAGGTTTTGTTTTTTTCGATAAAATATGTTTCCATGTCTCTACCTTTCCATCTTTCAGCTAACATTTTAAATACTTTAGTGTCTTTAAATTTTACCATATCTTTAATTTCAATACGTAAATATACGAACTATATTTCACATCTCCTAATTTTTTTACACTTACTTTAATAAAAAAACCCGAATCTTTTGGATCCGGGTTTAGTTTTGGTTTGATATGTTTTATTCTATCAACTTATACTATTCCCGGATATGTATCTCGGCTGCTTATATTCATTATTGGCTAACATAAAATCTGTAATATCGCCACATACTGAACTCGCCCATATAATGGACTGTATCACTGTTTGTAAGAGTGAGTGTATGTTTGTAATAGTTTTCATTGTTTCTTTTTATCTTTAATAAATATACGAACTTTATCTTTTCAGTCCAACTTTATTTTAAATGTTTTTTATATAGTAATTTTACCTTTCACACCAGGTACCATTTGTTTAATTTGTTCTTTAGAGTATTTTTTAGAAATGGGGGTGTTTTTTAAATAAAGATCACCTACTACTGTTAAATCTTGGGGGAGGGAGGTTATTGGGGTATTATTTAAATAAAGATAACCTACTACTGTTAAACCTTGGGGGAGGGAGGTTATTGGAGTATTTTCTAAATCAAGAGAACCCCCTACTGTTAAGTCTTTAGGTAATGCGGTGATAGGAGTATATGATAAATAAAGATAACCTCCTACTGTTAAACCTTGAGGTAGCGAGGTGATTTTGCTCCCATATAAATCAAGATTACCTTTTACTTTTAAATCTTGAGGTAGGGAGGTTATTGGTGTACCTGCTAAATCAAGATCATTTTTACCCCCATCCTTCATATATTGTTGGATTTTCTTTTGCGTAGCAATTAAAAAGTTCTTAGTACGTTCTTCAGGGGAACGTCTAGGGACTAATATTTTATTTTCTAATATGTCTATTAATTTTATCATTATATAATAATTTCACCTTTCACACCAGGTACCATTTGTCTAATTTGTTCTTCATTATATTTTTTAGAGATGGGGGTATTTCTTAAATAAAGATTACGTCCTACTGTTAAACCTTGGGGGAGGGAGGTTATTTTAGTATTTCTTAAATCAAGATCATCTCCTACTGTTAAACCTTGTGGTAGGGAGGTTATTGGGGTACTATTTAAATTAAGATAACCCCCTACTGTTAAACCTTGAGGTAGGGAGGTTATTTTGCTCCCATATAAATAAAGAGAACCTCCTACTGTTAATCCTTGGGGGAGGGTGGTTATTGGTGTTCTTCCTAAATTAAGATCACCTTTACTTCCATCCTTCATGTATTGTTGGATCTTCTTTTGGGTAGCAATTATATAATTCTTAGAGCGTTCCTCAGGGGAGCGTCTAGGGACTAGTATTTTATTTTCTAATAGATCTATTAGTTTTATCATTGTATATAAATTTCACCTTTTACTCCCGGTACCATTTGTTTAATTTGTTCTTTAGAGTATTTTTTAGAGATGGGGGTATCTCTTAAATCAAGATTACGTCCTACTTTTAAATTTTGAGGTAGGGTGGTTATTGGGGTATTAGTTAAATAAATATTACTTCCTACTGTTAAACCTCGGGGTAATGAGGTTATTGGAGTATTCTGTAAATCAAGATAACCTCCTACTGTAAAACCTTGGGGTAGGGAGGTTATTAGAGTATACCTTAAACTAAGAGAACCTCCTACTGTTAAACCCTGTGGTAGGGAGGTTATTGGGGTACTATTTAAATTAAGATAACCTCCTACTGTTAAACCTTGGGGGAGGGAGGTTATTGGGGTATCTCTTAAATCAAGAGAACCTCCTACTTTTAAACCTTGAGGTAGGGAGGTTATTTTAGTCCCATGTAAATCAAGAAAACCTCCTACTGTTAAACCTTGAGGTAGGGAGGTTATTTTAGTATAAGATAAATCAAGATAACTTCCTACTGTTAAGCCTTGGGGTAGGGAGGTTATTGGGGTATTTTTTAAATCAAGATCACCTTTACTCCCATCCTTCATGTATTGTTGGATCTTCTTTTGGGTAGCAATTATATAATTCTTAGAACGTTCTTCTTTGGAACGTCTAGGGACTAGGATTTTATTTTCTAATATGTCTAATAGTTTAATCATTATGAAATTCCTATTATATTAGTATATTCTTTTATATCGTTAGATGAAATTTGTTTATCTAACCCATCATACCCATCAATTTTCCCATTATCTAATACCGCCAAAGCAACAACTACTAAATTCTTCCAAGTTTTTGGAAATTTATCTTTAAGTTGATTTATCATTTGCTGTGACTTTACTTTAACATAGTAAAAAGTTACATTATTTGTATAGTAATAATCATTAAAGTGATCGGGGGCTTTGTATGTTGTACACCATGAAGAATCTTTTCCACCATCCCCACAGTCTCTAAATGCAAATTGGGATAATCCAAGTTTACGAGATGCTTCGTGGGTGTGGGGGGACATTATTAATAGGTCTGAATTCTCTAATACAGTATCGTAGTCGGATTCTAGATCTCTGGTAGATATATTTTCTCCTGAGTTGTTAATTTGGTCAACTTCATCTTGAAGGGCTTTAAAGGATTTAATTTGGTAAATATCTTTGGTTTTTGTTTTACCTTTTTCTGAGAGTGTATTGAACTCTTCAATGGTGTTTCTTAAATCATCTATATCTGTAATTTGTTTTTCTGCCCATTGTTTTGCCATCCACCCTACATACTTACGTGTTGGGGAAGGGTCTATATCAGTTAATATTTTTAACTCCTCTTGGGTTAGTTTACCGGATTCAACATATTGTTTTGCCTGTCTTATGTTTTCTAATATTGAATGTTTATTTTCAATTAAGAGTTTTGAATAATTAAATTTCATATTGTTGTGTTTTATATATAAATATTACCTTTAACATCAGGTACCATTTGTTTGATTTGTTCTTTACTATATTTTTTAGAGATGGGGGTCTTACTTAAATAAAGATAACCTCCTACTTTTAAATCTTGAGGTAGGGTGGTTATTGAGATATTTCTTAAATAAAGATCATCTCCTACTGTTAAACCTTGGGGTAGGGAGGTTATTAGAGTATTTTCTAAATCAAGAGAACCTCCTACTGTTAAACCTTGGGGTAGTGAGGTTATTGGAGTGTTTTTTAAATAAAGACTATCTCCTACTGTTAAACCTTGGGGGAGGGAGGTTATTTTAATCCCATGTAAATCAAGATAACCCCCTACTTTTAAATCTTGAGGGAGGGAGGTTATTGGGGTATCTCTTAAATTAAGGGCACCTCCTACTGTTAAGCCTTGGGGTAGGGAGGTTATTTTAGTATTTCTTAAATCAAGATAACCTCCTACTGTTAAACCTTGAGGGAGGGAGGTTATTGGGGTATTATCTAAATAAAGATTACCTTTACTCCCATCCTTCATATATTGTTGAATTTTCTTTTGCGTAGCAATTAAAAAGTTCTTAGAGCGTTCTTCTTTGGAACGTCTAGGGACTAAAATTTTATTTTCTAAGAGATCTATTAGTTTTATCATTAAATTGTTAATGCCCTCTACTTTTTATATGTAAGTTGATTGAGGTGGTCCATATATAAATATGACTATTAGTTTTTATCTTGATATAGTAGCTGTACGATCAACCGTACAATTAAGTCACCATGTTAGACACTACTGTAAAAGATAATATGTGTAGGTAATTTCTCTACTACTTACCGTGTTGAGCAAGGATTTGTTTTACGTGTGCTTCTGCTACTTCATATGCAACTACCCCACTTTCATCTTCATAAGTTACAGGGTCAGGTCTACCTAAAGCTATAAATGCTTCAATACGTTCTACTGAAGAAGCTGATTTGTAGTCGCTATTACCACTTGGGTAGGGTTTGTAAGAGGTGTTTGTGCGTTTGTAAACTTCATCAAATTCTAGTCCTAGTTCTTTACATAATAATTCTCCGTCTTGTAAAATTGTAAATTTATTTCCTTTTAAATAAGGAGTAAAATAACCTACTCGTTCAGCATCCCAATTACCTTCTCTGAAGGCTTTGTCATCTGCATCTCTAAACTCCTGTCTGCAGTCTGGATAAACTGAAAAGTCTCCCGCATGAATTCCTAAAGCAATATCACAGTTTTCTCCTGTACGGTTTGCTATCGATAATGCCACTGCTTGGGTAATAGAAGCAAATATTTTATTACGGTTAGGAACAACAGTTTCTTTCATGTTGCTATTTTCATAATGTCCCTCCGGTACATCTTTACCTCCTTCTACTAAAGCTGAATCTAGTAAGTCTGCTAATCCGTCTAGTTTAATTTGACGGTAATTAATTGTATTGTAGTTTAACCCCACAATTGTGATTGTCCCTAATTGATCCTGTTCTATTCTTTCTACATTACCATTTAGATAGTTAACTAATGATTGAGCTCTTTCTAACTCTACTCTGTGTTTTTGACCGTAGTCGAATGAAATACCTGTTACAGTATCATATTCTTTTAATGCTCTAAGTAGTAAAGTGCTACTATCCATTCCTCCTGAAAGGCTAACCACGCAATGTTTTTTTGTTTTACTCATTTTATTTAAATTTATAACTGCCAGGTATTATTAAACGTATAGGCGAACGCTTCTTTATTTTCTATCCCTCAATGGTTGTCATTGACAACATCTCTTTTTGAATATCTTCCCAACGATCTGTATACTCTTTAAGAGTATAGCTTTTACTTTCCCCATTATTTAGTTTTTCGTTAGCCACTACTTTTAAAGCATGGTTAAAATTAGACGGATAACATACGGTTTTAATATACTCTGTACTTTTTTCTCCTTTAGTAACTCTTTCGTATACTGTATAACCTCCTGATTGAGATTTAGCAATAAAGAAAGGTTCCATTACTAGGTCTTGAATAAGTGTATCCCCGGCAGGGATTGAATTAGGTTTTCTTAACATATCTATAGTTTTTATTTATATTATTGTACGGATTTTTTAGCTGAGTATTAATTCTTTTAGGTCTTCTTTTGATAGAACCCCCACTTTTGTTAGTCTTGTTCCGTCCTCTCTAATCAATACGGTATGGGGTATGTTTCTAACTCTATATTTGGCTGCTAAACCATTAGTATCTGTTTCAATATCTACGGTTGTAAATTTTACTTGTCCTTTATATTCTTTTGCAACACTGTCAAAGATTGGTGCGTATGTTTTACAGGGTGCACACCAGGTGGCCCAGAACTTAATTATTTCCTTCATTATCTCTTAACTTTATTATAGGTGTCTGCTTTTGAAAATCTTTGAATAGAAGGTGTTACTGTTGAGTAGGTAGTTTTTTGTTTCCTAACTTCTAACCATTCCATTAACTGTGTGTATGTCTGTTTTGATGAGTTTGCCATATTCTGTAGGTTATTTTTATATATTTTAAGATACGAACTATTACGTGTATTTACAACTGTTTTACTCTGTACTTCTTTAGAGAATTTTATTTATTTCGTAAAAATAGTAATCCTCTCTAAACAGTATATTTTAATTTAAATCCTCAATACCCAAGTATATAAAATCTAACTCACACCCCTCTCCTACTTGTTTATTAATTTCTTCCCAATTTTTGGACCAGTCTAAGTTAAGTGAGAAGGTTTTTGATTTGTGGGTCCTCCACTCTTTATCGGATTCTAGAGTGGTGGGTGGATTTATGCCTTTCACAATATTGGGGTGTAGTATTCTATTGGAAAAATCAATACCTGCATTTATATGTTTTTTTCTTGGCTTTACAAGATATAATGGCTAGTCTTTTCATTCTATTTATAATAATCTTTCACTCATAACTATATTAAATTAAAGGAAAAATGTCGTAGCCGTATTCTTCTATCCAATCGTATATACTACGTTTATTACCTAATTGATACTTATGCTCTAAAAACGTTGAATTTTGTTTATGTAGCTTACTTAATATACGTTCCCTAGTATCGATATCAAAATTAAATGTGGGTTGTTTTATAGATTTTCTCTGTGAATGGTCATACAGATGATATATGGGAGTATCCTTATAATTTACTACATCATATCCGTTTGTGTAGGAGCGTAATGTCATATCTAATTCTTCGAATTGCCAACCGGCATATGGATCGTAACCTACATTTGCTAACCAGTATATGTCGCTGATGTGATACCCACCGGCACCTAATGATCTATAGTAATCGCCTTTGTTTTCGATTGCTTCAGCGGTGAATCTAAATTTATAATTACAATGAATGTCACTTTTTAAAACGTTTACCATATGTTGGTTGTGCTTGCTATAAGTATCTACACCATCTTTTGAAGTATACACTTTAGGGTAACAGGTAATTAAGCAATCCCCATCGTAATTATCAACAGCGTCTACCATTATTTTATCCCACCCCTTATCAAACCTAGTATGAGCATCTATACATAAGTAGTATTTGTGGGATGGTTTTATATATAAATGAGCGTGTGCCCTAACTTGAGTTACGTTTCGTGTTTTATCTTCTCTTACGTTTATTAATGTTACATTATCTGGGAATTGTGATTGTTGCCACATATCTTCTTCGAAGTCCTGATTATATATTACTATGTCTAAATTATTTGGTTCGTTGGCTTTGTCTAATAAATCGTTTACCGTATTAAGTAAGTCATTGTCTAATCGACAAGCTATAAAAACTAATATTGTTTCCATTCTGTAATTGACTTGTAAAATTTGTTATTAGGAAAATTATCCCATTTTATTTCGTGAAATTTATTTTTATTGAATAGGGGGTCGCAACTATAATGTGCTATGTGGTGTGATTCTTTTAATTCATTTATGTTTGGGTAATAACAATTTTTACCGTCTACCATTTTAATTTTACTATTGTGACATGCCACGTTAAGCCCATACATTAAAGCCCACCAGCTATGGCTAGTATTAGGATATTCGTCACTGACTTTGATTGATGTTTCTACTGCTTCGTGGTAGATTTTGTCAAATACTTTTTTCTTTAGTATGACATTAAAACCTCCATTCATGTACTGATAATCATTGTGGTGTAAGTATTTGTGAATAATATTTCTATTGTCGCTGTTTACTTTTAAATGCCAATTTTCGTATGTAGCGTCTACAACTACTTCGTTATCACTAGGAAGGTAACCATCATATTTTTTTAAATGAAATAAATCAGCATCTATTATTTCTAGGTATTCTTCATCATCTACATCTCTTGTAACTTGGTAAGCTGCTGTGAATACATTATTAACTATATATCGAGGTTCAGTAAAGTTAAGCATATCTAAAACGCTATCTACTAGTTTATGTGGTAGGCGTAGCCCCCAATCTAATTCCGTTGTTATTGCGTCGCTTTTATAATTGCGATTTACGATAGGAATTATAGCTTTACTATGAGCATCTTCTCCGTACACTTTAAAATGGTTAAATTCGAATAAACTTATTTGCCACTTAAAATGATTTGTTGCTACAGCACAAGGAATACTAATCATTAATGTAAGAGTAGTTTTTTAACTTGTAGTGGACATAAAAATTAACATAGTCTTTACCTTCAAATGGTTTTATTCTACCATGCTCACATACTGCTGATTCGTAAAATACCATATCTTGTGGTTCGAAGAATATTTCATTTGTTTCGCCGTCATGTCCTTTTATTTGTAGTGCCCAGTCATCACCGAATTCTTTATAGCCGCATCCGCAACGTAAATCTTTTGACATCATTATTATAGCACTAATTTGGTGTGTTTCAATTCTATCAGTATGTAAGATTAAACTACTATTTTTATGGTAATTTCTAAACCCATATATGAATGTTTTTTCTAATTCTTCACCACACCAAGCTTCTAATTTAGGTAATAAGTAATCGTGTATCTTATTTGTTAAATTAGGTATTTCCCATATGGGATAAATTGTTGATGAACCGGGTTGAGTATTATCTTTACCGGCATATTCCTCTTTATAACTTTTATCGGCTACACTTATTATTCCTTCAACACAGTCATTAAATAGTTTATCATCAAATTTAAATACTTCGAAACCATTTTTTGTTAATTTAGGGAAATCTAATGCTGATGAAAATGTGTGGGATTTTTTAACCATATGTTCTTGTGCTAATCTATTGTCTTCTGCGCCGTTCCAATCATTTTCTCTAATCCAAGCAGTAATAATATATTTTTTTCCTTTTATTATGGGTTTACCGGCATGTAATACATCATTATTTACTTTACCGTCTATCATGTTATTCCATAGTAAAGCTTTACCTTTAGTAGGTTTAAACGATTGTTTTAAAATAGAAAATTCTGTTTCACCACCTTCCAAACCATCATTTAAGTAAATCATTAGTGTTTGCGTTCGATTACCTGATGATAAGCAGTGCTGATTATAATGTTCGCCTAAAAAGAAGTCATAGTGGGGTTTAAATTCCTGCCCTACTTTATATAATTGTCCTTGTAATGCTTCTATTTTGGCTGTTCTAATTCCTAAAGTATTTGCTATTTTTTTACTTAGTCTTAACACTACATCATTATCAGCAGGTAAATTACAAGTGGTTGAAGTTCTTGAACTATCAACTACAGCTTTTTTTGTAGCATCAGCTACAGTGGAAGGTTGATTATTTGCCTTTATTAATTTAATTAAAGCATCACAATCTTGTGTATTTAAAAAATCGTTTAATTCTATAATCATTTAGTAAGATTTATGTATTACTGTAGGGTAGTCTATGCTTTAAAAATTTCTTCTATTTTATTCATAACTTCTTTAAAATCCACCTATCACATGATAAACAGTCTTCTGATGTTCTTGATCCTATATCTATTCCTGTTACTGTAATAATTTTTGGCATAGGTATAACTAGTTACTTAACTGTGTTTGCTTTTACTCTAACTTCATGCCACTTTACTCTACCGTCTTCTACCGCTTTTTTTATGTTTTTTTGATGGCCATTCAAAAAAGCTGTCCCACTTTTTACCTCAATGAGATGAACAGTAGTTGTTTCTGGTTTATCCAAATCTGTAAAGCCTAAAAAATCAATAGGTTTACCTAAATGATGAGTATTTTCCGGAGGTATAGGGAAAACATCCATAAAGGGTACAAAATTCTCAATAGTTAATCCCCACTGCACAGAACCTGATCTTTTTTTAGCATCAGCAGATATTTTGCTTTTCTGTTTATCAAACGATACTTGCTGCTGTATTAATTCTCTCTTAAGTTTTTTTACTTGTATTATAAGGAATACTACTACACCTAATAGTGCAGCAGATACCAGTATATATAGTATATACATACTAATTAATTTAGTTTACCCATCACAGCTTAAACAATCTTCAGATGTTCTTGATCCTATATCTCCGTTTATTACTGAGTCTGTTCTTAGGTAATATAGTGTTTTTATTCCTAACTTCCAAGCTTGTTGGTGAACTAGGTTGATAAATCTTGGACTATCTGTTGGATCAAAGGCTAAGTTTAAAGATTGTGTTTGATCAATGTATTTTTGTCTAACTGCTGCTTGTTCTACCAGAGCAAGTTGGTTTATTTCAGCAAATGTTAAGAATACCTCTTTATCCTCTACTGTCATAATATCTTCAGGTAGATTAGCTACAGAACCTCTATCTTTCATGATTTGATCCCAAACTTCTTCTGTATTATGCCCTTTTACGTCTAAATATGACTCTAATGCTGGATTTTTTCTAATAAAAGTTCCTTTTGCTGAGTTAAAGGTATAAACGTTTGCTGGTACTGGTTCAATTCCTGCTGAAACTCCTCCTGATATAGTGGAATTTGATACTGTTGGTGCGATAGCCAGTAAGTGACTATTTCTCATTCCAGTTCCTTTGCACCATAACGGCTCTCCATACTCATCTGCTAGTTTTCTTGAAGCTGCTTCTGCTTTATTTTTAATATCCGAGAATATTTGATGTGTGTACGATGTTGCTGCTATCGAATTGAAAGGTATTCTTTCGTTTTGTAAAAATGTATGCCATCCTAATACTCCTAATCCAAGTGCTCTTCCTTTTTTAGCAGATCTTGCTGATCTTATCAAAGAATCTCTTCCAGAGGTCTTTGCTAGAAATTCCTCTAGTACTCCATCTAAGAAATAAATTGCTGTTTCTATCAAATCTGTATTTTTCCATTCGTGCCATTTCGTTAAATTTACTGAGGATAAACAACAAATAAAGGAATGTTCTTCGTCGGTAAATAATGTAATTTCCGAACAGATATTTGTCATCGTAACTTCAAGGTTATTTCTCGTATATGCAGGAGGATTGTCATTATTAACGTTATCCTTAAACATAATATAGGGTTCTCCTGTTTCTACTCTAGACTTAAGTATCTCTACCCATGTCTCCATTGCCTCCGGTACTCTCCTGTCGAGTTTCTCCATAAAGCTATCATCCACTACAACGCATTGGTGTAGGTTTAGACACTGTCTATTAGGGTCCCCTTTAGGTCTTCTAATTTGTAAAAATTCTTTAATATCTGGATGATTTATATCTAGGTTAACTGATGCTGCTCCTCTACGAACTGCGCCTTGGTTAGTTGCTATGATAGTAGAATCGTAAATCTTAGCCCAAGGTATTACACCTTCTGACTGTCCCATTTCTAAGGTTCCGATTTTTTGACCTCTACCTCTAACTTTAGATAATCCAATACCAACTCCACCTCCTAAGGAAGTCAATCTCATGAGTTCAGCATTGGTCAAGCCAATACCTCGAATTGAGTCGGGGGTATCAATTCCGAAACATGAGATTGGTAATCCTTTATCAGTTCCTGTATTTGATAGAACAGGTGAGGCTAAATTTAACCACCCTTTCCACATATACCTGAAGAATTTTGGTGCTAAATCTGGTCGATCTAGTCTTTTTGCTACCGTATCAGCTACTCTCTTGTATGCTAATTTTGGTGTTTCATTTGGTAGTAAATACCCTTTTGATATTGTTGCTATTGAAACTTCGTTCATCCATTCCGGATAGTCTTTTCCTGCTTCCCAATTGTAAGTATCTACTGGTGTATTCATTTAATTTTGTTTTTGTTGTTTCCGTAATTTATATTCTCTACGTAGTTAATTATAGACCCTTTTAATTTACCTCCTTTTACTGTAGTTCCTGTGTTTCTATTTCTCTTTAATGTTCCTTCATCGTACTTTTCTAAAGCTTCCATTAAGCTATGTAGTAGTTCTTTGCTCTTGTCTGGGTGTATAATTGTATAGGTTCCTTTCGATTTTCCGTAATTACCTGCTAACTCTCCTGGTCGTTTTACTCCCCACTGTGAGCTCTTCTCTCCTGTGTGGTTTTTTATGAACTTTTCAAAATACTCCTTCCGTGTCATACTGCCTTTAGTCTGCTTACAGGAATACACTCTTTTTTCTATAGCTTCTCGTGACTGTTGGTTTCCGGAGTTACATAATTCTCGTATCCTTGCAAGTCCTTTTTCTGAGTGGTATTTCCCGTTGTACTTAGCTTTTTTTGTTTCTTTTGCCTTATCTACGGTTTCAGTATTGAACATTGGATTTTTCTCTAGAAAAAGCTTTCTCCGTTTTTCTACAGGGTAGGCTATTAAGCACAATTTTTTTCTTTGTAACTCCCCCTCTTCTGTTTTACCTGATAGTAGCAACCATGCTACTTTATCTTGCATTTTCCCTAACCACTTGTACCGTATCCAATGTGCTGTTGCATGGTTTTTTATTGATAGTCTTACTAAGTTAGATTCTTCGTTGGTTCCTTGTTCATATCTTGGAATAATGTGATGTTTATGTGTACCCCCTATTACTTTATTACTTTTTCTCTCCTCTAGGAATTTTTTATAAATTTCTTGCCAGTTTACCATAGTATTTGTTTAGAATAAATAGGTAAGAAAAAGATTTTATTGCAACTCGAATCTTAAAAAGCGGTGTCCCAATCCATATGTCCTTTACTATAATTTGTTACGCGCACAGCGAAGAAATCTGAAAATTGTTTACCTGCAATTACTGCGTCAAACCATTTCATTGTCTTTAATGCTCCTTTGTCAATTTCTGTTGAGGGTATTAATGGTTTTAGTCCTAAGTCCCCCATTTTGGTGTTTACTCTATGTTTAATAAAATTCTTAAGCTCTTCTTTGGTAAGATTCTCTAAATCTCCCATTTCAAAGACTTTGTCTATAAAGTCATATTCAAGTTTTATAGCAGCTGTTGCTGCTTCTCTTATATCCTGCTCTAATTTAGCTGTTTTAAATTCTGGGTGTTCTTTCATTAATGTTCTAAATAACCAACAGCCTGCTTCTGAGTGTAGAGATTCATCTCTTACTGACCATTCTACTATCTGTCCAACACCTTTTAGTTTGTTTCTCATCTTAAATGAAAGTAACACTGCAAAGGAACTAAATAAGTTAACTCCTTCTGTGAAAGCAGAGAAGATAGCGAGAGAGACAGCTCTTTGGTGCCAATCCGGAGATTCGTGTGAATCTCTAACATCCATTAGATGTTGAATTTTTGCCATTGTAGCTTCATCCTCCATAAACTCCGCAAAATTATCCAAACCCAGCTGTTCGTTTAATAATGAATAAGCTTCTGCGTGTATTGTTTCAAAAGATCCAAAAGTGACCGCCATTGCAATGACTTCTGGTTTTCTAAACCATTTTGTAACTAAATTAGTCCAGTAGTCATTTACTACTGTTTCGGTTTGTGCGAATCCTTTTAAGATTCCCCCAATAAGGTTCTTTTCATGATCCTTTAGGTTAGAATTCCAGTCTGTTACATCTTGTGACATTGGTATTTCTGTATGTAGCCAGTGGGCTTGTTGCTGTCGGAGCCAGTAGTCGAATGCTTGTGGATATTCAAAGGGCTTGTAAACAATTCGTTCCTGTAAAAGACTCATATGTATTTATATATTTGAAGTTAAATTAGATGGGAATATCCTCTTGGTTATCTCTCGGGGACGTTTTAATAAATAGAATATATATTCTACTTTTGTCTGGTTTTTTAAGAACTTTATTATAGTAATTTCTGTAGCGTTTCTGATGTTAAGTTATACTTAGGTTTAGCGGCTTCTGCTAATAGATCATCTAAGTCTGTTTTACCTTTAAATGATATATGTCCGTTATTGGTATCCATGTTTATGTCGTAAGTCATTCCGTCCATACCGTATCTGTTTTTCATAATATGAATTCGACCAGTTCCTAAAACTTTATCTTCTTTCATCCTAGATAAGGATAAACATACATCGGCTACCATCATCTTATCATACGATCCTGCAGCTTTATCTCCTTCTATTATTGAATCTTTAGCTCCCATACGGTTAACCTGTGAAGGTGTTAAGATTGGTATTTTTAATTCTTTGGCTAATCCTTTAGTTGCGATAAAAACATCATCGATTTCATCTTTTCTTTCGGCGAATTTACCTCTTGAAGGTGCTCTTAGGTAATCAACATAATCAATGATTACTAAGTCTGGTTTATGCCCCATATCGGTACATTTCTGTATATGAGACTTAATAGTATTTACTGTTGCTCCCTTTGGTGGGTATTCTTTAACAATTAACTTCCCCTTTAGTGCGTCTACTGTCTTCTGAACTTCTTTTCTATGTTTGTTTACTTCATCTATAGAATATCCGGTAAAATAACAGTCAAATCGTTTCCCAACATAGTCTTCTCCTAATTCTAAGGTGTAATATATAACATTATACCCTAGTTTTACAGCGTGGGCTCCAGCTGCTACCATAGTCCATGATTTTCCACCTCCTGGGTTACCAAACATGATAATTAAATCTCCTGGTCCGAATCCTCCCTGTATAGCATCATTCATTATAGGCCAAGGTGTTGGGATAGTAGGCCTGTAGTCAACTCTGTATCGAGTCTCTACATCTTTATTGTATTCATGGCCAATGTTTTTATCCATCCCAGCTTTCATTGCCTTTTCAACTTGATTTCTAATCCCGTCGAAATCTCCATCTTTTAAAAGGTCTGCTGATGCTAAAATTGCAGCTTTCATCTCTTGGTTCTTACAAAAGCCTAAAAACTCTTCTTGAATATACTCTAAATCCTCTTGAGATGCTGCGTAAGAGTTTCTAAGCTCTTCTTTTAACGCTACGACTAGTACTTCATTCTCTACCTTCTGAAGTTCTACTTTCAGAACATCCATTGTTACTACTGTATGGTATTTATCAAAGTACCTGATAATTTCATTTATAATCCACTTATGTGAATCCGCATCGAAATAGACATCTGTCAATACATCTCTGGTATTCTGTAGGAATGTTTTGTCTGTTAGTAGTGATCCTAGTACTTTTAATTGGAAGCCTTTTCCGTATTGCTGAAGTGATTTAAGTGTCATTGTATAACCTATTTAAATATTGTTAATCCTCTAAAATTTTCCAACCAACCTTCTGTATTTTTGGTGATCCCTTCAATCTTATCTGTGTCCAGTAAGTGTAGGAATCCTCCTACCTGTAGTGACGGTATTGGGCTCTTTATTACTTCTAATATATGGTCTTTTTCTTTCTGATCCAACGCTGTAATGTGTAAATCCATTAATTTAAAATTAGTTTCCACACGATCCCATTCGCTTATAATTTTAGGAAAGATTTTTTTTACTTTGGGGTCTGTTAACTTAGCTGCGCAGACATCGTACACATACTCTAATGTTGTGCCGGGTACATTTACCAGGTCAGGGAACTGTGAGATTATAGTCTTTATCCCCAAACCTTTTACTCCTGCTAAATTATCAGAGTTGTCCCCTAAAAGGGCTTTTACAACATTATAGTTTTCAGGAAGAACTTGTAATTCTCCTTGAATGTTAGCAGCTGTTAATAGAAGTTTTTTAACCGGAGCATAAACCTCTACGTTTTCATCTACAAGCTGTAAAAAATCTTTATCTGATGAAATTATGGTAAGTTTCTTATTAGTAGACGATGCTGTTTTTGCTAAATATGCTATAATATCATCTGCTTCAAGTTTTTCCATCATAACCTGCTGAACTGGTAAACATTCTATATAGTCCTGTGTTCTATACAGTTGTGCTATTAATGCTTCCTGTTCTTCGGCTTTTGTATCATATAGTCCCCAGTGCGTAATTCGAGATGTTGCTCGATTGGCTTTATAATTCTGGTCTATATTCTTTCTATTAGCAGAACCTCCTTTTCCGTCCCATATTATAAGTACCCTTGTCGGGTCAAAAGTACGGGTTACAAATCCTAATGATCGCAGGAAACCAATTAGACCGCCTACATGGTGGCCTAAAGGGTTCATTGCCTTAAGGAGTGAAAAGCTTCGAATTAGCATATTCATAGCATCTATAACTAAAATATGGTCGTTTAACTCTCGGGGTGGGGACTGTTTTAAATTTTTCAGAAGATCTGAATAGTCCGTCATTAGTCTAGTAGGTTTGGTGTAATTGTTTCTTCTTCTAAATCTCCTTCTTCAATTAAGTCGAAATCTATTGATCCAACAAGTTTTAACCAGTGCTCTTTATGGGCGTCTCTGTACTTATCGATAGCTTTTTTATCATCTTCAATAAATCCATGAGAGGTCATTACTACTTTCCCTCTAGATTGTACTCCCCCTATGTGGTTCTTTTCAATCTGGATGTTTGTACGTTTGGCAAACTCTACCTGTAAACCATCTTTAACTGCTTTAATCTTAGAAGTGCCCGGGTTTGTAATATTACCGAAGGTAACTACTAAGGTAGCGTCGTACCACATAGACATTCCTCCTTTATTCTGCAGCTTAGGTTGTCCCATTGGATGCTCAGGTTTCATAGTCCATACTTTATTAATAGCTACAAGAGTATTGGTGTAGGGAAAGTTTTCTTTTCTTGATAATAAAATCTTTTGATTTAAATTATTACCAAACTGTGTGGACATCGCTCCCGCATTCCATTCATTGTTATTCTTATTAGAACGAACTGATAAGTCACATGGTATAGAACCGATAGAATCCCAAAAGAAACATAAATCGAAAGGTAAGTTACCTTTAGCCTGCTCATCCATTAAGTCAGCCATATGTACAGCTACTTCTTCAATGGTATTTAAAGATCCTCGGTCTGCATATAGAAAATGTCCTTCAAAATCTACTACTTTACCGTTTTCATCTTTAACTTCATTAAATTGAAGCCCCATCTCCCTTGCATGCTCCCATGACCATTTCATCTCCGAGATAATAAATACCGGTAAGATACCCATTTTCTGTGCACTTACTGCTGCTTCTAATAAAGCAGTAGTTTTTCCTGTGTCAGAATGCCCTCGTAGTAAGGTGATGTGACCGGTTGGAATACCGGGTAAGGAAGTAATATCTTGAAAAGCTTTAGATAGGGGTATCCAACCCTGCTCTTTAAATTTTACAGATGCTTCTGCAAAGCCTTTCTTTTTTTTAAAATTACCAAGATTAAAATTCTTCTTGATGGCCGCAGATGCGGCCTCCTGTACTTCCTGTTTCTTCGCCATAATTACTCGTTAAATAAGTCGTCAAATTTGCTAACTGTATCCTGTTTTCCAGCAGTAGCAGTCTCTAGACTAAAGTCAGACTTTTTTTGTCCTAGGCTTTCTGGTAATGATGTATCAATATTACTATCTACCGGTTTTGTAACTGTAGTAGTTGTCTCTTCTGTAATCGAAGAAGGGTCTAAGTATCCTTGAAGTTGTTTCTTAATGTAGTCGTAATCATATTGGGTATGTACATCTACTGGGTTTGGTTGAGTCTTCAGCCACAAATCTACTTCTTCATTTTTATCTGATAGAGTAGTTTGTTTAGGTTTAATACGTACAGTAGTTTCAGGGTAAGGGTTACCAGCTGATTGTTCTACCACCATATCCCATCCTTGCATAACATCTGTGAAGTCCCCAATATCTTCATCCTCTGCTAAAGCAAGTAATGCTTTGTATATTGTTACACCGAATCCCCATAAACGTACTCCTTTGTCTTCTTCTCCTCTTACTATAACAGGAGCGAAAACACGAGTTTTAGGGTTTAATTTACCTGATAAGGACCAGTTGTCTTTATCTGATGTCTTCCTAAGTTCTTTTACAAACTCTTCGATTGGGTCTTGTTTACCAAAGTTTGATAAAGCTACCATTGGATACTTTCCAATTCCGTAATGGAATTTTAATTCTTTAAATGGGAACGCAGGGTCATAAGCAGACGGGACAATACGAATTGTCTGTTTACCTAATGAGGGTTTCCAAAAAATAGTTGAATAGTCAGTTTTTTCTGTGTCCTGACTAGTAGAGTTCAAAGCTTCTAGCTTTGCTTTAATTGCATTAATGTCCATATAACTGATTTTAAAATTATAACGTTTATCTAATATAAGAATAATATCTTAAACTACCAACTAGATTTCAATAATCTTGTGTAATTTTGTATTTACTCTTTTTAGTTCCGGTCCTTTGGTTAAAAGTACGCAGTTTTTGTAGTCCGCCCAATTAATACGGAAGTTAGAATCTAACTCTCCATCGTTTAATTGTTTGATTAGTGTATTAAGTGCATTAATAGTGTAAAGAGTATTGGACTCTTTTTTGCGATGCACTAAGATAGTATTATCTAGGAATGTACCGACGTTACCGAAGTCCACGTTATAGGTACATATGTATTCGTCTTGGCTCTTTGAGTATAGAACGAATATTTTATTATATATAATCTTATACCTCTCTTGTACTGTCGACAATACTTCGTCTAAAGTATCTTCAGAAGCGAAGGTACAGAATAGTTTGTTACTCATATCTTCATTTAAATAAAATGGTTCAATATCGTAGTCGAACCGGGACGTCATAACATCTGTTATCATATATAAATATCTTTGTTGTCTATAAAACTAAATTCTTACTAAATTTAAACTTTACCGGGTAATTGCCACCCGATTCCATTATTCTTTTAATATCTTCTAATGTTTCCTTACCGTCCGCTTTATGAAAGTCAAATAAAAATGCGTCGTAGGTATACAAGACTATCTTGGTTTTCTTATCTTTTAGGTACCTTAATACATCTTTTAATGTAAGTATATTTCTTGCGGTTTCCAACGATTGCATCATATAGTTCATTAATTTGGCTGGATGCATTTCTTTTAGCTCTTTGGTAAAAGGTTTGTTTGATATCGGGTTGTACACCACCCCGTCATTTTGGTAGGATTTCCACATATCATCTATGTACTGCTGTACTTTCCGAAATATAGGTAAGTCTTTATGTTCTTCCGGTATTTTACCGTAAATTGCTTGGAAGTTGATTTGTTTTGCCTGTATATACTGCTCTTCTGATATATCTTCAGTCCCAAAGTAGGTTTTTGCTAATTCTCTGTGGGCAGAATCTCCTTTTAATAGGTAATGAATCTGATCACACAATAAACGAAGGTGATACCCATCAAAATCGAGTTCAACAAAATAATCCCCTTGCGGGAAGAAACAGTTCCTGTGCTCTGCACTCTTAGGAATAGCAGCGAAATTAACAGAGTTAAAAGCATTAGTAGGTCTAGATGTGACATTATACAAATTGTATTGGGTTAAAACTATGTTATTTTCCACGTTATATTTAGGGTCTCGTGGTGTAAACAGTTGATTAAATGCATCGTAGTGTATTCCTATTCCGGGCTGTTCTAATAAATAGAATACATTTACTGCGGTTTTGTTATAAAAGTCAAAGCCTAGTGGGATATTTAACTCAATTACGTGTTTAACTTGATTATATATTTTTTCACATGATTCATATAATTTAGATATAGGGATCAACTGATTAATGTTTGAAAAACCTCTAAATTTATTATAAAAAAAGTTTAACGTCTCGTTTTCTTTTGAATACTCTAACCTATCAAACTTTACCATGGAGTAAACTAACGATAAATCTATAGCTTCCTGTAGATTAAAGTGGTAGAGTAGGGTTTTCTTATCTAATGTATACAGTTTACTTGAAGACGAAAGCAGTTCATAGAGACGGTCTTTTGCAATGTTTATACCTTCATCATGATTAATAGGTACTATAAAGCCGTGCTGACTTAAAAGAGGTCTTATGTAGACCGCTACAGTCGTAGTAAGTTTTGGATGGTATAGATCATTGGTGGAGATTACATCTACGTAAACTCCTTCTTTGGCCAACATCTCTAAGTTAAGTAACTTATCTTCTTCTTCTACTATATAAAACATTTTTAATATAACCTTTTATACAATATAAGATAAATTTTCTATTCTACAAACTTCCCATAGTCTTTTATGTACTCTTTTAATCCTTTTATAAGATTATCTTGTATTTCTATGGTTTGTTTATTTTTTGTTTCAGCTCCTTGGTAAATATACGGAGGTTTAACCAAGTCCTTGGCTGGTCCTTTAATAACCCAGTTTAATTCTATGCCTTTAATATGAGTTTCTTTTATAAGGTAATAGTACTTGTCTTGTTGTACTTCTATTATCTTTAAATTTCTCCTATCTTGCAGTACATACCTTGTAAAGTATCCACGTACATAATCTCCTTGTTTTGGAGCAATTATATCCAGTGTAAAAGTAAATTCTCTAGTGTAAGGTTCTTCACTAACAATGGTAAGTTCCTTTGTAGTATTAGAGGGTACCTTCCCTGTCAGGTACCTATCATTATAAGTCTTTATATACCACCCCACATACGGGGTACCGTCTTTTTTAAAAAGAAAGTCTCCTCTTGAATGTTTAGGTTCACTATATTTTGATTTGGGTATATACATATTTAAAGTCCTATTATTGTTTAAAAACCTAAAGCATTTTTTTGAACAAAATTATTAGTAGTCTCTCCAACTTCATCCCAGATTATTTTAGAAGGGTCACCTATCCCATTACCTTTGGAAATTTTCATATGTAAATGGTCTAACATTCTAGTTGATTGATAAGATTCCGATACTGATCCCATTCTTCCTATAACAGTGGATGCTTGTATTACGGTTTTTCCATTAAATCTTTGTTCACCGGCAAATTTTGTTACATACCCAAGTGTCATAATAATGCCCTTATATTCCCCGGTTCCGGTGATTTCAAAGCGTCCTATGGTTGTTGTATCTATTTTCTGTCCTTTTGAATATGGTGCGTTCCAGGTGATTGTTCCCGGGAATGGGCAGTAGACTAAATCTCCTTTTGTTACTAGTACATCCCAGGCTTTATGTAAGTAGTCTTCCCCTGTTTTCTTATTTTTTCTTGGACTTGTCCAAACTCCTTTTCCTTCGAGATCATTTCGGGTATCTAAATCTTTTTTACCTAATGGGTTTATATATTTAAGCTTAGGCATGGGGACTGCAGCGTACCCTCCTAAGATTTTTACTGTAAAAGCTTCGTCTGAAAAGGCTGTTAGGTCTAACTCTTCCTTTGTTCCTGTCACGGTGGCGGTGGTAATCATCTGAGTTTTTATATCCGTAACCCATCTTCCGCTTTTGATGCTATTTGAAACCCCTGTCACTAGAAAAGCAATTCTATCTTTGTACTTTTTAGGAATTACTTCGTTAGGTACAAGAAAGGATTGTCCAATTTTAATTCCAGCGATTCCTTTTATCGTGAAGCTTAATTCAAAAGGTATAATACCTGCAGGATTAGTGTTTTGTTCTTTCGTTGTATATTCTACAAAGGAGGTTGTAAAGCTAGTATGGTGAGGAATTATAGCTTTAAGGGCATTAGTATCAAATATTAAAGCATTCAAGTTATTAAATTGATCGTTTGCGCGATGTAAATGCAAAACTAGTTGTTCACCATCTTTTACGTTTACTATAGTTGTTTTTTCAGGGATTCCCTCTGTTTTAATTGGAGAGCCTATATTCTTAGTAACAAGGTGTCTATCCTGTATGCCCTTATTCCAGTTAAGAAGTGCGCCGGTGTCTGTGCCTAAATCTGTGGATCCGTACTGTGCTGATATAGCCATCATTGTGGTAATATTACTACTCAACTTAGAGGTGAAAGATAAATTTTCTAACATAGAATTTAAACCTACTAGGTCTATACTTGACCCACTATTCTTAAGGGCGTCTCCTCCGGGAACTACTTTTCTATCCACTATATAATAAGTAAATTCATCTTCATCATAATGAAAATCAAACTCATTAATCCCCCCCATTGTTTTTTGTATAGTAGCTAATAGTTCTTTAACAAATTTGAATACAGTTGATTGGGTTGGGTGGGGTGTTGTTATAGTCTCATCTAATATCGATAGTATATGATCTATTCCCACGTATATATTAAGTATATCGTTTGAGAATTTACTTTCAACTTTACATTTAGATGCTACTGCATAATTATATTCTGTATTCTGATCTCCTTTAGGTAATACTGCAATGGTAGGGTCTAAAGCGAAATGCTGAAAGTATGTTAAAAACTGGGTTTTTATTTTTTCTTCTTTATTTCCTGTGTAAAATTTAATAATATTTTCTCCCTCTTGGTCGGTAACCATATAAATTAAATTAACTAATTCTAAAAGGTGATGTAAGGGGATTAACTTTACCCTACTTTCACCGATTGATGTTCCTTTACTGTCAATACTATTCACATCAAATTCTATAAAGTCAAAAGCTTGTTTATTGTTTTCTAAATTACTTTTTATTTTATTATAGTACGTAGGTACATATTTTGTAAGGGCTGCTGCTGCATCTGTCTTTTCCGTATAACTTTTTATAGTAATTAAGTATCGATGAAGGATACTTTTCTTAATCTCCCCATCGTAGAAATCAGTAGGATCGTCGGGGAATTGTTCGGGGAATTCTACTAGCGGTTCAGACGGATTGTATTTAGGTACGGGGGAACTATCAGTATAGACAATAGAGGGGTAAGTGTTTGACGGTGATCCGGTGTTGGGGGATATAATAGTTTGAATAGATTCTATTAACTCACCGGGAGATATTATATCTACACTACAATTATATGTTCCATCTACGTTAAAACTCCAAGAAAAGTTTTTAATAAATCCAAACATTGCATCGTAATTATAGCTTGAATTTTTCTTAAGAGTCTGTATTTTAGATTGTATAACTGATTTGGATTGACCTGTAAAGTAGTCCGAAAATGAGGAGATTAGTGTACCTATCTCGTTACTGTTACTTACGTATATAGAATGTCCCCATTCTAGTAGGATTGTATACCCTGGTCTTAGGTATATTTGCTCTAAATCATCTAACTGCTCTATAGAGTTAGCTTTAAACTCTACTTTTCCTTCTCTTAGTGTACCAAATTGATTTTTACTTGAAACAGTCATAGAAGTAATTCCTGGCATAGGTCGTGCTCCGTAGAGATTCGATTTTTTATATGCACCGGTAGAAGGATCAAAACCAGCCTGAAGTTCCTTGCCTTCGTATAACGTTCCACCTAAAAGTACATTGTTTTTAGCTAATTCTGAGCTATATTTTGGTACTTCTGTGGGTGAAATTACTTCCCCTGTTTTAATAACTTTGGGGATTTCTATGTTAATAGATGAGGAGAGTTTTACCCATCCGGTATTACTATTTAGGTATAGTATATCATCTTTAGTCCTTGTATGTCTCTTACTAATAATATTTTTTCTAGCAGTAAGCTGGTTAATTACTCCTCGGTCTAGCGGTCCACCTATAATAGCACTGTCTATATCAATATTTAGGGGATTAGATATTTTGCTCATTTTACCTTATTGTATTTTCTCTATTAAATAACTCAACTGCTTGTGATTTACTTGCAGGAATTCTTAATTGTACCCCTGGCTGTACTATTAGGGAGGCTCTTTCTGAGTTATTAGCTGATGCTATTATCCACCACAGTGAAGCATCATTGTAGAACTGTAGGGATAATGTATCATATCTATCCTCTATAGTAGTTATAATATAGATATCATCTTCGGATACAGGAATAGCTGGGTATATAGTAGTTCTTTTATACTGTCTACCTTCTTGAGTTTCTATATTATCTATATCTGTATATCTATTCATTTTATAACTTTATTATGTTTTAGTTGCCTCTGGAACTTCTGTTCCACCGAATTTAGATGTAGTCTTATCAAAAAATTTTGCTCCGTTGTTGAGTTTATTGTTGGAGGTAATATAATGATAAAGACCTGTCTGTGGGACAAATTCATGTATAGGTCTAAAATTAACCTGACAGTTTAATAACATAGGGAGTTCTTGTTGATGAAAATCTGCTTCATTCTCTCCTTCTTTTGCTTGCGGGGTATTCATAGCTATCTCCCATGGGTAGTTTTGGTCCCAAGAGTAGTTAACACTTTCTATAATCCCGTACTGTTTGTCTACATAATCCCCTACTGTCAACTTAGCAATTGTTCCTCTCATATACCCCTGTTCAGTATATGTAGGAGCGGTTGCAGATGCTAAAGCTACTATTTTTTGATAAAGAGGTCGCATTTCATGTCTTGTATTTGCTGATATAGTAAACCCTACCGAAATAGTTCTATTAAAACCCTGGTAGGTAAAAAAGTCTTCTCCTCTACCGACGTAATTAAAACTGTTCCAATTTCCTGCATAATTATCAGTAAAGGAAGTTAAGTACGCTCTAAAGAATAGTACTTTTTCTACGTCTGGGGTGATTATATTAAATCTAAATTTAATTATATCCCTTCCTAATTCTGCTGTTGTAGCGGCTTTAAAATCGTCTTTATCTACTATACCTTTAATGTTAACTTTATCTATAGCTGCATTTTCAGAGGGGCTCCAGTATTCAGTACTGTTGGCCTTTGTGCGTTTAAAAGAATGATCACTTACACCTATTCTGGATTCTTTTCTTACTATATTTCCTACTCTGGGTTCTACGTCAATTCCTGCATATTTGTTTAATTTTACCCGTGCCTGTAGTTCTGATGTTCCTAATGCTGCTATTGCTGCTTGTTTAGAAAGTTTTACTGTTTCTTTTGGAGGGCTTACTTTTATACCAGTAGCCTTTTCAAGTCTATTAGCATATCCGTCTACCTCCTGATACTGTGTTTTTTCGCCTTTTAAACCAGAGTTTTCTAGTTTTGCGCCCCCTATTGTTCTTTCTAAGTATCCTTTATTTCCGGCGAATCCTTTTACAAAATGGGTACCGGTTCCGTTTAAAGGTACTTGGGCTAGGGTGGAACCTATAATTTTAACGCTATTGAAAAGATTTGCTCCAACTGTAGCAAGTACACTTCCTACTCCTGTTCTATCAGTACCGTCGGGTTTTGGCTTTATTTCTACACTTGCTTTATTTAATAGGGTTTCATTTGCTATCCACTTAAGGCCTGGTTTTTGAGTAAGTAAAGTACCTATTCTCTTTAAATCATCAATACGTCTTGATACTTCGTTAGAGGAAGGTCCGTTTTCTCTTAGGCCAGTAGGAATCTTTTTAGTAACTATTGGAACATTGCCTATAGATGCTATTTCCCCAAACTTAAGTTTATTAAGTTGGGTTTGAGTTCCGTTAGCAAATGATTCTATTAAGGCCATGTATTACCTAGGTAAGTTGTTTACGTATTTTTGTGGTGTTTTTCCGTCTAAATCCAAATCAGATTGATCGGGAAATGAATCGGGGTTGTGTATTGGAGAAGATTTTAATGCTCCTGCTCTCAGGGGTGGTGCTTGACCTTTTAGCCCTAAGTTTGAATTTGGTAATGAATCTAGTAATCCCATATTAGTTTATTTTATTATAAATAGTTTAACTTAACTTATAGGATGATAGCACAAGGGCTTCTCCTACTTTATTTCCGTCCATATAAACATTTCCTCCTTTTTCTACTGCTGCAATAAGTTTCTCTAGTTTTGCAAGTATAGCGCTTTCTCCTTTTTGGTTACTACTGCTACCGTTAAGATTTGTTCCTGCTATTATACTATCCTGTTTGTTTAACTGTATAGATCCTTTTTGCCCGGATACTACTAGTCCTCCTTGGGGGTCTATAATACCGTCGTCTATCCTATCGTCACTTACTGTAGTGGGGGTGCCTGATTCTTCCTCTTCCGAGCTAGAACCCATATTTTTTGATGTCATCACCCCAGCTGCAAGACCTGCACCGACGACTGCTAAACCCCCTGCTATTGCGAAAGCGGCGGTACCTCCGGTTAAGGCTAGCGCGGTCACTACTGAACTAGCAGCTACTAGTGCCATGGTTACTGCAAGAGATGTTAAAATTCCAACTAGAAGAGGTAGGTTATCTATAAGGGAAGCAAATATATCTTTTGCTTTATCTAGTGCCCCATTAAACCTATCCTGCAGCTTAGCTCTCTCTAATGCTGCTTTAGCGTCTTTTTCGGATGCTGCTTGGTTTAGTATTCTATTTGCTCCTTCAATGTCGCCTGCTTTTGTTAATAGGTCAACTCTGTCTAGTAACTGTTTTTTTGTGTTTTCTCCTAAACTATTTAAGTTTTGTTGCTGTAATAAAACAGTAGCTAATTCATCAGCGGTCATGTTTACTGCTTTAGCTAAAGAATCTTGTGCAAGAATATTCATATCTTGGAAATCTTTTAAAGATCCAAAATTCTTAGCTAATTCTACGGCTGCTTCTGCTGATTTTCCTTGAAGAGCTAAGTATCTTGCTTTTTCAAGGTTTAATTCTTTACCTGTTAGTAATTCCGCTTCTAATTCGTTGGATATACTTGATTCAAAGTCCAACAAACCTTTGGAGGCTGCTGCTGCTTGTTCTAAGGTCAAACCTAATCGTCTAGCTTGTACTACCGCTGCTCCTATTAATACAGGGTTATTTTTATAGTTAGCAGCTAATCTTCCGGATGTATTTGCTACTTCTTCGAGTATTTCCCTATTATCTAATGATACACCGTTTTGAAACTTTAAAGCTTGTGTCTGCTTAATAACACCCTTTAGGGTGTCATCCATTGAAATTTTTGATACTCTGGCTAATGTTCCAAGTTTTGCTCCGGCTTCTGCAGCAATTCCTACATATTTGGTTAATTTTACCTGTGCCTGTAGTTCTGATGTTTTAAATCCTGCTGTTACTCCTGCTTGTTTAGAAAGTGCTGTTTGTGCGTCTACAAGGCTTTGTGTGGTCTCTAGTATTCTCCCGCTACCTCTAGCTGCGTCCGAGAGTTCTTCTCTAAATGCTGCAGCCTCTTTATAGGATTTACCTTGAGATTTGGAAATTTCTGTTATCTGTGTATCTACTTTAAATGCTAAATTTAATATACCTTTAAAAGCGGTGGCTAAAAGTGCAAGCTGTCCCATTGGACTTGCAAACATTCGTGTTATACCCCCAACGATGGAGTTCATCCCTGCTGCGTTTGCTTCAGCTAAATTCTTTGTCTTTTTATATGCGGCTGCTGCAGCTTCTTCGGCTTCTTTAAATGCGGGGGCTAGTTTTCTAAGACCTGGTATTGCTCCTATTATATCTGCCATTGCGGCAAATTTAGCTGTAGCTTTATTTATATCTTTCTGAAGTGCTAGACGTTCTCCAGCTTTGTTTATTATTGCTTCTTCTATCGCTAACTTTTGAGTCGAGTATTTTAAAAGCTCGTATTCCTCCTCCGTTATAGCCTTACTTACTTTTAATTCGTCTAGTTTAGTTTTATAAGCTTCCCCCTCCAAGCCAGATAGCTGATATTGATTTTTAAGTAAGTCTGTACTTGTCTCAAGTATACCTTTTTGAATTTCAAGAGAGGCTAGGTGTTTTATTAGTTGTTTCTCTGAAAGATTTACTAACCCATTTTCATCGTTTACTAGTTCCTGCGATATATTTCTAAATTCTTTTCTACTTTTAAGGGCGTTATTGGTAAAGGATTCTGTTTTGGAAAGTTCCGCTAAATTTGCTCGTAGAATACTAGTAAGGTCTGCAAAGGTTTCATTTGAAAAAGCAGCAATATTAGATAATTCTGTAACTTTTAAAGCCATAAGTCCTAATTGGACCTGTGCTGCTGTTACATTATTTTTTACGGCTTCAAAAGCAGCAACCATTGCTTCTACTTCTTTGGTAGATGCACCTAATTTATTAAGTTGCCCTACTATTTTTGCTAATTCCTTATCCACTTAAAAGTTATTTATTATAAATAGTAAAGGCCTCTATTATTTAGAAGCCTTTGTGCTGTATGCTGGTTTTATATTAGGTCGTGCGATAGCTGTCGATGGTTTAGTTGGTGGTTGTGTATCTTCATTCTGTTTATCGTACCATTCTTTTAATTTATTAAATGTAAACTTTCTTAACCATATTGGCATGTTGTATACATCTGCCCATGAATACCCTCCATTACCATGGAAGACTATATCATGTATTTGAGAATAGAACGATGTTCTATAGTTTTGCGTCAGGCCAAAAAAAGTTTAGAGTAATCGGAAGATCGACGCCCTCCTCAACGCCGTCTACATAAACTATTAAGTCTATGTCTGGGTTTATTCTAGAGTATTCATCTCTAAGGGCTCTAGCATCAAGGGCTAATAGTCCGTTATCGACAAAGTCTCTAATGTCTTTTTTCTCTGTACTTCCGTTTACTGATAAAATTATATGCTTTAGTCGGGTGGTGCTTGTAGTCGAACTATCTTTATTAATTTTTTTCAGACCTTTCATTTCTCTTTCTATAGATGCTTCATCCGAATGAGTTAAAAGTTTAAATGTTACAACATTATCTGTGTTTGGTAGTTGAAATAAAAATTCATTCTTTCTTTCCTTATACAAGTCCTGGTTGATTTCTTTTTCTTTTATCTGGGATAAATCAATAGTTTCCTGTTTTCCTTTCACTGTGGTGGTATACTCTTTTCCATACGCAAGTATACGTGCTGCTATCATTATAGCATTTTTATCACCAGTTAGTAAATCTCCATAAACAATCCCTTCTGTTACGATAAGGGACTGTAACAGTTTATCTATTACTGTACCATTTGTTATATAATTACCGTTGGTTAGTATATCTTCTTCCCTAGCGGTCATATACTTCATTTCAATCTTACCGGTGGCTAGTGGTGATCCTTCGGGGTAAAGTAACCCTTTTGAAGGCAAATCTACCGTTTCGGTAGGTAAATTAAATTTTGATTCCATAAATTTTATTAGTTATAACTTGTCTATATATAAATATACGAAGAATATATTTCTAAAACAACAACTAGTTACTCTATTTTACAGCTTTTAGTTAACTATATTCCATAAAAAAATGCCTATCTAATTTAATCTAAATAGGCACTATTTTATAAAAGTAGTAGTTTAATATACGTTCTTTAGTATTTCAACACAACATTAATAATTTAGGATACAATAATCCATTGATACAGTAATTGCTAAATCTACCACTGCATCTGAAGTCCAATCATATTGACCGAAATCTCCTGTTTGTAAGAATGCTCCTTTAATAATCCATTCTCCTACTATATCCCCTACTGGTCCTAAGATGTTAAGGGTAAGGTCTTTTTTGTAAAAGTCTGAATATCCAGCTCTACCTGTTACTGATTCGTAAGATAGACGTGCCCATTCCATTACCGACTGTGCTCCTGATGGAGTGATTGGGTCGTAAAGAGTCATTGACATATCTTGCCATTCTCTCTTTCCTCTAATTTTTCGGTAAGAGTTAATATGATCAAGTTTAATCACGTTATCTGTAAATGATGGTGCTTTCACATTCTTTACTAAGAAAGAAGGTATTCCGTCCATGTACATTACAAATCTGTTTTGTACTTTAGGCTCGAAAGCTCTAAACATTATCTCATTGGGATCTAATACTGCCATGTTGTATTTGCTTTATTATAAATATCTTAAATTTTAATTATGCTCCGAAAGTAGCTCCTGATGGTTCTACTACGAAATCTAGTACTATAAATTCTGCTGTCTTAGCTGGTTGAATAAATATTTGTCCAACCAATTGGTTTCTATCAATTACATCAGCAGTGTTATTAGTATCATCCATTACTACTCTGTATGCATAAAGACCTTGTCTCTGTGTTACTGATTCTAAGTAAGGGTTAACTGTAGATAAGAATTTATTTCTTGTAGTGATTGTATTTTGTTCAAATACTAGTCCTTGAGAAACTCCTCCGATAAACTTCTTAAGATCAATTAATAATCTCCTAACGTTTACTCTATCTAAAGCAGAAGCTTTAGTTTGTAATGTTTTTTGTCCAAATACTGCTAAACCTGTTCCAGGGAAAGTAGCGATTGGATTAACCTTACCGTTATATAGAGTGTCTCTATCTGTTCTAGTTAATTTTCTCTCTGCTTGTATCACCCCAACTAATCCTCCTCTAACTAATCCAGCTGGTGCGAACCATGGTGCTGAAGCTCCGTCAGTAAAAGCATAAATTCCTGGAATAACAACTGAAGCTGGTACCCATACATTTTTACCTGTAGCAGATTGAACTTGTAACCAAGGCCAGTAAGTAGCCCCATAGGAACTATTCATTACTGTTGCTTGTGTTTTAGCTGCTCCCACTGTAGAACCGTATTCTACTGTGTCTACTACTGCGATTGCATCTCCTCTATTCTCTGCTAGAGATAAGATACTATCTATCTGTGCAGAATGAAGGCTTTTAATTAATCCTGGTGCTGAAATAATATTAAATTGATAATCATCGGCATTACTTAATAATGTGATAACTTTAGTATAGTCCGTGGCTGCAAGACCTTGTGTGTTTACATTACTAATGTTACCGTATAATTTAGCTGTGGTTAAAATCTCTCCAACTCCGCCGTAGAATGATCCTTTTCCTGCTGATGGTAGTTTATCTGCATTTTCAGATGTATAAGTTACTCCGTCATTTGCTAAGTAATTAAGTATCTTGTGCGGTACAGAAGCTACTCTTATGAAGTTGGATTGATTAATATATTCTCCTACTTGAAGTATAGCTGTTCCGTCTGCTGTTATTGCAGAAGATTGGTTACCAATTACTTTCTCGATGTAGTTAGTTGAATTAGCATCTAAAGATAAGTTGTTGAATGTCTCTAATACTATTTTACTGTTTGTATTATCATCTCCTCTACGGACAGATAGTGTGAATGTTCCTTGTGTTGGTTCTACGTTTGAGATTTCCCATCTTAGGTTATCTGCTGAACCTAACGTTAATGATCCGTCTGCAAGTTCATCGCCCGCTTGTAAAGAAGCAGATGAAGCATTATAAATTGCACCTTTACCTAAAGTACTTAGAGTAAAAGGTTCTGTTCCTGCTGAGGAAGAGATAAATGTAGATGATGCATTAGTCCAGTTTGTAGCTATTGATACTACTCTTGTTACAAGACAGGTATTCCCCCCTTGTTCAAAGTAGCTTTTAACAGCTAATGAGGTTAAGAACTCTTCTTTAGAGGATTCTAATTCGAATGTTACTCCAAACTTTCTTGTAAAGTCATTATAAGATGTAACAATAGTGGGTACTTCTACCGGTCCTTTTACTGTAGGGCCAAGGATTACTGCTCCGGCTTCTATTGAAGCTGGTTGGATAAATGAAATATCATTTTCTCTTTGGAATACACCTGGGGAGATTATTGATTCTGCCATGTTAGGTTAAGTTTGTTTTTGTGTCTATTATAAATATAAGTAGAAAATCGAAACCAAGTTTAAATTAAACGGGCTTCAACTACATATATAAATAGACTAAAACTTATTAAACATCTTTACTGAAGAGGAGTAAACTCACCTGTATCTATATTAACATTTCCTTTACCGTAAGTCTGTTCCAGTACTTTGGCTATCTCTTTTTCTTTATTAATATTTTCTGAGTAGAATACTTCTATTTGGGTTTCTCTTAGTTTAATATTGAGCTTAATTTGTCCTACAGCAGCTAACTCCTCTTTTAAGAGTGCTTGCCTCTGTTGGAGTTCATTTAAGAGTTCTAGGTGTTCCTGTGTTAATTTTACTGTTTTTGCCATAACTTTTATTTATTTATACGTGTATCCACTCCCTCTCTAACTTCTATTTTAGTTCCTATCTCTACTTTCTTCTTTATGCTGACTGTTTTATAGAGGGTTATAGCTTCTCCTTCTTCATTAAAGCTTGTATAAGCGGCTTCCTTTTTAACTTCTCTTTCTTGAAAAATGGGTAATTCTACTTCTTTTTGTGTTGAAACGGATGTTTTAAAAAAGTGCGGGACTAAAACTTCTATCCCCTCACTATCTGTATTATCAAAGTAGAGTAACCTTTCCTGTACTAGCCCGGTTGCATTTTTTGGTTCTTCGTCTAAATACTTCCTATTAAACTTCAGAGCGTAACTTTGATCGAACCATTACGTTAACTGTACTGCTATATCGTTTGCAACTTTATTATAGGTAAGACTCTCTATTCTTACATATACCTCGTGCGAGGGACCTTCACTTGTCTCCAAGTCAACATTTAATATAAAACCCATTTTAATTTTTTATTCTGTTAATTGATCTACTTGAAGTTACTCTCGTATTTGAATACCTATTTGCCATTATATTAAGTTTTTTATATCTACTACTGACTCTACCCCAAATATAACCGCAGCTTTATTAAAAAACTTACTAACTCCCTGTGGAAGGGTGTTTATTCCGTCCGGAATTATATGACCAAGAAGTTTTATCTGAAATGTTGTTTTAACTGTTCTATCTTGTCCTTGGTTTAACTCTGTAGAAGTTGTATAATTATCAATCATAGCCCTAAAATTAAACTTATCTGGGTCTCCCCAGTAGGCATCTGAAGCATAATTTATACTTTCTACTAATTTATTCATCTGTTCTATATATTCTGTGAAGATTGTGCATGAATATGTGATATTTACATAGTCAGGCATAACAACTCCTTGATATTCTTTAACAATTGATCTTGTATTTAGTATAGAAAACTTATCGTATTTGTTTTTACTAGAGTATTTTTTTTCAAATATACCGAAATGATTTGGATTGTTAGCATCCATTTTATTTCCCACCTGTCTGTTCTTTTCTATACTGTCTCTCTTAATCATTATAAGAGGAACTTGTATCTTTCCGTTTTTATCCCTGTAGAATCCGTCTTTTTGTACTGCAGCCCAGCGTTCTGGTGAACCATATAGTACGGGGACTGTTTTGGTTATGCTATTTTGTACAACAGAGGGTCTAATTACTTCATTAAAGTAAAAGAATATTGCTTCATCTATTTCTCTAAGACCAATACTAAGTCGTTTTACATCATCTCCTTTAACTGTACGCTGGTTAGCTCTTGTTTTTGTGTTAACATCAGGGGTTTTGCCGTCTGGGAGTAAAGATGTTACTGTTTTCTGTGAGAGTTCTACTTGAGATTTCGGAAGTATTGTTTTACCTGCCATATTTCCTATTTACGTGTTGTCTAAATGCTTTTTTAAACGATGCAAAGACGTTAAACAGCTGTTCTAGCTTCTGATCTTCAGGGTATTTCTTTAATACATCTTTATAATTATCATATGCGGACTGAATAGCAGTATCTACTCTTTTTAACGGGGTATATTTAATATCCCAAGACACTGTACCTGTTACCGGATCAGTGCCAGTTTTTTTTGATTTAAAAGTAGTGCTATCCTGTCTCCAGTCGTCTTCGTTAAGTATATCCTTTATCTTCATCTTATATAAATAGTTTAGTAACTAGTACCTTCAAATTCAATCCCTGTCTTCTCTCTTCTTGTTAAATGACAGTCAACTATTATAGAAACTGATGTTCCAAACTGTTCTCCGTAGCTAGTTAAATTGTAATTCCTATCTCTACCTACAAATAATTGGTTTTCTCTTACTGTATCTACTTCATAGTAATCTTCTTGCCAATTTAGTATGTCCCCTACCTCAGGTACCGTACCTATATCTACTAGATCCTCTCTTATGAATGCAAATGATACATCTCTTGTAAGATCTGGTCCAAAATCATCAACATTTATTATTTGATCCCCTCTAGTTATTAAACAATTCAATTTTACCGGGGTCCAGTAGTTTTTAGTTAGAGCTTCTCCGTAGAGATTAGCTTGTGTCTCCTCTAAGCTTAGTTTATAGTACAGTACCTCCTGTTCTACTATGTCTTTTAGTAGTTCTCGGCTAATACCGGTTAGTAAATTAAAATCTCTGTTAGATCCAAATAACATATTAATAGTCTCCTGGTAATTTCATTCGTTCGATTGTCTTATTTGCTATTTTTACTACTTTAACATCCGGGTATCTCTCTAAAGCGGACTTTTTGAAAGCTTCAAAAGCTTCTGCCCCGTTTTTTTGTGTTATTAATTTTACTTTAAACACATACGTCTTAGTTAATTCATTGCTTCCGGCTGCTGTTACTGTTGTAACCCCTGGCAATGCCCTTAAAAGTTCTGCTAGTCGCGTAGTAGATTCTCCAGTACTAATAACCTGTACCATAGCTCTGTAGGGTATAAAGTTTACTTCCAGTAATATGTCTGATAGTTTCATTATCCGATATAAATTGTCATTGGAATTTCTTTTAAAGTTCTGTTAAGGTTTTCTGATTCAGAAGCTCTTCTTTCTAACTGTGATTGACGTGATGTTTGTTCTAACATCTCTCTTAAACTAGTTAGCAATTCTAATTTTTCACTTCTTGCATCTGCTAATAAGTCTGCTTGATTTAGTGTAACTTCTGAACCGGGAACTGGTACGTTTTGGTATTTCCCGCGTACATATGCTAGTAATTCTTTGGATAAAGCCAGTGTGTATCTAAATATCCACTGTCTTCCTATACTGTTTATTGAAAGATAAGAAGGATTATTGTAGGGGACTTCTGCTACATTGGTTATTAACCCTGCTCCATCTTGAATAGATGCTGCTTTCTTTTCATTTACTTTAAAATATTCAAATCTCATCTTACCTGCTGCTTTTGGAAGAGGTAAAACAGTAAGTGTATTATTTATTAATTGAAAAGTATAAGCTGATCTACGTATCTGATCGTTAAATTCTATGGCTTGGGTTTTTAACATATCAAAAGATGCTGGCATCATTAAGAAGTTGACACCTGGACTGTAAGATCCAAAGTCAAAAGCGTCCATTAGAGATTGTATACCTGTTCCGGTTCCTGCATATGGGTCAAAGTATCGCTGAATGGCCGGTGGAGCTTCGTAAAATACTCTTCTTATTTCAATACTGCCTGTTATCCCCTGCTCTACCGCCCATTGATCAAGATTGTACTCTTGAATTGAGGAAGAAATATTTAATGTCCCGGTATACCTTGTTACATTTCCTCCTACATCTGCTTCCGTACCGTAATTTTTACCTATTTGAATTAACCTATCTAAAGAGGGGTTAATAAGTTTGTTATTTATACTGTTAGTACTATTGGAGCCTTCTAGTGATATATAGTTCTCTCTTATTTTGTACTGAAATACTTCATTACCGTATGTAGAAACTGCTTCTTCAAAGCAGGCAAAGAAATTTTCATCCTGCAATTCTACTTCCATAAGCGGATACCCAAGACGGGTACCGCAAAACTTAGCTACCTTGTTAGCGTCTGTTTGAAAATCTGTATCTGTGTCGTAGAATCCGAAAGGAGTAGAGCCGACAGTGAAATTAGCACTACCGTTCCATGTAGTTGTATTAGCCATAAAATACGGTTTACATATAAATAGTAGTTAATCTCTGAACTTCTGGTATACTTTTAGTATAGGGGATACTATTTCGTGTCGGTGATTTTTTTCTAAATTTACTGTTCTAAATCCTGGTACGTGTTCTTCTATTCGAGATAAAAAAGAAAATCCAGTTTCTCTCCTATCTTTTAGGTCTATTTGAGCTAGGTCCCCGCAGATCACCATTTTTGAACCTTTTCCAAGGCGACCGATGACAGTCTCCATTTGAGAGTGGGTGACATTTTGTGCTTCATCTACTATTACAAAGGCATTGACGAAAGTTCTTCCTCGCATGAAAGCAAATGGTACAATTTCAATACGTCCTTCCTCTAACTCCTTCTTTACTTTCTCTTCATTATAAAGTATATATAGATTGTGGTAGATTGGTGCTAACCAAGGGTCCATTTTTGCCTGTAGATCGCCTGGTAGAAATCCTATATCTTCTTTAGATACGGTCGGTCTTGTTATAACAATCTTCTCTACTTGTTTGGTAAAGAGCATATCTAATGCTACCTGTGTTGCAACGAGCGTCTTACCTGAACCGGCCATTCCTCTTATGGCTGTAATTGGGGATTCTATTATTACTTGCTTTGCGTGTTTTTGTTCTTCATTTAGTTGAACATTAAATTTAATTGGGTTCTTAGGTCTTCTCTTTTGAACGAATACATCGTCCGTGTGATGGTGTGAACTCATTTATAATAACTTTTAATTTGTTCTTATAAATATCCGAAATTCTATTTTAATATACTACTTCTTAAACAAAAAAAAGAGATTGCTACTTGGCAGTCTTCTTTTTAAATGTTACTGTTAATGGGTCTTTCCTTTTAGTGTATTCTCTATTCTTGTCCACTCGTATTTATAATTTCCGCAGTCCCATACCCTATGGTAACCCCTATCTAACATTATTTCATATTCAGACATATTTGGATCTCCTCCTTGCTGTACAAGTTTATGTTTTTGAAACTGAAATCTTGAATAACGTATTTTGGACTTAACATAGAAGTACCCGGGCACTGTTGGTTTCAGTTCGGACATTCCTAATGTACTATATAATGCACCGTTACTCCAATCTCGGTTAGCATACGAAATTATACGTTCCGGTGTATACGTCTTTATAAAGTAGGAGTATAGTTTTGATGCTCCTCCTATTACTGCAGTGTTTAACTTATTACAGAATCTAAGTAGTTCGTACTCTCCTTTCTTAGCTACTTGTCCTGTAGCTGCTCTTAATGAAGAAAATGTCATGACACTTACTAGTTCTTCCCCTGTAAAAAGTCCTATACGTATTTTAGAGATTCCGCTACCCTGTAAATGGTTATTTCCTAGAAACGTATTCGCTTCCTTATAGGTGATTTCACGTACCTCTGTCTTCCTTGCATAGATTCTATCTGCTGTCTTACCTAATACGTTAGCTATCACCGATCTTACTATTGCTTCTTTCTGAATCCAATCTGCTTCCCATATGTGTATTAATCTATACCCTTTATCTGCTGCTGCTAATTGCTTACTTAGGTGGTACTTTCTATCTTTAAATAAATCACTATGCCAGTAACTCCCGTTGTACTCTATAGCTACTTTTTCTGACTCTACTACTATATCCAGCTCTAATCCACTCAATATACCCCTATTGCTCTGCTCTACTTCAAAACCTAAACCCTCTACCATCTTACACACTTCTGCTTCTCCCCTACTTGGACCTGAGCTGTGCCATGTTCCCCTGCCTTCCTGCATTCTCTTTATAGCAGCTGCTCTCATGGTCTCTCTCTGTTCCTTACTGTTCTCCCTGTATCCTGGTCTGTGCTGATGATGCCCTGCTAACATAGTTCTTGAATAAGCTACCTCCCCTTTTTCATTCTTACCATGTCTTATCAATCTAACATCTTCTCCACAGCCACAGGAGCAGGTTGGAGGTGTTCCATTAAAGAAGTACTTTATAAAATAGTCTTGCCAACTTATACCATGTGTATGTATATGATGAAGTAACTGCTTATGTGATATTTGAGACTCTTTACAGATTTCACACTCTATTCCGCTCCCTTCCCGAAGTTTTTGTGCGGTCAAGTGTTTCTTTCTAAATTCTCCAAATGTTTTCGAATATTCTTCTGAGGACATTTTGTCATGCTTATGGTAGAGGTGGCTCCCCATCCCGGAAGCTGTTAAACTTATTTTACATATTTTACAGGTAATCGGTGTACTATCTTTTTCTCTACTCATACTTACTTAAAACGCTAAATAGTTATTTATACTTATAAATAGGCTAGTTTTTACATAACAGACATAAAAAAAGAGCCCCGAAGGGCTCTCTCTTAGTATTAAATCTAAAGTTAATCTTAGATTTGATTTAAATCAGATACGAAGATCTTACCATAAAATTCTGGTCTGATCATTTTCTTAGCATAACGAGTCATTAAACCTTTTCTTGGAGTGAAAGTTTCTGGATCGTATACTAATGGAGTCATCATCAATGGAACATAAGGAGCATAAACTGCACCTGTTTCTAAGAACTGAGAACCTCTATATCCCATAAGGATTGTGTTTTCAGTCATGTAAGGGTTCTTGTAGACCTTGAATCGGTTAGATAAAGCTCCTACTTTTTGAACTCCCATATTAAATTCCATTGCATCACCATCTGTTGCTGCTGCAAATCCTGGTATAGACTCTAATACAGTTGCTACTGTTGGAGATACTACTACGAAGTTTGCACCACCTCTAAGAGTTTTTTGGTGAATCTTGTTAGATACTTTTTGGATTTTAGTTCCTAAAGTTTGGAACCATTGTCCTTGAGTATTGTAGAAATCTGAAGTAGATACTGACCAGTTAGATCCGTCCCATACTTTGTTGTTTTCAGCTGACCAGAAATCAGTTGTTACAGCACCTGCAATTAACATATCTAATATTTCCATGTCAATCTCCATAGAGATGTACTCAGATAATAAAGAAGTTAATTCAGCTTCTGCATCAATTGAATGGTAAGCGTTAAGATCCTGTGCAAATTCTGGAGTCCATTGTGCTTTTAACTTTCTAGTCTTAGCAACAATTGATTCAGAAGCAAGTTTAACATCAATAGACGGAATAGAGATTGAAGTATCTACTGCAGCATTTGAATCTGCTTCGAAATCTCCTCTATCGTTGTCTACTGGTTGTTTGTGCCATAATACAACTTTAGTTCCATTTGATCCTGCATCACCTGTAGCTACAACAAATACTAGGTTAGCTCCAACTACCTTAGTATATTGTGCTAATACTGCAATACCTGTAAGTCTAAATGCTCTAATACCTGTACTGTCGTATCCTGCTAAGTCTGATGTTGCAAAAGATACTGTATCGTAAGATGCAGGTGCTAATCCAACTTCGTAATCTAAAGAAGATGAAGTTGCTGTTGCAACTGTACCTGTAGCTGAAGTAGAGTTTTGGTTGATTGAGTAACCGAATTGACCGGCGCCGTAAAGACCTCCTGATACTTCTTCGTTTACTGCCATTTTGTCATTAGCTGTAGATACGTTTCCGTACATGTTGTCAGCTGCGGCTCTTCCGTTTGTTGAAGATCCATATTTAAAGTCAAGATAGAATACAAGACCTGATGGTAGGTTCATTGGTTGAACTGATACGAAGTCTTGAGCTACGATTTGAGAAAATACTTTTCTTACTAACGGTAAAGCTACTCCTGCCCACTGCTCACCTGCTCCTGCAGAGAAAGAACCACCACCAACGTTAGTTGAGTTTGCTTCAGCAACGATTTGTTTTGCTTGATTCTCAAGGATCATAGCCATGTTGTTAGCATGACGCTCGTCTTTGATGCCTTCTAATAATCCCGATTGAGACCATTTGTTTGCTAATTTAGTAGCGTCAGCCTGCATACTTTTGTATGAGTTTGAGCTTTCTAATAATGTGTTTATTTCCATTTTTTTAATTTAATGTTTTTTGGTTATTTAATAATTCCAGCTAGTTTCTGCATTCTACGGACTGCATCAGATACTTCCGAAATAATCTCCGGTTTAGAAGCTGTTGTTCCTGTAGCTTTAGACGCCATACCTTTAAATTTTGATTCTGTAACATTTTCTTTTCTTGTATTAACTACATTTTCAGAAACTGTTTCAAAAACTAGTTTTACTTCTTTTACTGTTTCAGCTTTGTCGAAAGCAGCTATGATGTTAACTTTTTGTGATTCTGTAAGGCTGTTTGCCTTAAAGATTTTGTTTACATATAACAATTTTGAATTAAGAAGGTTTACTTCTTGAAGATCTTTTTTAAGATATTTAATAGTATTTAAAGCTTCTTTAAGCTCTTCTTCCATTTTATCTTCTTTATCAGACTTTTTAGATTTATGGTACTTCTCGCTTACTTGTTCTTCGTTTCCGTATTCTAATTCTCTTAAAAGTTCATCTAAATCGATTTCCTCTTCGTCTTCTACTTCCATTCCTGGTTCTTCCATTGCCGGTTCGTCTCCCATTCCTTCGATATCACCAGCATCCATATCATCTCCCATCTCAGCGTCGCTGCTTCCGATTTCTTGAGCAATAATATCTCTGATCATGTCTTTGAATTGGTCTACTGAAAGATCACTAAGATCTTGGTCGCCTTCTAATTCCTCTTCTTCTGATTCCTCAGCTTCGTATCCTGGTGCTTCTTCTTCAGCTTCGTCTTCAGATTCTTCTGAATCATCCTCTGCCTCTTTTACTGCAATAAATCCTGATGCGTTTTCCTCTACTCCTTCTTCTTCTTCATTAGATGAATCTTCCATCTCTTGAAGTTTAGCAGCTAACATATCTTTTAGATGAGGGGTTAAAGTCTCTTCTAGAGCTTGTTTAGCGTTAGCAATAGCGGCTTCACGTACGGATTTAGCTTCAGCAATAGCTTGCTTAAATAAATCTTTGTTTGCCATTTTAATTTAATGTGTTGAGTTTCGTATAGCTATTATAAGCTATAATGTGAAGTTATAAATTTTTTCAATACCGTATAGAGACGGTATATTATGTCTATAAATATAGGCATTTTTATAAAACAAGAAACCCCTACATTGCTGTAAGGGAATCGACACCTGCCTTCGGTACCTTCCGAGGGAATTATTTTTAAGAGTTTAATATATTCTTTATTTTATTTTTATGTTATGAATCTAATTTAGAAAATCCATTGGGTACAACTCCTTCACATATAAGTGTTGCTACAATTGGTGATACTACTGAACCTACAAATATACCTACACCTGCTGGTGTTGATAATGCTGCTGTTGCGTATATTGGATTTGCTTTACCTACTACATTAGTAAGTACTCTTGTTAGTAATGGTTTATCACATTTTCCGTTAACACCTGGTATTAAAAATATACCTTCAGCTAACAATTTACCAATTACAGTTGATACTGTCATCATTGCCACTTTTTGTCCTACTGTTGCCATTGCCGCTAACATAGTTGCACTAATTGTAGTTGATGTTACAGTACCGGGGTCAGCGGGTGCGGGTTTTGGTGTGAAGTATATAACACATCCGGTTGTTAGTGCCATATTCAATCCAATGTAACAAGCATTTTCATCTAACCAATCAATAGCAGCTGTTACTCCTTCTTCAACTACTTCCAATCCTTCTTTAGAAAATTCAATTGCCTGTGCACTACCTTCTTTCCATACTGTAGATGTCACATCAATACCTTGTTTGGCCGCTTCAGTTGTATTCTTAGCAACGACATCTGTTGTATGTACTACGGCTTTTGTTGCATCCTTATATATATTCTCAGTAGTTTTAACCACATTATCAACTTCATCCTTAATTATATCAATGGGGTTAGGTATTTTAGGAATTGGGTTAGGTATGTTTGGTATTGGGTTAGGTATTTTAGGTATTTTAGGTACTTTTATTTTGTTTAATGGATTCTTCATAATTATTATTTATTTCTTTTATTATTGTTCATACCGAAATAAGTGCCCACTATAGCCACTAATCCAGTAATTGTCACTTGTAAAAGGTGTATTATGTTTTCGTCTATAGGTCTACTATCTTCTAATGCAATGTAGAAATCTCCTATTACTATAATTACTAGTAATATCATTATACCTGTAACCAATATTAATACAACTTTTTCTTTCATTTCCTATAAATATCGTAAAAAAGAAAACCTCATATTTCTATGAGGTCATCCCCACCTGCCTTCGGTAGCGTCCGAGGGAATTATTTTAATGATTTAAGAACTGCTTCTTTAAGCGTCTTTTCTCTTTTAGTTAAACCCTCCATTATACTCTGTATAGCCATGTCATTTACTTCATCAGCCATTTCATCTGTTAGTTTATCTAACTCATCATCTGTTAATGGAGTTCCGTCTTCATATTCTGCATAACTTATAAAAGCATCAGCAAAGTCTGGGTAGTCTCTAGAGTCAACGCCATCTACTTCTATGGTTGATCTATCTATAGGTTTTGTTAAAGCACTAGGAGGATTCCCTCTACGTGCAGACCTAGCTAACATAGCATCAATACTTGCATTTGAACCTTTTTTTGGTTCATTCTCTAAAGAAACTTCGTTTTTCCTTTCTCTCATTGACATTTCCTCCGAATTGGAGGCGAAGTCAATTACATCGTCTTTTAAAGCTGCTAAATCTTGTAGCAAATCTGTATCTATTCCTCCCTGGTCATTCCATGCATTTATATAATCATCTACTGTAGGAAGACTTGTTATATGTTTAGGAGCATATTTATTCATTATTCGATCAAAGTTGATTCTCTCTAAAGCTACTCTTAAGGCTTCTTCCTCACCTTCTATTGCTTGTTCTTTAATTATTTTACTTGTTTGTGAAAGTTTATTTTCTAATATAAACCCTCGTAGGTTAAAGTTGTTGCTCATAATGCTCTTAATATATCGTTTATAATTAATTCTAGTTTACTATATATATTATCAGTTGTTTTTCCTTCATTTAACGCTACTGGGTTCATAAAAGCTCCCTGTGTAGATGGATTAGATACGAAGTCCCAACATACTAGCTCAAAATCAGTTTGTACTTCTAAAGTACCTTCGTTTGTTTGCTGTACTGAACCGGTTCCTCTAGAGGAAATACCTATTGTATGCCCTGCTTTGCATATTTCTTTAACAATATTACCTGAAGGTGTATTTAATAGCTCTATACGTCCCATAAGGGCGTCTCCCTCCCACCATAGTTCTTTTACTACATGTGAAGCGTTCTTTAGAGAGACTATAGGAGACTCAGGGTGATCAAGTTCTCCAAAGGCATTTCCAACCTTAACAAACTCTTCTATATATCTTTGAGATTCTCTAAGAAGAATTTCTTTACTGTATGTGCGTCCGTTTTGATTCTTGGCTACTGCTCTCTGCAGAATACCTTCTACTTCGTAGACTCCAGGTTTTGTTTTGGATTCTGTAAGTAGGGATCTAAAAGGGGTGACATCTACTAATAGCTGTGACATAGTTTATTTTTTTTTAGATTCATATACCGGGGTAAACATCGTTTGTTTATCCATACCTTCTTCTCCTAATGGTCTCTCTCCTGAATTATGAGCTTCTATGTCTTTTGAAGATATTGTTTTTACTTTAGGGAGATCTAATCCCTTAATAAATCCTTTTGCTATTACTGGTCTAAGATCTTTCATGAACGCTGATTCTATGGCTGGTGCTAAGAAGCCTCCAACTTTTAATCCCTCTTCGTTTGTAATATTACCTAAATCTCCGTATACTTTTTGAATCTTCTCTCTTACTTTAGAATAATACGCTTCTACATCTGTTACAATATTTTCTAGTTGATTGATAGCATTCTGCATTCCTTGAAATCCATCATACTCGTCTGCAATATGGGAAAGGTTTCCTGTAGCTGCTTCGTTAATAGACTCTTCTGTTAATACTTTTCTAATAATAGATTTAACAGCTTCTTTTAATTTAGCATTACTTTCCGCCATATTCTGATTATCTAGGTTTTTAGCGTAATGAATTACGTCCTGTTGAAGGAGTTTTGGGTCTAAATAATCTGGATCTAATCCTCCTGAGTCTTGCCATGCTTTAATATAATCATCTTCGTCTGGTAAGTTATTTACATTTCTAGGAGTATATTTATCAATTAGTACTTTAAAATTAATTTTAAATAGGGCTTCTCTAAATTTTGTTTCTAAATCTGAATCTTCATTTTCTGCCATATTCTGATTATCCAGTTTTCTAGCGTAATCAATAATGTCTTGCTGAAGCATTCTTATATCAAGGAAGTCTGGGTCTAATCCTCCTTCGTTCTCCCATGCTTTAATATAATCATCTTCTGTAGGTAGATTATTTAATCCCTTAGGTGCGTATTTATCTACTATCCCCCTAAAATTTACTTTTGCTAAATTATTTCTAAATTCAGCTTCAAGATTTTCAGAATCTCCTTCTGTTTTCATAGCTCTTTTAATAGCTTTAGTTCTAGCTCCTCTATGTTCTTTTTCACCTGTTTCAATTTTACCGTTTCCGTCATAATCTTTATCGGCTAATTCTTTTTCGTTTAGTGAATCATAGTTAACACTAATAAATTCATCAAACTCACTTACAGGGTCCATATCTGGATTGTTCATTAAACCGGTAGCTTTTGTGTGTAAGAAATCTTTTATTATAGCGTTAAGACCGGGTATTTCCTGATATTCTGCTGTAATAGCGTTTATAGCTGCTGCTAAAATTTCTTTTTTACTACTAGTAGGTTCTTCTGTGGTTAGTCCTTTTCTCTCTTTAATTTTAGCTATAGCGGTACTAATTTGATTTTCTGTATATCCGCTTTCTTTTAGTGTTGCTTTCTTCATACCGTTAAACACGTCTACTTCTGCTTTACCTCTTTTTGTTTCAACTTCTCTATCATGTTTATTAACTTTAGAAGATTCCCCGGACACTAAGTCCAGGTAATGTGTTGGATTTTTTTCTAAGTTATCTTTAGCTTTTTTTTCAGCTTTCTTAAAATCTTCTGCAGATACTGTTTCTCCTTCCTGTTTTCCTAAAGCTTTTATTTCAGCTCTAATGCCTCTATCTAAAGATCCTAAGGAATAGTTTAATACTGGTCTTTCATCATAGACTACTTCTTCTACTTTTTTAGTTTCAAATAAGAGACCTCTATTTTTTAAGATCTGTACTGAGTCGTCAAATCCGTTAAATTGAGTTACATGCATAGGGTACTGTTGTCTCATTTGACGGACAAATTCCTTTTTTGTCATAGTGCCTTCGTTTACGGCTCTATATCTCTCTGTTACTGATTTTATCTTCATAATCTATATATAATCAAATCCTTTTGTATGTGATGGCCGTGTAGGACGGCTAACCTGTTTGTATCCTAATTTTGTTAATGTTTTCTTAGCTTTATTACCTTTTCCGAAAGCTTTTGGTGTCGCATATTGTGCTCCATCTCCTGGTGAAAAAGATCCTCCTCCGGTACTGGTAATATTTGCTTCGTCAAGCATTTCCTTTATTAACTTAGTTAAGTCTGATCTTTTCACTATACTATTTTTAACTCATTAACTAATTCGTAGTATTGCATAAGGTTAACTAAGTGGCTATCGGTTACTTTTTCCTTGTTGGTTAAAGGCTTAATAGCTTTAGATACTTCATCTAATTTAATTTTAACTACCTCGTCTTTTACCTTTAAAGATAATTGTCTAACCTGTTCAGCTATTTTAACTAACTCTTCATTTACAATTGTATGTAAACGTTTATTTGAGTTTACTGACGTAATAAACTCTCTTAATATGTTTTTCTGTTCTGGAAGTAAGTCTTTGTAGTTGTCGTTAAACTTCTCTAATAGTATTTTAAATGTAAGAAGACGTAAATCTTTATCGTACTTAGAGTACTCTTCAATTAATGTGTCCTTTACATCTGCTTCTTTCTGTGGTGATGATGTTAGGTGTTCTAAAATTGTGGTTTTATTATCCACAAGAAAAGAAGGGCTTACTAAATCAGCATTATTCTGTGCTTCTAATAAACAGTACAGAGCGGCAAGGGCTTTATAATCCCTTACTTGAATGCCGAAAAATTCATCTACATTATACGCTTCTTTAATATCAGATATTAATCCGTATTTTTGCTCTTTTAAAGCTTTTTGATCTAGCTTACGAGATACTTCCGTAATAGTAGAAACAATGGCTTCTGCTTTAGACTGGGATACATTCTTATTTTTAACAATGAATTCATATAATTTGAATTCCCTTGCCAGGGCTGTTCTACCGGTAAAATATTTTTTTACAATATTAACAGCAGCGGAATCTTTATTATTTAGAGTGTCCGAAGCTATTTGTTTTACTAGTAGCTCAAAAATAAGACCTGTATTTCTAAATTTCGAGTGTTTTACTTTCATTGTATACGTTTACTATAATAAATATGGACTAATTACCTAAATCTTTAATGTTATCTTCATTCATCATATCTGGTTCAGATATAGTTTCTTTAGAAAACACTATATTTTTTAGTGCTGCTTTATTTTTATGGTAAACTCCTTTAGTGACCATGTTCTCCATTACATTCTCGTTGTCTGATGGGTATCCGCCGTGCATCCCGTGGGTGCCTAAAGGGTCTCTTCCTCCTAAACCGGCTGTTGTTCCGTATACTGAGGCTTTTTCAGTCGGTCTTCCTCCTTCTGGGCCTGGTTCTCCCCAATCCGGGGTTTCTTCTTCATATCCTGCTGGTACTTCTCCCGGGCCTCCACCTTTTGGTGTTGAAGTAGATCTTCTACCGTACATTGAAGCTAAGTCATGAGGGGTTCCGTAAGTTGTTCCTGATTTAGCAGGATCATTACCTTCATTCTCAATTTGTGCTATTCTAAATAGGCGTTTGGAATCTTCCCTAACTAAATCTCTCATTTCCATATACTCATCTTCTGATAAGTTAAATAGGTTTTCATATATGTAATCTGATGAGAATAATTTAGAGTCTTTCATTTGATTTGCAAGATCAATTTTCTCTTTCATAAGAGCGACTTTTTCTTGTTCAAATATAATAGAAGGGGTAGTAAGTTTAATTTCAAAATTGGTTAAACTCTCTCCGGTAAATCCCTGTGTGTATAAATGTACTAGTGCAATCTTAGTTAATTCAGATTCCAGTATCTTTTGAATTCTCTCTACAGTTCTAGCAAATCTAATGTCTTCTGCTGCTAATGTTGCCTTACCTGATAAATCTCCTTCGTACCCGAAATAAGCTTTTGGTATCTTTAATGCTGCAAACATCTTAGCTTGTAGGTATATAACGTCTGTTACACCGTCATACTCTAATCCTTTAGTAGTTTCAATTCTAGTAGAAGTATCACCTCCTCTTACAGGCATGTAGAAATCTTCCATCATGTTCTGCATATTAAACTTTAAGTTATATTGTCCATCATCTCCAATATAAGGAGTTTTTTTCATTCCATTGATAGTCTTTTGCATGAACTGTTCTACCTCTGTAGGTGGTACGTTTCCTACATTTATATAGAACATTCTCTTTTCTGGAGCTCTCATGATTCTATGAATCAACATTGCATCCTCCATTAAAGTTACCTGTTTAAAGATTTTTCTGGCTGGCTCTAAATAAGAACGGCCGTAAGGTAGGTAATTTGTATCTGAGATTAGTCTAAAGTGAGCAATTTCGTAATTGTCAAACTCTACTACTCTTTGGTCTGATTTTCTCTTGGGTAAGTAGTTTGGATTCTGTGAAGATGCTAATCCGTCTGGGTCTAGTTGGAATGAAACTTTGGAAGGGTTTTCTGGGTCTATGCCCTCTCTTCTCACCATATGGTAAACTGTATATGGAAGTACATTATAAACTCCAAACTTCTCAGCTATCTCTAATTTTAAAAAGAAATCACCGTATTTACACATATTACGAGTCCATGACCATAAGTTAAACTCGATGTTTAATACATCGTAAAATAAATTATAAAGAACTTTTTGAATGTTTTCGTCTGATGATTTAATCGCTAAGATTTCGTTTTGATCGTTCTTAGTGCATGCTTCATCGGCAATAATATCTAATGCTGAAGCTATAATAGGATCGGTGTCCATCGCTTCATAATCAGAATATAATTGAATCCTTAATGTTTGATAATTCAAGTTAGGATTAAATATATTTTTATTGTTGTAAATATATAGACGGCTAAACCTGTCTATAAGTGAGTTTGTCTGGTATTTACCAGTCTGCTGTATTTGATTAACATCGGCAATCTTTAACTCATTACCTCCTACGTTTCTGATTACAATATCAGAAGCAAAGAGTGTTTTAAGTCTGCCAAATAGTGAAGTATCCGCCATTGAAATAATATTTATATATAAATAGTTGGTTTATAGAAGCCAGGTGATATCCTCATCCCCGTAGGCTGTCTTTATAATATATGGATTTTCTCTCTGATTTCCAACTGAAGACATAACTACTCTATTCTGAGTGTTTAGATTACTAAAAGAGGACATTTGTGCTCTGGTTAGGTCCATTCCCTGTTGTCTTAGTCTTAATGCAGTATCTCGTACATACAATGCAGTAGCACATGATATAATTAAATCGTCATTGTAATTTGTTTGTGCTTGGGGCTTTCCGTTTTTCCAAACAAATACTCTCATCTCCCCCATTGTACGTTTAGATTGTATTATTACAGATCTCTCCCTAATGTACTCAGTCATCTTAGCGATCACTAAAGGTCGTGTTTTCATAGACATTGTAAAGCCTGGTACTAATTTATCTCTTTCATATTTAGACATATACGATTCTACTGTCTCCATATTACCTGTTGAACTGTAATATAAGTTTCTATATTCACGTTCCATTACCTGTTCTATAGTAGCCCACCCAATATTGGCATTCTCTATTACAAGAAGTGCTTCATTATATTCTGTTGCTATACCTACAAGAACATTACCAAAATCTTTGGGTGATACTTTGCCCTTGTATTCCCCTACTTGGGTACAAGTTTCTACATCAAATATGTGAAATGCAGAATAATCGGCAGAGTCTCCTCTAGAGACATCCGCTACAACTATATAGTCTTTAGTGTAGTCTGGTGATTCCCAAATCCATAAATTACTATCTACCCCTCTTTTTTCGACAGGGTCTCTTTGATAAGTCTGTTCGTAAAATAAAAGATCATCTGGTTCAAATACTGTATCTCCAGAAGCTAAGAAATCACAGTTATGGGATACGAGTTTGTCAGCAATGAATAGATGCTTAGTGCCTACGTCTACTGGGTCGTATAATATGAAGTCTCCTTCTATCTTTTCAATGGATACTACTGTTACATCTTTCTGTAGAATATCCCCCGGTTTTATGTCTTTAGCAAGAACTTCTAGTCCGTCAACTATAAACCTATGTTCTAAAGAAGACTGTATCTCTACACTGTTGGAAAGTATAAAATGTATAACTTCTGATTTAGATGTTTTCCTAATAGCAGAGAAAGGTTTATAGCCGTCTGGGGTCATTAGCTCGTACCTTGTGTTCTTTCTAATTTCTATCATACTTCACCCTTATAAATGTACATCCTAATTTCTTTTCTATTTGCTTCTGTCTAGTAGTATCTTTACTACATAATTCACCGGTCTTATCAAAGTGGTGTTTTTCATCTACTTCTAAAGCTACATTACTTATAGGGTCGTATCCGTCTAAAAAGTATCCAAGGTGCTCTACAAAGAATTCTCCTCCATTTTCAGCATGCATAAACTTATACCCGTTCTTTCTTCCGTACTCCTCTATTACCTTAATAGAGTCTATATTATACCTAGGAGCTAATTGACCTTTACATTTTGTTAAGTACGCTAAAGTAGATACTCTCATCTTCCGTTTAGTTTCTTCAGTATGTGGTTTACCTAATTGATTTCTCTTAGGGTCTGGGCATTTTCTACAGTACTGCGACCAATTATACTTTCTACCACACTCACATTTTAATTTACTAATATCTCTATCTAGCTCTGTGATAAACTTAAGTCTATGTGTTAGGTTGTAAGCTGTTTTGTATGTCTTCTGGTTTGTAAATAACTCCTCTAATTCAGTAGTATGTTCAAGTACTGATTTATATAGTTTAGGGTGCTCTTTAATGAAAGTTCTATTTTTAGCTTTACCTATGTACCTCTTATATAGCTCTCCTTCAAGTAGTAGATCTCTTGTCTCTATATATGAATAGAGCTCAATAGCTTCTAACTCTTCTTTTAGTTTCTCCCAATACACCTTAGTATGATTTATCACAAGAATGCCTTTCTTTATTATAAATAGTCGCCTTCTTGCGATATAAGTGAATAAAGTTCTTCTAATGTTACATTCTGTTCTATATTAGTATGCTTGTCAAGTACCTGTACTCTACTCTCCCCCCATAGACAGTCACACTCCTGCCCTGCCATGCGTGGTCCTAAATCACGGTCCTGCATATCTCTCCAATCTTGAGTTCTTTCAGGGTGCACACTCCATGGCAGTCTCACAGGCATAAAGGAATTTTCTCCTGTTTCTGCTTTTTCCCATGTCTGGTGGAACCAATTCCCAATACCGTTAGGTGTTGATAGAGCCATACATTGTCCACCTGTTGCTAGTGTTTGTTGTGCTGCTGCAAAGGTTTCATCAATATTGTCTATAAAAGCGGCTTCATCTATTAATAGTAGAGATACCGCTTCTGATCTAGCTGCATCAGCATTCGATGATTTAGCCTGTATCTTAGAGCCGTTTTTTAGTCTTAGTGATAGTTTGTTCTTTTCAACAGATGGTAGCTTTAGCCACCTTGGTAGTTCGTCATACATAAAGATAACCTTTGTTACAAGGTTTCTAGCTGTGGCCTGTGTGGTTGCTAGTGCGAGTATGTTTTTATCCCTATGAAACAACATTAACCAGAGGCTGTATGCTGATGCTAGTGTGGATATGCCTAATTGTCTAGATTTAAGTGTTATAATAAACTGCTCATCTCTAAATAAATGTAAAACTTTCTCTTGAAATGGGTATAGATTAAAGAGTATCCTACCTCTCTGTGGGTGTTGTATATGGCAGTACTTTCTCATAAAGTACGCCGGATCCTTTGCACACTTGATGTACTCCTGTGCAATTATTTTTTTTATGTCTTGACTCATAACTCATTATTTTATTCTACTTTATTAATGCAAGTCTAGGAGTATAATCAGAAACTGTTGTTACTATCTTTATAGAGTTACCAATCTCCTGCTCAAGGTCTTGACTATTACTTATTATTTTATAGTCTAGGTCACTACTAATAAACATTATAGGATGTGCTATTTCTTCTATGTATGCTTTGGCAAGATCTTTTGCTATTCTTAAATTAAATTGCGATAAGGAATTTAGGTCCGCAGTTTCTACCTTTACTACCCCTGGGCCGTATATATCATCTAAAAGTTCCTTAAGGTTTATGTAAAATTGGTTTTCCTTATTTTTATCAGATGTTTGTTTAAGAACGTTTAAATAGTGGAATAACCTTCCCGTCCATCCTGCATTTTTAAGCGGTATTAATACCTTAGCATCTTCTTCCGGGAAGAATTTTAATATGTTTGAAACTATTTCACCTATACTATCTCCTCTTCCTGAAATCTTTTTTGGAGCTAGTATTGCACCTGTTAATGTTCCTTTCTTATTTAAAGAAGAAGCTTTTAATTCTAATGTACCACTAGCTGTTAATACGTCCCCCTTTGGTGCACTTTTAGTATCACTAAGAAGGCAAACTAAGGCTATCTCTCCTCTTCCAACTCCTTTTTGATTTGAACCCGGGGAGAAGCTAATTAATTTATTAATATGTTTTGAATCTATACCGGTTATATTTGCTAACTCGCTTGAGAGGTTTCCTGATTTAGAAAGTTTATCGAATGTATTATTACTATTATTAAGCGAGGAAATTATATTGTTTTCTATGTTATTTTTATCTGCATACCCAACAATTAAAAGAGTTTGTTCTTCCCCTAACCCTTTTTTAGTTAATGCATTAATTAGAGAAGTAGTATACCCTTTCCCGGTTTTCTTAATAACTGAATAAAGCTTAGCAATCTGTTCTGGGGAAAACTCTTGTTCTTTCGAATTTAAAAGTTTAATTATATCCTGGACTGATTGGTTGGTTTGTTGAGTTTCTTGTTTTACTGTATCTGTAAGTTTAACTCCAAACATATCTTCAAATAAAATTATATCCTCTTGATTATTAATATCAGGATATCCTTTATTAGTTCTATAAGACCATTCTTGTATAATTTTATCTATAAGATTCATTTATTGTTATTATGCTTCTGGTTCTTCTCCGTCTTCAAAATCAATAGGCTCATCGGATAAATCCTCTCCTCCTCCTTCATCACCACCTTCTGCTCCTCCGGTATCATCTGCTGCAAAGTCATCTTCTCCTCCTGTTGCTCCTCCTTCTCCTCCAGGAAATTCCCCACCGCCCCCAGATGCGTCTGCTACATCTGATCCTGATACTGAGTCTTCCCCTGCGCCTTTCATTGGTGATTCTGAGTAGAGTATTGCAAGTTTGTCTAGAGCTTGTTGGTAGTCTGAAATATTGGAAAGGGTGTATCGTTTACCTAGAATTTTAGCAACAAAGGTTTTACCCATCCATTTTAACTCGTAGTCTTGACCGTTCTTGAGGTTAATTCTAAAAGCGGTCGGTCTTGGAGAGATCCAATCTATTGTATCTACAAATTCTAAAAAGTCTTCTGTTTGTAATTTTACAATAGCCTGTTTCAAGGTTGGAAACTTAGCTAAAATAGTATCTGTTGCATCTTCAAGTACAGTCTCTTTTGGTGCATCCATATCAGGTTCTTCTTCAGGTGTTGGCTTTTCTTCAGTTTCTTCTTCAGCTTCCTCTAGCTCATCTAATAAACCTTCTAATAAAACTTCTTGGTATGCTTCTAGTATAATATTCTTTAAATCGCTTTTTTTCATATTACTTAGTTCTACAATGATCTTTACCTTTTAAAAATGGAGTTTTACATTTAGACCCCTTAACGTGTACCCGGCCACATTTTCCACAGCAGGTTCCTTTTTCTTCGTCAATATGGTGACCCTTATCTGTTGCCCAATCATCCATATCATCGTTGACATCCTCATCTTCCGTAATGGATAAAAGGTTAAGCTTTTTAGTTTCGTCTTCTGCTCTTTTCTTAGTTGCAAAATCTGTTATAATTTTATCTCCTTTCCATACTTGGTATGTATTATTAGATTTCGAAAACTTTACTTTGTGTTTTCCCTCTTCTATTGATTTTTTAATTACACCACCTTTATTATATATGTTTGTAGCTTTAGTATCGCCTGTTCCTTTATTGTAGGATACACTATATTGAGGTCTATCCATTATGTCTGTTCCGGCTTTTGTGATAACACCTGGGTGGCCTAAGTGTTTTACTTTGTCTCCTACTTTAAACTCTAACCCTGAAGCTTCTTCTAGGTCTTCGCTTACTATATTACCTTTGGTAGTTTCAGATACCTCTTTAGATAGTTTTTTATACTTAGATAGTAAATTAGCTATTTTGTCATCTTTCCCAACCATTGTATTAATTTGACTAGGTTCTAATTTTCTACTATAGTATTTTTCTATTTGATTTTTGAGGTCTTTAAGTTGAGAGGGTTCGTTTACTTCTATTTTACGTTCCTCAAGATATTCATTTTCGGCACCAACAGCATTATATGCTTCTATACCAAATCTTTTTATTACTTCTTGTTGAGATTTCCCAGAATCGATCATTCGCTTTGCTCCCTCAATATCTTTTCTAAATTGTGTTTTTTTAGGTTTGGATGGGCGACTGGCTGCTTTGTCAGCATACTTTTGTTGTGCTGGTGTTATTTCATTTACACCATCATAGTTTTGTTTTCTTAATACTTGCGTAACAGCGTAGACAGCATCCTGTAATGAATAATCGTATCTATCTGCTAATTTTCTTATAAATCCATTTACTAGTCTATCTAATTCGGGGTTTACATTTTCTTTTATATTAGAGGAGGAGGGGAGTATTGAATTAGTACCTCTAACTATTAGTCTTAGTTTACCATTTTTTATAACTACAGTTTTTGTAAATAAGGAATCTGACTTAACATGGTCCACCTTATAATCTGTGCCTTTAATAAATGAGTTTTTATCTTTACCATTATATTTTACAGTATCTCCGGGTTTTACCGTATTATAAAATTTGATTTGTTCTTTTTGGTCTAGCCCTTCATTTTCTTTTACTAAATGGGACATCCATGATGAATCTATTTTATACCCATCCAGCCAGTCTTTTAGTTCAGCAGGGGAATCTCTCTTAATGGTAGAAGTAGCATTTTGATCATATATACTAGCATCCTTCTTTGTTATATCCATTTCCCATTTATTCCCACTTTTTTGAATATCGTATTGCTTACCAGTATTACTGTCTTTATATAATGTTGAGTTACCTTCATTTAACCCATCATAGTTTTGTTTTCTTAATACTTGCGTAACAGCGTAGACAGCATCCTGTAGTGAGTAGTCGTACCTATCTGCTAATTTTCTTATAAATCCATTTACTAGTCTACCTAATTCGGGGTTTACATTTTCTTTTACTATTTCATCAATAACATCAATAACTTCATCTGTATCATACCCACTTGAATCTGCCCAATCTTGGAACCTATCGAAGTCTCTTTTTGGTAAAACATAATAAGTATCCCTACCGTCTTTTTTATAACCTAAGTTTCTAGAAAGACTTTCATCAGATAAGAATTTATCATCTAAATATCCATCGTCTAATGTGAACGTAATGGTATTACTATCTTTATTAGTATTTTTATTTTTATTCTTTTCGGTTGCTATTAAAGCTTGTATTTTCTCTATGGTGGTTTTTTCAGGATGGTTTTTTAGTCTATCAGCTTGTTGTGCATCAGAAAATTCATTATCTGTCATTTCACTTGTTGGTGTAGGGTGATATTGTCTTAGGTTTGGCTTTACCTCTATACCGTGTTTAGTACCTCCTTTTAAAAAGGCTGCTCTACGGCTTAATTTATTGGCGGTTGATACTGCCCTATTTGATGTTTTAATCTTTTTTTCTTGCATTTTGGAAGAAAAATGTTTGGTAAGCTCATTTGCTATTACATCAACATGTATTACCGGTTCTCCTGATGGTTTAATACCTATTTCACCAACTGCTTTATTATATGAAAAATCTACTAAGTGTAATTCTTCTCCCTCTATATAAAAAGAAAAGTTATCTGTCCGATTATCTTTATATTCTACGTGTAGATTAAAACTACCCTCTTCTATGTTTATAGCTTTCATATGAGATAATTCATCTCCGGCTGCTATAAGGGCTTTGGCTAAAGATTTACCTACCCCTCTTGCAATTTGTTTAGTTTCTTCTACCGAAAATCTAGCTTCTCCTTTTGCTTCTTTAGTTAACTTAACGTTGATCCCTTTTTTGGCTAGTTTTTCTGCTTCTATTTCACTATCAGTAGATATTGTACCAGCTTCTTGTTCAGCTAAAATTTTTAATTCACTATCTAATGCTTCTTTAATAGACTGTAGCTGGGATATGGTTTCTTGTACATTTATTCCAGGTACATTTTGATATGTTCCGCTCTGTAGTGAAGTTAGTGCGGACTGAACGTTTGTTAACCTGTCGTTTAGTTCTTGATATGTCATAATACTTTTTCTTATTGTACGGTATATTTAATAAATATCTTCTATTCTTCTTTATTAAGAGTATAATAATATATCTCTTCGTCTTCTTTATTTATTAGCCATTTATCTGATACATTCTCACAACACCAGTCTTTATTATCTATTTTCCAATCAGGTTTTTTAGGAAATGGCCTAGTAATAAACGACATATCTCTCCATATTGTTCTATTATTAGGTTGAAGAGTAAAATTACCGTCATCTAATTTAATTAAATGTGCAGCTTTATATTGGGTAGGTTCGTTAGAATAGGGGTTACTATGCCAATCAAAAGTCATAAGGTAGTTTCCCCATTCTGATGTTTTATCTTTAAATATAGTCTTTACTCTTGATTGAAGTAAATAATCATAGGTATTAGTTGTAACTTCATGTCCAAAACAATCCCAAAGCTGTAAATGATCTAGAGGTTTTTTAGGAGCATCTTCTTTCCACCCAAGCATATGAATAGGGACTCTTGAACGAACTGCCCCTTCATCGGTCATAACGTGAAACGTCATAGCTCTCCCTGCTACTGATTGTGCACCAAAAACGATTACATCTTGAAAGCCGGGTCTATCATCATGCTGGTAGAGGTGTTCGCTCCGCATTTTAGCATAAAAGTGAGGTATTGATATATTTAAACTCATAAATTACTTTTTTACGCCCTTCATATTAACACACTAGTATCGGACCCACCTTCATTTAGGTATTTTTGTACCGTGCTTTTTGTAAGTATTTATTTTCTTTTAATTTAGGTGTATTGTCGTGCCAACATTTATGGCAAGTATATAAATCGTCTCCACCCTCTTTTATTTTCCAATGCCAATCGCAATTGTCGCAGTGTATTTCATCTCCAACTATGGTTTCGAACATATCTTCGGCTTTATAAGCTGATACGTCTACTTCAATATCATCTGTTCCACTTATTTTAGCTTTTGGAAAATTTTTCTGTATAATAATTTTATATAATTTTGCTCTAGTATTATCTTTAGCATCTTCTTCCCCTGTTTTTCCTTTGGTAGGAGAATATAGTATACTATCAACATCACCCTTATATTCTATAAAAGATTTTACTATATCAACTATAGTAGACATTATTTTAAGTGGTTCGTTTCCCCCCGTTAATTGTTTTGAAGACATACCCCTAACACCATGTTGGGCTAAAAATTCAAGTTCCCAAACAGAACGAGTGCCTATGTAATTGTAGAGATTAACCTCATATTTAGTACCACTGTCTGTGATAAAAGTATATACGTCATTTTCTTCATCGCTTTTATCAAATTCAGCTTTCCAATCGTAGGGTTTTTGAGATAAATCTCCTATCTCGTTTAGTTTTTCGAATATGATATCAGTTAATTTCATCTTTATCCTAAATTAGTAGACTGTGTACCACCTTGAGGTTTAATTAAATCTTGGGCAAAAGCAGTTAATTTTTCTATTGAAGTAAATGCTGGGGTTCCTTTAGTTTCTCCTGTAGCTACATCTACTACTCTATATAATGCTCTACCGGATTTGTCTTTATATGTAGGTTCCACTTTTACTAATTTAAAAATATACTGATCATTATACTTAGAAGAAATTTGGTTTGGCCATTCTTGTGGGATGTCTTCCTCCTTTATAGCTTTTTTAGATAATTTAAAAGCCGCTAATCTTACTTTTAATCTTTTAATTTCAGCTTCATACCCCTTAGGATTTTCATCTTGTAATATTTTAATTTCTTTTTCTATATCCTTATAGGCTACAGCATTTTCGGCTACAGCTTTTTTAGCTGTTAAAGCTGCTTTAACTTGAGCTATATCTTTTTCTAGGTCCATAACTTCTTTATCCGTACCTCTAGATTTAGCTATTGCTAGCTCGTTGTTTAGGTTTATTATGTACTGAGCTAGTTCATTTCTAGTGGTATTATCATATGCTGCTTCATTCTTCATAGCATTACCTGCTGCCACTGCATCTTTGTGTGCATTAGAATTACCGTGAGATGGTTTTTTACCTTTTTTACGTTTAGCATTAATATTAGCCCATAAGCCCGGTGTATTCTTTTCTGCTAATAAAGCATCTTTGATAATTTCTATAAGGTATGATTTTTTCATATTATAATTTACTTGTTTCTGATGAGATTATTATTATACGAATTACAATTGCTACAATTGAGCCAAATATAATCCAAAGTGCCTTATTAACACCGTTTCTCCACCTTTTTACGTCCTCTAGCTCCATCATCTGTGAGCGAAATTCCTTATCCCCCAGTTCCATTTTATTTCGGAAATCTGTGTTTTTATTAGTGTTTACTACTACTCCGGTTTCCGGGTTAAGCATAGTGTGTTTTATTTCCGAGATATCCTCTTTAAGTTCTTCCATATCTTTTTGCATCTGCTTTAACTCTCCGTTAGGCATATGGGTTTTGATATGTTTAATTTCAGTTAAAAGGGCATCTAGTACTTCTTTTTGAGTCATTAGTAGGCGGTTTTAGTAATAAATAGTTACTTAAAAATGTTCCCGTAAGTGACCTAAGTAAGTCTTGAGGTCTTCTAATAACTGCTTGCTTTTATTTGTATTTGAGTTCCAGTCTTCTATTACTCCATCTTCTGTGACAAAAGATTCGTTTGTATTAGATACTAAATCTAACACCCAATGTTCAACATCTTTTGCAAATGCTTGAATATTACCGGACATCATTTTCTGTTCATAAGCTTGATATAAACCTGCTTTTTGTAAATCTGCTTCAAAGTTGACTGTACATGGATCAAAACAAAAACCATGTAGTTTATACATTTTTTTAGCTAAGTGGTGTTTCATTGTGCCCTTACACTTTGGACATATTAATGGTATATGAACTGCCTTTTTTGCAGCGTCTAATTTGGTAATGTTCTGTCTAATCCCATTTTTAACCGTCCAGTTCTTACCTCCTTCTTCCCATATTTCACCTTCTTTGTACCTCTTTATAACTTTTTGATACCCAACTTGGGTTTTAGTGTTAGCTGTATAGTCCTTATTTACTATATTCCTAACTCGTTGAACATCTGATTGTTTAAAGTCTTTTTTTAATAACGATTCCTTACTCATATCCGAGTTCTTTTAATTGACCTATTACTTGTTTTACATTTCCCTGCACACATCTAATAGCTATCCCGCCGCTGGCAGTCCATTCTTCTATATTAGATTTCTTATCATCTATTAGGATAGTATTACTTTTTGCGTATCTTTGTTTATCAGCAGAGTATGAAAATATTACTTTTGGGTGTGGGGTTAAATGATTTCTAACCCACATATTTTTACCCAATCTTGAGTTATTATCTCTTGAAGGGGATGTAAGAAGGTCTGGTTGATAAGGTTTGATAAAGTCCCAAAGTTGTTGGCCGTTGGGCATAAATTTCATATCTGACCAAAACTTAAGTCCCACTTTCACATCTATTAACTCCCAAAAAGCGGCTGTACTATTTTTACTCTCGTATTCTTTTGGTTTCATACCGGAGAAATGTTCAAATCTCTCTTCGAAATCTGTTAATACTCCGTCCATATCACAATAAATCTTGTAAGGTGGTTTTTCTTTTTGTTCCGGTAATGTGTACCCTTCTGCTAGTAGTTCTGATATTTTTTTCATATAACCTTTATTTTATAAATTAACTTTTAGCCCTAATGCTTTTATACGGCTACTCCATAGTCTTTTAATCTTCATTCCTTCTTCCGGTGTAACTTCTACTTTATTTAGATAATCATCCACGACGTCTTTAAATGGAGTCTTACTCTTCTTAGCCTTAAAGTACATCCCCTGTATCATTGCATCTATTTCTTTTGGAAGAGTATAGTATTTATTTTTATCTAACAAACCTACATTAATAAGGTCTCGTAAAGTTTGATCGTTTCCAAGGTACTTTCCCTGTTTTAAATTAGTGCCATCCTGTGTGAGGTGCTCTATTTCATGACGTATCACATCTTTAATATCCATTGATAATTCCTGATAATCTATTTTTTTAGGAACTTCAAATACTATATTTATTAGGGGTTGTATTTCATCTCCATCATCATCAATACCGGGGTTTGCTCCTCCATCTACTGAATAGTTATCTTCTGTGTTTCTCATGTGGATGTTTAAGTCAAACTCTAAAGGATGGTTATAATCAGCATCTTCCTCAGGACCTACTCTAAATGTATCCTCTACATCCTCACCTTTTAGGTGTGCAGTTTTAAATACTTTAAATACCGCGCTAGAGATATCATTAGATATCTTATCATACTTTCCTTCACTCACTACTGTTTTTTTTTTCTGACCGTCTTCCCAGTTGCGGAAGGTTATATTACCCTGTAAATACGCTTCTTTCTCTATCTCTAATAGATTATTATCTTCATTTGTATCACTAGTACCTATTAGGCCTAAACGTCCTTCTAGGTTCTGTATATGATGTATCATTTCGTGTACAAATGATCTCATAATATCTTTAGGGTGCCTTCCCTCTACATACAAAACTACTTCTTTTAAAGATGGGTCATAATATGCTGTCTTTCCAAAGAAATTTTCTGATTCGGTTAGGTCTTTTCTAATTCTAATCTCCGGAAGAGGTATAATTTTCATTTTTTGATCTATCATATACTCTAAAATAGAAGACATATAAGGTGTATAGTCAAATCCTTTTCTTTCTCCTTCCCCTTTTAGAGTTATACGTATATGATCTTGGTGAAACTCTATATTATAAAAGCTATCTCCAAGTACATCTCTCAATTGATTAAAGGTTCTCAGTAATTTAGCCCTATCATCTGATCTAATTATGGATTTAGGAGCGATAGGTGTTCCTAAGGATCCTTCTTTAATTTCTTCTTTAGTTGAAAATAAATCTTCAAGTGTACTAGTAAGGGCCATTTCCATTAACGTAGGGGCTAGTATATTTAATATCTTCTCTCTATCGCTCTTAGATACTTCTTTAGGTATCCAATTACCGGTTTTTAAGTATGTTTCTGAGTGTCTAATTGCAGTGGCAGAGAATTTATTATCTTCGTCTTTAACTTCAGGTAGGGTGAGTATCTCTAGATTTGGGTGTCTTTCAGGTTGTTTTAAGAAACCTGTAAATTTACTCATTTCGTCAGGAAGTGCTCCTGTAATAATCTTACCTACTGTGTTCTCATTATATTCTACGTACTTGTATATATCCGTTACTGGTGAGATAGGGCTAATTTTTAATTCTATATCTGTAGGTATATACTTTGAATATACTTTCCAAATTTGTAAGGACTGGTCAGGGGTTATTTCTAATCCTTCCCTTACTTTTTTACCAATAAAAATTACTAGTTTATCAGCTTTTCCTGCAAGTATTTTAGCATTATTAAAATGTGCTAAATGAGGAGGTTTAAATCCTCCTCCATACAGGGCTACTGTTTTATTTTTATTTTCTTGTTCAAGTAAACTATCTACTTTGCTAAGTGCTTTTTCTTTATTATCACCTTTCGGGGTATTCGCTTCTCCTGATTTAACTGATATCATACTTTTAAAAATACCTTTTACCCTATTTTTTGATCTAGGATTTTTTAATTTATGAACAACGTCTACTAATAACTCTTCAAATGAACCTTCTATATTATAGTTGGATAGTAAATCTTTTATACTATTCCAATTAGTTGAAGTCCAAATTTCCTCTCTAGATACTTCTTTAAACCCTTCTAGTTTGACTTTTCGTAGTGTTAATTTATTTGAACTTAAGTTAAATTCAAATTCTTCGTTTTCTTCTAAGGTAGGTATGTTTTTAATTCCCATTCTCTTGAATACATCTTGAGGATTTTCTTCAAGTAGAACCACTTTAGTCAACCCTAAAATTAATCCTTGCTTTTCAGCAGGTATATCTAAGAACCCACCTTTAAATTTATGTTCTTCATCGGTAAGGGATATTATATTATCTACCTGTATGTACTGGTTTTCTTTACCCTCTATCGGGTACAGTACCGAAATAATTTCTCCAGAATTATAATACTTTCTTCCCAAGTATTTTTCACTTTTAAATGGAATAATAATAGTGCTAGGAAGAGAATTAATTACACTTATAATTCTTTGTTTAACTTCTTTTTTATCTTCCCCTTCAAATAGGGTTATTAAATCTAAATCCCCATAATCAGATTTAGACCCTACTTTAACACTGCCGGAAAGATCCGCTTTCTTAAAACCAGGTACTTTTTTTAGAACTTCTTTTATATATTTCTGAAATGTCTTTTGTACATCTGCTTTTTCAATTCTATTTCCTCCTGCTACTCCTGACATATTATTATACTTTATATATTGTTAATTTTGAATCATCTGGTAGAAATTTTCCTTTCAGTCCTAATCTTTCCTGATTATCAATCCAGTAAGGTTGTAAATCTTCAGGTATATCAGCTCTAGTAGAGTCTAGAATCTTAATAAATCGATCTAAAATACTATTTAACACATCTTCTTTAAAGTTATTTCTCATAAACTCTATTAATTTAAAATAATCTTCTAATATTTCCGAAGTAAATTTTATATTATAAGATTTGGTTAATAAGTCTATTGCTTTAGAAGGTGACTTTGCTACTATTTTTTGAGTTTCTTTATCCTTAACTCCGTAGTTATGGGAAAATGTATATCCTAAATTTGAAAATAAAGCAAGCATTAGTTGTGTTCTATGTAGTCCTTTAACATTTCCTGAGTAGTTAGCGGAGTAGTAAGCAAAGGATAACCAATCGAGATTACCGAAGTTAATGTCAATTTGTACCCCTATATTAGATTGTTCACCTTGGGGATTATATTGGGGGAATACAAAAAATAGAGTACCTGTTGATGAGCTTTTCTTATCAACTCCTATATCGGTGTTAAATTCTTCTATCTTATCCGCAATAGTATCCAGTACCGCTCTTTTAATTAACTGCCTGTTTGTTGCAGATCTAGCTCTTTGTTTATGGTTCCTATATAGTTCAACAATTTTAGATCTATCTAAATCCCAATCTTCTACTTGTATTAGAGATCTTTCTCCCATTGCTAAGTCTATATCCCCGGAGTATTCTTTTTTTCCAACTGAACCTAGGGGTTTAATGTCTTTAAAGTATTTAGATGCTTTAGGGAAGATAGTACCTAACTGCTGGTAGAATTTACCTAATGTAGGTTCTATGTCCTCTCTTTTTATCTTATCTGTAGCATTAAATACATTACCTCCCATATTTCAATATCTTTATTAGTTTCTAAATATAGTAAATTTAATTCAAATAAACTACACTATTCTAATAAATAGTTTCTATATACGTTTACTTACTCAAGCTTAAGTGCGGTGGGAAATGACTTATATGCAGGCTTAACATCAGGGTTATCTAGTAAAAAGAGCTTGTAGATTAACATAAATAACTCATGATTTTTATCAATTTCATCTACAACTTTAATTTGCCAACCCTTACCTTGGTATGTATCTTTCTTTTTAGATTCTCCTCTAGTTAAAGCCTTCAACCATAAGATCCCAGTTCTTTGTATCTTTAATCCTGTTTTTTCTTCTATAGCTTTAGCGTATGCAGCTAACTGTAGGTCATAAGTTTTATGTAAATGGTTAGATGTTTTAATATCTAGTAACCATATTTCTCCATCCATTTTTACAACTAAATCTGCTGTGCCTGCATATTTGTGTTTATCTGACCAAACAAATTCTTCAGTTGAAATTAATTCAGGTTTATGTGTAGTCCAAAACTCATGAAATCTCATAATCATTTGCCAAACAAGTTGAGAGTATTTTGCATTTCCAAAATCATCTATCCAGTTTAATTCTTCTCCTTTTAATAATGCTTCAGCTGCTTCGTGTACCTGTGTACCTTCTCTACCAGCTTTCCTCATTATAATATCGGAGTTGTGTCCTACATCTTTTAACCAGCTTTCAAAAAACCTATTCTTTGGCATGTATTGAAGTATGGTTGTTACTGATGGGTAAAATACATCTTCGTCTCTCTGGTAAACTCTTCTATCTAGAAAGTTAACCTGTTTAAGTTTTTTGTTCCAATCTAATCCCGGTTTTGTACTTTCTTTATTAAAATTTGTTCCTTTTTCAATCATAGGTCTAATTTATGCAGTATTAAACTTGAAAAATCTAATTCTTCTGCTATTTGTACTAATTTAGTAAAAGCTTCAAAGCCCATTTCAGATGGGTCTTTAGATTGAAGGTTTATTATAAATATTCTTTTACCTTGGTTTAATAATTGTTCTGCTATTTTTAAAGCAGTTATTTTTGCATCTAAATCTAATGCTATATATACGTCCACTAATGGACTAGATATAATTTTTTTATAAAGGGCTTCTGATATTGCTTTTCCAAGTATTGGAATTGCATTTCTACGAATTGCTATAGCATCAAAAGCTCCTTCACATAGTATAATAGGCTGAGTCCAGTTAATTAGGTTTTCAAAAAATATTATGTCTTTGGAAGCTTCTGGGTTTTTATACTTAAAGTAATTGCCATCATGACTTCTTCCAACATAGTAATTGAGTTGACCGGATGTAGAATAACTTGGAATAATAATTCTTCCTCCAAAGTCCCCATCTGTACAGTATCCAATATCATATTTAATAAAATCATTGTCGGTAAGTCCTCGTTCATATAGATACTTTCTTACTTTATTTGCTATGACTGATGTTGTAGAGGCTCCATATAGTGGTTGAAACTCTTCAGGTAATGTTACTGCTTCTAATCCTTTATACTCAACATAGGTTCCTTTTGGCAAATACTTTAGTATATCGGCTGCTTGGTCTCTAGGTGTTTTTAACTGTTTTAATAGTGATCGAATAGTTGTACCTCGAGATTGGCATACCCAACATTCCCAAAAGTTTTTACCCTCTTCGTTGGTGTGCATATTAATCTCAAGCTTAGGTTTGCGGTGATTACAGAAAGGGCAATGAAAGGCATAGTTCTCTCTTGCTCTTTTATGGCTTTTGCCAAGTAAGTTTTCAACCGATCCTAATAGGAAAGCATAATCCATAAAAATATCCGTAACTATAATACTATAATATACGGACTTTAATTCGATTTAGCAACTTTATACGTCAATCATTTTAAGTTGCCTTGTTTTTAGGTCTATCATTACATTCCCCTTACCGAAGTCCAATTCTTGTGGATCTATATTGTTTTCCTGTGCTTCTTGTTTAACTGCTTCTTCAAAATCATGAGGTATTTCTCCATTGAATACCTGTAAAAGCTCCATTGTTATAATACCTAATTTTGGGTTCATTACTTCTACATCGTGAATAAAAGCAAAGTTTCTAGTTGGTATTCCTTTTAGAAGTTCTGCATGTTCTATTTCAACCTCATCAGTAGTTACTTTAACAACCACATTGTTAACTTGATATGCTGAGCCATAATCTCCTGAACCTAAGAATTTACCTCCGTCTGATTTTATTTTATCTACAAGTCTAGTGTATTCTGGTGTAGGTTCTATAATTTCAAGTATAATAGAGGATAATTTCATGTTTTTATGATACGTCTATTTCAGAATGTTCAGCATCATAACCTGCATTTCTCAAAGCAGATATCACTTCATTTTCATCAAATCTACTTCCATGGGAAAGTACTATTCCTGTTATACTCTTTATCATTTCAATAGCCTTAACTTCGTCTTCCTCTCTTTGTTTTACACCGTCGATAGATATACTGTATAGTTTACCGGTTTGCTCTACTGAGGTTATATTTATTTTAGGGCTACTGTTTTCTTCTGCTATTTCATCTAAACCTAAGTGTTTATGAAGTTCTTCCATAAAGAGCCCAACAAGGTGGGAGCCGTATTCATTTCTTACTACTTCTGCTACTCCTTGTGCAAAATCTTTATATCCTAGATTTGGATCTATTTTATCAATAGCGCTATTAATTGCTACTGCAATTTTACTTTCTTGTAATATTATATCCGTTAGTTTCATTACCCCTGCCCTTTATATAGTTTTTGATAGTTTTTTGAACTTTTTAACTTTGATGTTTTACTTTTTGAATGAACTCCTGGTCGGCTTATTTTGCTTTTTGTTTTTGCTCTCCCGGCTGATGTTTCTTTTGCCATACTACCTTTAATATTATATTCCTAATGATTTAGCATATTTCATTAAATTACAAGTCCAGTAGCCTGATTTTGTTTTGTCCGTCTTTGTAGAACACTTGTGCCTTATTCTATAAGCAGACATGGCTCCTTTAACTTTATTCTTTTGTGGGATACCCCCATCGGTAAAAGCTACTTTTATTACTTTATTCCCATCCTTAACATAAACGTAGTATTTTTTAGTACCTCCACGTTTAGGTTTATCAAGTTTTACTTTTTTACCTTGATATTCTGCCTCGTTCATATATCCAACTGAAGCTTTTAACATATCAAATCCGCTGTAGTCAAAAGATTCATTATTTACGTCTACTGCTTTTCTAAACTTATCCATATCTATTTGACCCCCTATTGATTCAACCATTTCTTTTATCTGGTCAAAATCAATCATATCAGCAATACATGACGCTTCATCAATTGTATCTTCATTTTCAATCATAGAGTCAATAAGTGCTCCAATTTCAAATAATGGATTATATTTTTTTGATACCATAGGCAGGTCTAATGGAACTTTCATACCATTATATTGTGCATATTCTCCTATGTCTGTTGTTTCTATCAGATCTTGGTCCTCTTCTGTTAACTCTATTTCTTCGTTGCTAAGAGATTCTCTTGCTTCAGCAAATAGGTTTACAAAGGCTGTTTCGTTACCCCGGTAGACATGTTCGTTTAATGGTAGTCCATTATCTAAATGGTACTTTAATGATGGGTAGCCAAGTACTTCTGTTAGTTTAATCATTTTTAAAATCTTTTCTGTAGAATTTCCCGAGGATATTATCGTTTATGTAATCGTTAGTATCTTCAAGTACTCCTTTTATAAATAGGTATTTAGTTTCAAAGTACGTTAATTGTTTTTTATTAGGCACGTACTGTAGTATGCTTCTTTGAAAGTCTTCTATTTTTCCTTTCCGTACTAACTCTTTAATTTCTACTTGAGAGCCGTAATAGGTTTTCCAATCACTTTCAGTTACTACCTTCTTTTTGGCAGGAGTTCTACCTCCTATACCTGCTGCTTTTCTTTCAGCTTTTAAGTTTTCAAGCTCTCTTATTCCAAGTCTTTTATTCCTTTCAAAATATAGAACTTTTTTTCCTATATACTTCTTACCTGTCGGTATATGTTTTACTTCATATATAAAGCCATATGTTCCTGCAGGCATATTTTCTATATCCGGAACCGGTGTTGTGTTATATTTCCACATACTTTTGTCTTTTAAAAACGTGATTTAAGTTCCGTCTGCTTTTAATAAAACAGCGTTGTTTACAACAATTACTTGTTCTACTATATTTTCGTTATTTACTTTTGTCAATGCCATAATTAAGCTGTATATGTTCCTGAACTTGTGTATATTAAAATTGTATGATAGCCGTCTGTGGATACCACCGGGTTGCCAGTTGTTGTTCCGCTATAGTTTGAGGATAGTATTCTTAGTATTACTACTCCAGAGCCTCCAGCTCCTGAATTACCAGTTATTGATTGATTAGGGTGTCCTCCCCCTCCAGATCCTGTATTGGTAGTTCCGTTGCCTGCATTTCCATTTCCAGAAACACTAGCCCTACCTACGCCGCCGCCTCCATTGCCTCCATTGCCAGCGGTTGACCCAGAGCCATTAGCGGCACCACCGCCGCCCCCAGAGTAAAAATTACTAGTACCACCTTTTATGTTAACTTCTAATCCCGCACCGCCATTAGCACCTATTAAAGCAGTTGTAGCGTTTTGACCAGAGGCTCCCGCACCGCCGCCGCCGCCACCGCCTTCTTGATTGGTTGTTGCTCCTGATGAAGAGTTGTTCCCTCCGCTATTTCCTTGACCCGCTGTGCCATTCCCTCCAACTCCAAAATCCCCAGCAGAAGAACCGCCGCCGCCGCCAGAACCTCCGTCAGAGCCTACATTATTAGGGCTACCAAGTCCCCCAGCCCCTCCGCCTCCACCAATAACTGTAGTATTGTAAAACGAAGAATTTGTGCCGTTATTTCCTTGACCTTGTGAGGGTAGCCCAGCACCTCCACCGCCAATAGTTATTGTATATAATACTGATTCTGTTAGCAATAAAGGTGTGCCTAAAAAATTACTTAACAAGCCCCCAGCCCCTCCGCCTCCTGCACCTCTGTTATAACCGCCCCCTCCACCTCCAGCAACTACTAAGTAGTCAATTAAAATAGGTAAAGCAGCCAGCTTAACCTGCTTCCATTCTGTCCCGCTATAATACTCAGTAACATTGTCATCGGTATTACTCCTTACCATACCAGTTACAGCAGAAGATGGCCTCTGAGCCGTTGTTCCCTTAGGTAGATTAAGACTTAACGTGCTATCGCCTAGTTGTAGTAAATCGTTTGTTACTTTAGTTAAAGCCATTTTGTGTGGTTAAGTTAAAAAAACGCCAGTAAATAAGTTTTCTGGCAAATATATGATTTTAAGGTAGTCATTCATTACGCAGTAAATAGCAACCGCTGTTAGTACTATTTTTAACAATAGGTCTATTTGCATAAAATTAAAGCCTAATGTTATAACATTTATAAAAGCTATTTTAATGTCAGAAGTAGTCATATTTTATTAGTTAGAATTGGTTAGCAAAAGCCATATAGATATAGGTTTGTCCGTTTCCATTAAATTCTACATAACTAGTCTTTAATTCAAAGCCATTAGACAGAAAATCTATACCGTCATAAGCACCACCCTCTGCATTACTAAGGTTAGCATATAGTTGAATATCAGCTCCTCTTTTATTATCCATCATTTGCCAGTTTCCGTTAGCTGAACTTGTCAATTTAATCATTACAAAAGCTGGTTCAAAACCAGTTGTAACAGTTGGCCCATTAGCAGAACCATTACCAGTATAACTACCAATCTTACTAAACCCAGCCTTTTCAGCAAAGCAGTATGCTACTAAGTTTTCCCCGCCTATAGAACCCATTTGTCCGTCAAAACTATAACCACCAGCAGCGCCAGCTGTATTTAATGTTAATATCTGTCCTCCTTTTAAAGTAAATGTATCATTTGAAGTTGAATTTTGCTCAACAGATTGATGCCAAGTAATCCATTGGTCGGTGCTATCGTTTCTATTTTTAACAATAAGCAAATCCAAAGGGCTTCCTAATCCGTGACCCACAGTAGTGCCAGAAGAATTACCTCCGCTAAAAGTTACAATACTAAACCCAGCATCTACATTAGCAGACACCTCAGAAGTAATAGAGCCGTCTGTGTTAGTTACAGCAGCACCACCAGCTTTCCAACACCAAGCTACAAAGTTTTGAGAGTTTGCATTAGTTCCAACAAAAGTAGCTGCACTTACTGTAAATCCATCTAAATCAAAAGAGGTTATTGTATTGTAAAAATTTTCAGCAACAGTTAAATTTGAAATTAAGCCGTAACCAGCACCCCTAACTACATCGTGTAATTGATGGTCATAATCAATGCTTCTGCTCTTAACCCATACTAAATCTGGCTGAAAGCCTACCCCACTAATAGATTGAGTAGAACCATTACCAGTGTAAGTAACAGTATTAAAACTTGCGTTACTTGGGCATTGCACCTCATTGTAAAGCGTTGTTACTTCTGCTGCTGTTATGGCTCTGTCGAAGATTTTAACTTGGTCTAATTTTCCGCTAAACTGTCTGCCAGAAGAACCAGCATATCCGCTTATTTGTGTCTCTAAACTAACAGAATTATTTAAAGCACCATAGCCACTATCTGAAATAGTAACACCTACGTTGTTTAAATATGAATTAAGAACACCGCTGCTATTTATTGTAAAAACTAAATGACTCCACACATTTGCAGTAAGCGTTATTGTAGGGGAAACCTTAAAAGAAGAACCATTAAAAAGAGCAAAATAATAAGTGTTTGTACTAGTGCCACTTTGTTGAATTACCCAACCACCTGTAGAGGTGTGTAAGTGGTCTATCATATGATTAGTACCACCTTGAGTAGCTTGAGGATTTACCCAAATAGATAAAGATATTGCACTAGCACCCAATCCAGCAACCCCAAAAGATACGTTTCCTAAAGTTATTTCACTACTACTTCCATTAAACCCTCCAGCACTACCAAACCTTCCTTGTGTCCAACTAACATTCGTAGCCGTTCCATCGTATAAAGTTCCACTACCATTAGAATCTGTAGCATTGCCATCTAGCTTGTAGTAAGCTATGCAGTCTGGCACTATTTGTGGCGTATCTGTTGTGCAAGTCTTTTCGCAAGCTGCCTCTGCGTATAAGGTAGATACCTCTGCTGCTGATATTGCCTTATTGAAGATGCGTACTTGGTCTATTGAGCCGTTTAACCACCTATTTCCGGAAATCCAAGTGCCAAGCTGTAACCCGACGCTTGTATTGTATGCTTTTCCAGCCCCTCTTGTTAAGGTGGATTCTAATACTCCATTTATATATGCTTTTAAAGTTCCACCAGATAATCCGTCCCAAGTTACAATAATATTAATCCAATTTCCGGAAATTAAGTTTGTTGAAAATCCAGTCATTACTTCATCTACATTTGGTCCGTTACCAGCAAATCCATAAACGTTTAAAGTGTTGGTGGTTGGGGCTATTGAAAATTGGTTATTATCTGCGGAAGAAGTTGAGCCTAAGCTAACTAAAATATTGTCTGTATTTGTTGTTTTGTACCAGCAAGATATTGTTCTTGATAAATTCCCACTTATTCCAGAAGAAGCAACAACCTTACTACTACTCCCATTAAAAGAACCAGCACTATCTATATGACCATTAACAAAAGAAACATTAGTAGCTACGCCATCATAGTTGCCACTCATATCTGAGCCATCCCAGTTCAATTGGTATAAAGCTACACCGCTGCTATCTCCAAAAATATCCGCTTCGTCAGAAGTACATACACCACCGCCAGCATCATTTGATTTTATTAATCTTGAATTAATCATAGTTTTAGTTTATTGGCATTCCATTTTCCCCCAATGTTGAAGGGAAGAATATAGTACTGTATTTTAATGCTTCTAAGTAAGTTGTAAGTGCGTTTACCTCTGCTTCTTTTTCATCACACTTAGCTATTGCTTTTGCTCTTTCTGCCAATACATCTTCATCTATTGCAATGCCTCTTTCTGATAGCCTTATAACTTGCCAGTCCGTACCGCTTAACATACTGCCGCACATACCTTTTAAGGTTGCTATAATCTGCTTCTTTTTAGCTGCTAAATCATAGGCTGGTGTTTCAACACCATCTTCATCTGTATTAACAGTATCAAAATCAAAGTCTATAATTTCCCTTGTAAATACTTTCCCATCAAAGTAAACATTACCCAATGATTGTGTTTCGCTGTCTATTGAGGGTTTTACAACAGGGTAATACCCATGAGACTCAACAAAGTCTTTTGACTGCTTATTAAAGCCGTGCATAGTTCCTCCATCTACCTCTATAGATTCAGGCAGGTTCTTTGTAATAACTATTTTTCCGTTTATTTCTTTTCCTACCATTATTAAGATATTTCTTGTGAGATTGAGTACCAATATTCACCCGTGTTAGTAACCTCTACCTGTATAAAGTTTACATCTGTAGTGCTATAAGTACCTGCTATTTTTTTTCCAGGTAGAGTAAGTGCATAGGTTGCCGGCGTAACAACAAACGTTTTTACGTCACCTATTTTTGTGTTAGAGTACGTAAATGTATCTGCCCCCGTTAGTGTCTTTGTGAACACAGCAGACGACGAAAAATCCACGTTCGAAGTAGACACAACCGAGGCAGTCGTAAACTCCACGCCTAGCTTTGCGTAGACAATAGCATTGTCTTCTATTAATTCACTTATTATTTTTGTTAGTGCCATACTGTTCTTTTTGTGCGGTTAAGTTAAAAAAACGCCAGTAAATAAGTTTTCTGGCAAATATACGATTTTAAGGTCAGAAGTAGTCATATTTTTTATAGTATATCAAAAATTCGAAACTTACTAAGAGTTTCATCTCCCCAAGCCAGTTGCGTGTTATTATTTACAATAGTAGGTGCTCCTGGACCTCCGTTTGCAGACTTACATACATATGTCTTAGTAGAAGTTAAATCAAAAGGAATTGAAAAGTTTATTAGCAAAACATTATTTGTATTTGTGCTTGCTCTTTGTGTTACTATACATTGAGTGCCGTCATTTTGAAATATAATTCCATAACCTATTGAGTTTGATAATCCAGTTGCTGCTGTTGTTAAATTTATACTTGAAAGCAAAGTGAAAGTGCTTGTAATGTCATAAGCAATAGATAAACTATACATATAAATTTGTAGGTTGCTGCCATCTGTATAGTCTCGAATCACAAACTTATTTCCGTCGTCTAAAAAAGAAACCCCAATCGGTCTCTGTGGAGGTGTTGATTTTGTCCTAAGATTTGACGCACTTGTAATATTGTAAGGTGTAGATAAATCGTATGTTAATATATTAGTACTGCTACCCGTTGATACTAACATTTTATTTCCATTATCATAAAACTTAAAATCACTTCCGTAACTGTTTGGTGGGTCAAAATTGGCAGGGCTACTCGAATACATAGAAGCCAAATTAAACGCTGTCGATAACGTGTACTTATAAATTTGATTATTAGGATATTCACTTTGAGAATAGCAACTTAACCCGTCCTCTGAAAATTGGAATCCACTAGCAATATAAAGACCTTGTTGGTCTGGGTTTGCCTCTGAATTTAAAGAAAACCCACTGTCTATATTCCATTGACCAGATGAAACAGTACTGGTATTTATTAATCTTTTTCCAAACATTTATTGTAAATTAAAGGTTGGTAAATCATAAGTAAGAACCGCTTTCTTTGTAGTTAAAGCCTTAATTTCTGCACCTATTGTATTGCTTTGTGTTCTTAATTCTGCTCTGCTATCTATAACTTCTTGTGGGGCAACTTCTCCGCTATCCATTTGCCTAATAACAACCCAATCTGTTTTTTGTAATTCGCCTCCTGTAATAGATTTTAAATTGTCTATTTTTTGTGTTTTTAGTTCTGCTAAAGTTTGAGTGATAACCCTATCTACAACATCGTATGTATAAACATCTCCAACTAATTTAATAGCAGATAACTCCTCTATTCTTGAATCGTAAGTAGGTGTGTTAATATTAAAATACCCGTAAGCTTCTAGTTCTTCGTCAGAAAGCCTATTGAACCCCACAACCGTCGATCCATTTATTGTTTTGTTTTTAGGAACTGAACTAACTACAGTTAATACCCCATTCTCATTTAATACTTTCATGTCTATATTATTTCTTGTGAAATTGAATAATGAAATACAGAGGAGCTTTTGGCTACTATTTGAATAAAATTATCTACAGACTCTACAAACCCGCCAGAAATCAATAATCCTCCTGTGATTATAAAACTACCAGTTCCATTAAGGTAAAAATCTTTTACCATAGATACGTCTGCGTTAGTAATCGTGTAGGTAACTACGCCAGAGTTTGTCGCTGTGAATGCCGAATTCAAACTAAAATCCAAAACAGTCCCCGCCAATGCTGCTTGCGTCGTAAACTCCACGCCTAGCTTTGTGTAAGATACAGAATCGTTTCCTAATACGCTTGATGTTATTTTAGTTAGTGCCATTTTATGTGGTTAAATTAATGTACTATTAAACCTAAGTTGTTGATGGTCTTCATTTAATCTGTAATTTAATATGCCGCTATATGAATTTTCATCTTTTTCACAATAATCGCAAGAAATCAACTGATATACATCTGTTTCTTTTAGTTGTGGCTTAATGCCTATATAAAAAAGTGTTAGAGCATCCGACTTTTCCAATGTTGTTGGCTGCTCTCTTTCTTCTTTAAACCTTTTTAACAAAGATTCTTTTTCCACAGCATCCTCTTCTTTTTGAGAACGCATTAATTGTTTTTCTGCTTCTGTTAGTTGAATTGCAATTTGCTCTATCCAAACTCCTTCTATTGTTGATTGAAAATTTTTCATATTTTTTATTGATTATTTTGATTATTATTTCCGTCTATGCAAAGAACAACGCGTCCTGCACCTGATTTGGTTCTAAATGTTCCTAACGTCAAACGACAGTAGTAAAGCTTACCTGATAATACGCCCGGCAATATTCCATTAAAATTTGCACCGCCAAAAGACTTTTCTCCACCTATACAATTATTAAATGTACCTGATGCCGTACCACCACCACCACCAAAATTATAACTACCTAGTGCTATACAATTAGTAAATCTACCTGATGCTGTACTACTACTACTACTGCCGCCCCCAAATGCATTATCTCTTCCTTGACAATTAGTAAATGTACCTGATGCTGTACCACCACCACCACCAAATGAATTTGCATTTGCCGCTGCCGTACAATTAGTAAACACACCTGATGCTGTACCATTGCCGCCAAAAGAAGCATAATCACCTTGACAATTAGTAAATGTTCCTGATGCTATGCCAGAGCCACCAAAAGACCCATAAATACCTTGACAATTAGTAAACACACCTGATGCTGTACCATTGCCGCCAAAGGCATCAACCCCTCCTTGACAATTAGTAAACACACCTGATGCTGTACCATTGCCGCCAAAAGAACCTGTCCCTCCTTCGCAATTAGTAAATGTGCCTGATGCATTGACCTGATAACCAAAAGAATAATCCCCACCTTGACAATTTTCTAATTTTAAAGTATTTAGATTATTTCCTGTTATAAAACGTTTATCTAAAACGTCAACACCTTTTACAAAAATATTATTTGCAGTAATGTTGATTGTATTTGCTCCATTAAAAACAATACTTCTATTTCCGTCTAATGAAACTAAATCAACATATTCGGTATCCATGATAAAATTTCCATTTTCAAAATTGTAATTTCCAGGTGCTGCGATTACGATTGATTTTGTAGTTACAGAAACGTAGACACGAACATCGCCTCCATTATATGTAAATGCTGTCGGAAATTCAACTCTATATGGGAAATTAGCCATAACAACTTCTCCTATCATATCAACACCTTCAACATTAAAAGTATAAGTCTGTCCTACAATTAAAACTGGTAACGTTCCACCAAAATCAATAAAATCTAGTGTAGTTGGAGTTTGTTGAGATGGTACATCATAAGGTGCAGAAAGAACATCAAAAGTTTGAATTTTTGTAATTGCTAAATCATAAGCTGCTTGTAATTCTATTGCATTCTCAACGTCTGTACCATTTGCTTGTACAAATACATACTGAGTGCCTTCTAATCCGCCCCCAGCACTAGGGAAAAAATCTGTTAAATTACTCATATTGTTTTGTTTTTTATAATCCTATTATTACCCATCCTTTTGTTGCCCCTGAATATACAAATTCAAATGATGCCGTGGCGTTGTCCAGTGTTAAATCCTGTGTTAGCCCCATTATGTTATTCCCATTCCTACCAACTATACAAGTAGCAACACCCGATAAGTTTGACATTTTAACAGACGCTCCGTTTGTTGGACTAGACGGTAATGTCAATGTTAAGTCCGCTGTAAGCACATACAACGAACCTGCTATAGCGGCTGTACTTGTGGATATAACAAAAGGGTTGTTTAAAACAACAGCCCCTGTTTGCCCATTTACCGAGCTTACCGCAGTAACTAAAGAGGCTGTTGAAATAATCATAGTTTCAATTGCATCTCCAGCATCTGGCGCTTCAGAGAATGATAATGTTGTGCCTACTAAAGTATATGTATCTTTATTTTGGTAAGCCCCGTTCACATACACATCCATAAAGTCAATGCTTGGAGGTGCAGTAGATAACGTGAAATCCGTTTGGGCTGTAACACCCGTAAAATCATCCCTAGTTATTGTATTTGCGCTAGGAGATATATTATTAGAAACTAATGAAATAACTTCAATAGAACCGCCGTTTGGAGGTGCTGTTGTGAAGTTTAGTGTGCTACCTGTTATAGAATATGTTTCTTTTTCTTGATACACACCAGCAATATAAACACTAGTAAATAATGTAGATATAGGGGAGACAGATAAAGTAAATGCTGTAGTTGCATTATCACCAGTAAAATCATCTTTTACTATTGTAGCTCCGCCGTCTACCGAGCCTCCAATAGCCCCCCATGCAGTGCCGTCGTAGCCTTCAAAAGTAAGTGAAGTTGTGTTGAACCTAAACATTCCAGCCACTGGCGTAGGTCTATTCCCATCCGTTCCCGTAGGCATCTCCAAAGCACCAGTTGAGTCTATATGAAGATCCGCCACCGTAACAGTTCCTGTAAATGTTGGCGAGGCTAAGTTAGACTTTAAATCCAACGCCGCTTGAGCAGCCG